GCATTCGCTGTCCGACGTCGCTCAACCCTCAGCGGCGTCGCATCCTCTAACAAAGGATGCGTGGATTGAAACGTTACTGCCCGCATGACACCCCGGATGAGATCACCAGTCGCATCCTCTAACAAAGGATGCGTGGATTGAAACACTGTGGACCTGGCGGGGAAGAAGCCGACCTATGGTGGTGTCGCATCCTCTAACAAAGGATGCGTGGATTGAAACTTTCAAACAGCGACCCAGTCGAGTGCGACTTGGTGGGTGTCGCATCCTCTAACAAAGGATGCGTGGATTGAAACAAGTGCCTCGCCGTCAAGGATCCAGAGGGGAAGCTGAAGTCGCATCCTCTAACAAAGGATGCGTGGATTGAAACAGGCCCACAGAACGGCTCCCACGGCCTGGGGACGCCGTGTCGCATCCTCTAACAAAGGATGCGTGGATTGAAACGCTCAGAGGACTGCTCGACGGGACAAGACGGTCTTCCTCGTCGCATCCTCTAACAAAGGATGCGTGGATTGAAACTCGAAGTTGGGCGAAATCCAGGAATGACGGTCACAAGTCGCATCCTCTAACAAAGGATGCGTGGATTGAAACAATCCGATGACACTTCCCTTTCCTGTCCGCCCTTGGAGCGTCGCATCCTCTAACAAAGGGTGCGTGGATTGAAACGAGATCCCCCTTGCGACTCCCGCCCTGAAGGCGCTGGCGAAGTCGCATCCTCTAACAAAGGGTGCGTGGATTGAAACGTAAGCGAACTCCACCCCTGGTCCGTGGGTGACCGGTCGCATCCTCTAACAAAGGGTGCGTGGATTGAAACGCAGTGAGCCAGCGCCCCACGAGCCATGCCTGCCTTACTGTCGCATCCTCTGAAAAAAGGATGCGTGGATTGAAACTAAATCCGATTTACGGGGAACTGGCTGGTCGGCTCACGTCGCATCCTCTAACAAGGGGTGCGTGGATTGAAACGCTGATTCGGACTGATCCCTGAGAAGGCGCAACCCTGCCGTCGTACCATCTAACAAGGGGATGCGTGGATTGAAACGAAACCGCAGCGAGGCAGAAGGGGTCACTCCCTCACGGGTGTGTGGATTGAAACATTAGGGTAGTAAGTGTAGACAACCTCGTCGTTCCCATGAGGGGGCGTGGATTGAAACATCGGTGATCCAGTTATACTCCCGATCCAGGCACGCCCCTTCCCCTAGAACGGAGTAGACAAGGGGCCTGAAAGGAGGTTCAAATGATGACGCTTTGGATGAAACTGGCGGTCTTAGCCGTCCTGGGGACAACGACCCCGGAGCAGACCACCCACCCTGCATATACCCCGTACTCTTACGACCAGACCCTCACTGCAGTGGCGGAGACCATCACAGCGGAAGAGGCTGAGTTGATCCTCACCGTTGACGTGGAGGAGGAGATCAACTACTGGATGATCAAGGAGCACTTCGGGTTCGATGACACCGTAATAGAGGACATCCTACATGTGGCCTTGCACACGGCAGAGGAGCCGATGCTCATCGCCCACATTGTTTCCACGGAAAGCGGTGGGGACCGTGACGTCATCAACTACTGTAAGGTGTGGGGTGAGCCCTTCTACAACGAGAGCAAAGAACGCTGGGAGAAGAAGTGCGTCAAGCTCGGCTCCTGCTACACGAACTGCCGGAAAAAGCGGCATGTTTGGAGGAACCACCTCGACGTCGGTCTGTATCAGCTTCGGGACGTGGTCGAGCGGGTCGGTGGCCCTGAGGACTCCAAGCGGTTCTGCGGGTGGTCCTGGTTGCGAGACTTTGAACGGGACACGGGTCGGGATGTGTCCTCTGAGTGCGCCCTGGAGCGTTTCTGTGCCCGTGACGCAATGATCCACGCCGTACACACCCTCCGGGAGGAACAGCTTGCAGCGGCCCACAGGGGCGTTGGTAAGGCCAACTGCCGGGGTCTCCCTGACGAATGGAAGTGGATGGGCCTGTGGAACGGTTGCAAGAGCGCCAGGAACCATGCAGACCACACTGCTCCCCTGGTTGAGATGCGGGACTTCCACGTCCGTCTGACGATGTTGCGGTACCGTATTGATGAGATTGCCGAGAAATGGCCGCTCTTGGGCTACCTCATTGTGCCCCTGAAAGGACAAAAGGTAGTTTGAAGCAGGGCAGACGCAATATAAAGAGTCGAGTCGTATCCTTTGACAAAGGGTACTTGACAGTGCCCTTCATACCTGCTAAAGTCTAACTGTTCCTGCTTGAAACAGGGAGCTGTTGCGGCAGGAAAGCTCATGCTGATTGGGTAGGAGGTTCTGGTGTGCCCAGATGTTCTGGGGACGAACGCATCAAAACTAACGATCATCCGAGAGGCATAAAACGAGTGCTAAGAGAGCGATTCCGTGTTAAACGGACCAGTTCCTTGGGATTCGGACGGAAGGAGCAACCGTCATTCGAGCCCTTACCGTTGGGCCGGAAGTTTACTACCGAGGTACTTGGGACACCAAGATTCGGCACAGCTTCAAACTTGATGCCTGTTACATTTTAGCAGGTTTTAAGGAACGGTATGTGGATTGAAACACGATGTTGATGTTCCACCTTGATGACCTGACTCAGGAGTGGCCGCTCAGGGGGCTGGATCAACGCTCCTAAAAGTCGGGGCCTTGTGGTTGTGCGTTTTTGACGGTTAGGAGAACGGCTACGCAGCCACTTTCTTTTTAGCGACCTCTTCCTTACCGAACGTCAGGGAATGGGCCTCGATGATCTCCACGATCCGGGTACCCTCAGCGATGCGGAGCACTTCCAGCTTCTCGGGGGTGGCTTCCTTCCGGGTCACGTTGAGGACACGCTTGGTGCCACCGTAACCGGGGACCGAGATGGTCACCTCCTGATAATCCTCCGACCAGCGGTACGGACCCTTGGTGTAGGAATGACCCTTGGTGATTACGGGTGTAGACTTCGTCATGATATCGCTCCTGTTCGGTTTTCAGTTCGTTCAGTACTCTTCTTCAAACTCGACGCTGAGGACTTCCTAGCGTGGCACTCGCATATTGGCCACAAGTTTAAGTCCAAGTTTCTTGAGGGCCAATATGCGCCTTTTCGTATTCCGCAAGGAAGCGGCGTGAACTATAGCCCCCCCAGTGAGGGGTCTTTACTCATCCTAGCTCTAAGTCCACTAGAAATACAATCGGCCATATTCTTCTCCTCAACTACAGTGCCCTGGACGGAACGGGAAGCGTCTCTGCGCTGCCGTTTTCCTGCACAGGCACGCAATTGACACAGAGGATTACCCCGATGGAGTCCCCTTCCCGAATCTCACATTCAGCTTCGCCACACTCCTCATCATCAAACTCGTCGCTATTCCACTCATGATGTCCGAAGTGGGGACAAGTGTTGGGGTAAGGACACCGAGGATCTGTAGCATGACTACAAATATATTTCATGTGGCCTCCGTGGGGTCTTCGGGAAGAGGTGTCCAGTGGGTCCACCCCTCATCATTTGTTTTCTTCCGCCAGGAGCAACTCCTGGACCCGCTGGATTTCCTCGGTGGTGTGTATGGTGCCACCGCTGTTCAGCCGCAGGTAGAACCGCAGCCGCTCTTTACGGGAAAGGTCCACAAACGAAACATGGACATTGGGTAACCGACGCACATCCCGCAGTGACAGGTCACGGAACCAGAACGCCTTCCCGTCGTCCATCTCCGCTGGGATCACCCCTTCTAGCCAACGGAGCGTCGCCCGGATCCTCTGTTGTCCGTCGATCACCTCAGCCGCTGCGTCCAGCCAGGACACCCCCTCTGGAAGATTCTCGTCCGTCTCGTACCTCTGGATGTATATCGGCGGAACCGGACCACCTGTGATCAGGTGCCCTATGAAGCGGGACGCCTGCGAGTCCGTCCAGACCAGCCCCCTCTGATAGTCTGGGTTCAGGTCCCAAGGGACCTTGTTTTTCCGCCCAATCGCCCGAACCTCCTCCAGCAGGAAGTCTAGGGGAAAGTCTAACTGACCAGTTGGCAAGGGCCAGTCCTGGTAGCTACGCAGGGTCGAGTCCACTTCCGGCCTGTTTTTGACATTGCTTCCCATCGTTTCATTCTCCTCAGGGGTCATTTGCCCCTCACTTACTCTACTCAGCGGGGTCAGCAGATGATCCCATTGCACGTAAGGATCTAAGGAAGGTGTGTCCGAAACGGCCCTTGAGCAAAGACCCCCAGAACTTTTGTTGATCATCTCAGATTCCGTTGGAGTAGTGTGGGTAGCCTGAGGAAGGCTCACTAACATCGGGGTGGACCCCCGAGAAGGAGAATGGGATGGGGTTTCTTATCTGGATCCTGATGCTTACGGGCATCGGAGCGGTCGGTCTCGGCGTCTGGCTCATCGCAAGACGCAAAATCTGGATGCTGAAGACGTGGCGAAAGGTCACCCGCAAGGTCACGGACAAGGTCCAGATGATGGACCAACGGGTGACACAGACAGACTTCGACGCTCAGGTGCAGGTCGAGATGGACGCTGCGGAGGCGAACGTACCGAAGGGCTTGGGCTTGTTGAGCATCCCGCTCTTCCTGTACGCCCTGTTGGCCATTTTCTTCAGTTCCATGATGGTGGACGTGCCGCAATCCGGGTTCATGGAACTGGAGCGGAACTTCGGTGGGGCTTCGATGCCCGCAGGCCAGATCATCGCTACACAAGGCGAGAACGGCCCCCAGGCAGCGCTGCTGTCCCCCGGTCTCAAGTGGGTCATGCCCTTCATGTACTCCACGAATGAACGGGAGCCTGTGGTTATCCCGGACGGGATGATCGGCGTGATCACCACCAAGGCGGGCAAGTCCATGCCGGAGGGAATGATCTACGGCCCCAAGTTCACGGACTTCGACGGTTTCCTCGACGCCCAGGTCTTCCTGGATCATGAGGACGGGTACAAGGGCCAACAGGTGACAGTGGCCCTGCCGGGAACGTGGAAGTTCCACTCAGGGGTGTACTCGATGACAGAGGCACCTATGACCAACGTGGAGATGGGCCATGTGATGGTCGTGAAGGCCAACTACGGCGATGTGCCCGAGGAGCGGGCAACCATCGAGATCACGGATCTCGTGGAGAAGGAGATTGCCCTGTCCAAGGATGAACTGGAAGCGGCATATCTGGAGGCGGAAGACGCCGAGCAGCGACGGCTGCTGGCTGCGGGGGTGGCGGAGAAGGACATCAGGATCGACCGCAAGAGCTTGAAGGTGCGAAAGACCAAGATCGTGCTGGTGGAGGTCAAACGGAAGATCCCCGACCCGCTGGTCGATGTGGGTGAGGCGGGCATCTGGCGTGATGCGCTGGTCCCCAACAAGTATCCAATGCATCCGTTCGCCCACGAGATGACGGATATCAATACGATGCGCCTGCGAATCTCCTACACTCCGCCTGGTGAGGAAGGGGAAGACGACGGGCGGGTCATCGTCCGTAGCAAGGATGGGTACGAGTTCCCGATGGACATACGCATTGTGTACCATGTGGAACCAATGAACGCCCCTTGGGTCCGTGCAATGGTAGGTGACGACGAGAAGATCGGGGATGTCGTGATGACCCCTACGGTCCTCTCAATCTCCCGTGTGCTGGCAGGTCGGTCCAACGTGCTGGACTTCTTCGCAGACCTGGAGGTCCGGCAGAAGGACGCTAAGGATCTCATCGCCAAGAAGTGCGCCGTGTACGGTGTGACGGTCGATGAGGTACTCATCGGGCGTGTGGGCGACGAGGCTTCCCTGGGTGAACTGATGAAAACCCAGCGGGACCGTGAGATCGCCGTGCAGCAGCAGGTCACCTTCGCCGTACAGCAGAAGGCAGCGGAACAGCAGAAGCGGCTGAACAAGACGATGCAGGAGGCGGAGGAGGAGAAGAAGCTCGCCGCCGCTGCGTATCAGGCCCAGGTCGCCGTACAAAACAAGAAGAAGACCATCACCGACGCTGAGGCCGCTGCCGAGAAGGTGACGATTGCAGCCACGGCTGAAGCCGAGCGGATCTTCAAGATCAAGAAGGCGGAAGCGGACGGCTACACCCTGAAGGTTGCCGCCCTTGGTCCCCAGGGGGTGGCAATGCTGGAAGCCTTCCTGATCATCTCCGAGGGCAAGATCAAGATCACCCCGAACGTCGCAGTCAGCGGCGGAGGTGCCAACGGGGGCAACAACGCCTTCGAGGCACTGATGGCCATGATGCTCCAAGAGAAGGCCGGACCCGCCAATTAGTCCCCTGCTGCCCCCTTCCCTACGGGGAGGGGGCGGTCCCTGGTCAAGGAGACCCCTCATGAGCCTCACACTAGAAGACCTCCAAGATCACAAGAAGGTCAGTTGGGATACCTTCCGTTCGGTGCCGCTCGGGTTGCACGAAGGGGAGGAACTGGAGATCCGGTTCCTGCTGAACAAGGCTGGGGAGCACAAAATCGGCCTGTTTGACCCACGGCGCCACTGGTGGTCGGTGTGCTCATCCACTACGGAGGAAGCGGACGCAGTTGTCAGCTTCAACGCCATCCTTGGTGCCGTCCCTACCCCGCTGCAAAGGAAAACCATCACCTTCCAGTCTGAGGGGGACAGCAAACCGGATTTCGAAAAGGGTGAGGATGAGGTCGTCAACTACCACCTCACCCTGTACGGCATGTTCGTTGGCAATCTCCGAGTCGGCAAATTCCAGGGTCAGGTAGAGCACTACGACACGATACTCTTCCCCGAATCAGCGCAGGACGATGCCGCCTATCAGATGCAGTACGGACAGCTTGTGCTCGCCTGTTACGAGTTCGTGCGGGGCCTCTACGACGCCCACGCTGCCGCTGCCCTTAGCCCCGTGGGATCATCTCCGGCACCCACAGAGTAGACAGGGTGTATGGAGGTGGCAAATGACCACAGAACAGAGTCAGGCACTTCAAGGCGTACAGGGAAAAGTCATCAAAGACATAAAAGTCGGGGAGATGACCTCTTGGTGTGACAGCGGCGAGGTCCAGATCCGGTGCAGCGACGGAACGATCATTCGGATCAGTACCATTGCCGATGCCGAGGACAACAGAGCCTTCCTCGCACTGTCCGTCACCGTGCGGTAGTTGGGACTCCGACAACCACCGGGGGTTATCATCGAAGCCCCACGTCCGTCCCTGTGCCTGCACCCGGACGATCATCCTTTATGGGAAACAATGGAACGGCTGGCTTGGGTTCTTGCGAACAGTCACGGTCTACCCCTCCATTTTGTAGAACCCAAACGTAGACCCCTGTCCGATGGAGCAGCGGGAGTATGCTATTGCCACGAGAGGCGTATTGCAATCCGGCTCCGGTGTAAGGATCGTGTAGAAGACGGCGGGGGGTGGTGGTCGAAGCCAGACCCCTGGGATCAGATCGTATTGACGGTTGCCCATGAGGTTGCCCACCTCCGACATCCCAATCACGGAGCAGACTTCAAGGACCTGGAACAACGCCTGTACCGAGAAGCTCAGGAACTGCTAGGGTGTTGGGATCATCCCCGGCACCCACAGAGTAGACAGGGTGAGGGGGAATGACCCCCGAGGAGGATCTTAAATGAGTGGCTACCCCACACGATATACTGCAGAAGGTTGTGACAGCCAATGTGTGTACCGTTCCTGTATGTGGCCGGGTGAGGACAAGGGGATCCTTGCCCAGGGCCGGGGCTACACTCGTTATCACAAGAAACCGCTCCCCGTCTGTATGCAGAGACATCTTCATGGGTGCCCCTATCTGAAACCCAAACCAGACGTTGAGAACGCCCGATGTTGTTACGCACCCAATTACAAACGTAAGGGCAAGGCTCCCTCAGGATGGCGTACCTGTGAGACCTGCGGAACAATGGTCCCCCTTCAGGTGGCCAAAGCACTTAACAACCTCCCAAAACGGGATGGCGTTCCTTGCCTACATGAACAGGTAGAACCGTCCATCATAACTGGTTGGTTTGAGTGCCCCTCTTGTCGTTACAAGCATAAGGGTGTTTTCGATCATCGGCCTCTCCCCTTTGAGAAACCGAACAAAACACTGCAAGAACTGTATGACACCCTGGAGGTGCGACTTAACCAAACCGCAGAGAGTGAAATGACTCTTGAAGGCGGATCGGCGGGATCATCTCCCCGACCCACAGAGTAGTTAAGGTGAGGGGCAAATGACCCCTGGGAGGATGCGATGACCCTGGAGCAACTGTTTGACAAGCATGGGAACTGCCCGACCATGGGCGACCCCTACCGGAACAGCAACCCAACCACGGATCTGCTGTTCGATGAGTACGGGGATGTGCTGCCCACGGCCCTGGCCTTCCTGAGGCGGCTTGTTCAGGAACGGAAGGTGAAGCCGATGTGCGACGCCATCACGATCCTGATGGCTGACCGCTTCGCCTGCAACACGAAGTGCAACTATAACGCCATCACAATGTGGCGCTAGGAGACCCAATGACGTTCCACAGTGGCATGACCCTGTTGTGCGCTGGGATGGCGGTTGCGGGCTTCGCCACCCTGATCATCGGCAACTACCTGGAGAAGGGAGGCTGATATGACCTGTGTCTTTTGTGGACGGCTGCGTGAGATGGTTCGTCAGCGTAAACTCAAGGAACTGGAGCAGCGGGGGCGGACCCCGGACAGGGACTTCGAGGACTACGTCGACAACGAGATGAAGGAGTTGGCCGAGAAGCTCACCTCCATCCTGGACCCGGACGGGCCGTGGGTCCGCATGGCGGATCTGCCCAACGGGAGCGCCGACGACGGCGGTGACTACTAGGGACATGTGGTCAACTTCTCAAAACCAGGAGTCCTGATGAACAAGACAGGAATCGGCTACCTGGACTACTCGTGGAACCCCCTCACGGGATGTTCCCCGGTGTCTGCCGGGTGCCAGAACTGCTGGGCCAAGAAGAGGGCCACCGAGAACGCTGCAACGGGGTCGAAGTGGTACGACCCGAAGGACCCCTTCAAGCCTACGCTGCACCGGGACAGGCTGGACGAGCCCTCCCACCGCAAGACGCCGTCAGTAATCGGTGTGGGCTTCATGGGGGACATCTGCCACCCGGATCTCCCGGAGGACGCCCTGGCGTGTGTGCTCCAGTCCTGCAGGATCGCAAACCAGCACACCTACCTGTGGCTGACGAAACGAGCAGACAGGCTGGGAGAGGCCCTCCTCGGGGTGGACCCGGTCCCGAACGTATGGCTCGGTGTGTCCGTGGAAAATATGGCGGGCGCTATTGAGCGCCTGCCTATCCTTGCACAACTGGCGGAACGTGGATGGCACACCTGGGTCTCGATGGAGCCGCTGATCGGGTCGGTGACCCTCGCCCCGTCCCCACACCACAACTGGGATCTTGTCGAGTGGGTGATCGTGGGTTGCGAGTCTGGGGACGACCGGAGGCCGATGGACCCCGCTTGGGTGACCCAGCTTCATGGCGAATGCGACCACTTTGGCATCCCCTTCTTCCTCAAGCAGATGGAGGTGGGGGGCAAAGTCCAGGCGCACCCGACACCCTACCTCAACGGTGTACAGCACACCGAGATCCCCGACGCAATCCAGAAGCACCTGGGAACGTCCTAATGAGCGCCCCGGTCTATCTCTCAGCGTATTGCGACGCTAGTTATTACTATGTGACTGGGCAGGCCGGGTGGGGCGCATGGCTACGGGACAGCAAGACACGGGTCTTGGTGGCAGCACCGATCCCGTCATCGGTGGATTGGCTCAAGGGCAACACACAGGTGGAGTTGTTCGCTGTCTACCAGACTGTCCTCTGCGCCTTAAAACATCTGGACAGCGAGACCGGGACGCATCTCGTTGTGAAGACGGACAACAAAGGGGTCGTTGGGTGGTTTAAAAAGGGGATGGGGTGCGGGGATCGGGAGACGCAGGTAGTAACCGAGACCCTCGCCGCCGTTGAGGCTGCGGGCGTGACTCTGATTGTGAAGTGGGTGGAAAGCCACCAGCCGAGGAATCGCAACGTGCAGGCATACCTGAACACACGGGTTGATGAGTTGGCCCGCCGAGCAATGATCCAGGGTGAGCGAGTGTTCTGGAAGAAGCCTATCCGGGAAGCGGTCTGATGAAGGACGATCATCAACGGATACCTGAGAAGGAAGAGATCATCCTGGTGTCCGGTTGAGTAGTACAGGTGAGGGGCAAAGGACCCCTGACAAAGGAGCCCAACGATGACGACATCACTGAACCCCGTTGACTGGGACGACGACCATGTGGTCGTTATTTCCTTCCTCCACAACCATGGAAGCAACTCCCGGTACCTGACTGCCAACGAACAATGGTATGTGTTTTGCCGTGGTAACGGATTCGGAAACTGTACTTCCGAACAACTGGAACACAGCGGTTGGAACTGGTCACACGTCAGGGATTCAGACGATACAGGATATGCAAGGATGGCCAACTGTGTGCGAGAACTGGTGCCCGAGGCGGAACAGAAATAAACGAAAAGGAGAGAGAGATGTCCAAAGACAAAGTGAACTGGAAGCTCCGGTACAAGGAAACGGCTCAGGCACTTGCTGCCCTGAAACGGGCGGCGTTGATCCAGGGGACGCAGGACCATCTGATCGAGTTGGAACGGACCAAAATCCGGGAGGCTGCTGTATCCCTTTCCCAGGAGGCTGACAAGGCAAGGGCAATGGGGAAGACCCTCCAGACGACAGTCCTGGATGCTCTCAAGGGCATGGCGACACAGAGCGACACGTTGGGGACCTTAGCCAACTCTCTTGCCACCGACCAGTTCGGCAACAAAGGGTCGGCAGATGCCGTTAAGGAAGCCCTGATGACTATCGGGGTCCTTACAGAGGAACGAGACCAGGCGACCGCTCAGGTTGAGGATCTGACCGAGGCTCTCCGGGAGGAGACCAGGGCACGGGTAACCCTGTCCGTGGAACTGAAGGATCTCTACCGTAAGGGCGTGCTCGGTACGGACACGGCGAAGATCCTGAACAGACACTTCGGTTCAGCCCTGCGGGCGAGTAATCGTCATCTTCAGGCGCTCTGGCCTTCCACCGAAACACAGGAAGGACTCCGTCACCTGTTCAATTGGGCCAAGGGTGCCTTGGCCCGTCAGGCAGACCACGAAAAGGGTTTGTCTGAAGAGGAGACTACCACATGAAAGTCTTGGCCGTGTTCCAGCATGTCACCTATGCACACCTTCAAGCGGCTAACTTCCTCGGTGTTGCCGCAACACCCGAAGCGGCCAAAGCCATCATGCAGAAAGACATCGACGCATTGGTGGCTGACGGTGCCACTCTGCACAAGGTAACTGCTGAGGCCACTCCCAACAAGGCCATATGGGCGGAGCGGCATGAGCAGCAACTTGGTCTGGACCCCAGCGATTTACTCGTCCTGAACGCCGATGACCACAACGTGTGTCACGTTGCCCAAGAGTTTGAGTTAGAAGGTTGGGTACCTGACGCTTAAGAAGGAAGGGATCATCTCACCACCCTGTTGAGTAGTCCAAGTGAGGGGCAAACGTCCCCTGGGAGGCTCACCGATGGACATGCAAAAGTTTGTAGGGAAACCCTGCACCGTGTACGAGTGGGTGGGAGAGATGGAGTGGCAGCAGGAGGGATGGAGCCAGGGGGGGCCTCTCCCCGTCCCGTGGACTGTCACCACGGCGGAAGAAGGCGGTCAGCAAGCCCCAGAAGTGCGGAAGGCTGTCGGGGTCATCCGGGAGTGTTCCCTCATGGGGGACAACCCCCGACTGCTGTGCATGGTGGAGTTGTCCGATGGCACCCTCTGGCGAGGGGACTCTCAGGATCACAACTTTGACATTGAGTTAGAGAAGGGAGCGGACGGGAGTCTGACGCTGACGTGGGGAAGCCCCGATGGAAGCGACACGCTGTGGAAGGACCTGTGGGTACACATCCCCGCTGCCTACTAGGAGCACGACAAAAAGGGATCATCTCACCGACCTGCTGAGTAGTTAAAGTGAGGGGGCAAATGACCCCTGACAAGGAGACCAACGCAATGAGCAACCCTCAGATAGATACCCTGGTCAAACGGATCGCCGCCGCTCGGGACGCTTATTACAACGGCTCCCCCATCATGACGGATGTGGTTTACGACGCCCTGGAAGATCAGCTTCGAGCGCTCGACCCCAAGCACCCGGAACTCCTCAAGGTCGGTGCAGCCCCCGCCCCGGTCAAGGGTGCATGGCCGAAGGTCCGGCACAGCATCCCAATGTCCAGCCTGAACAAGGCCCAGGTCGAAACGGATCTGGCTGCGTGGTTCGCCTCGGTGAGCAACGCCGATGTCGCTGTGATGGACAAACTTGATGGTATCTCGTGTTTTGATGGGGCTACCCCACTGCATCTGGCTAATGGGGAAACTGTCCCCCTTCAAGAGGTCGTAGAAAAGGGACTGATGCCCCAAGTTTTAACCTGGGATCCTGAAAGGGGGGTCACCACTGAACAAGTCGTGGCCGTCAAAGACAACGGCATCAAGGATAACTGGGTTCGGGTTACCTTTGAAACGGATCCCCTGCATCTGGGATCCTCTGTTGTGGTGACTGAAGACCATCTCTTCTATGTCAAGGATAAAGGGTGGGTTGAAGCTAAAGATCTCACGGGTGAAGACGTGCTTGACTGTACCGAACAACCCTGATAGTTTAGACCCCAGGATACCCCATCTAGCGGGTGTCCTGGGGGGCCTTATGTTATTAGGGGACGCTTGGTTTGTTGAACATTTCAGGAAAACCAGAAAACGGGGTAACACGATAGCTGGTCGTCAATGGACCTTGCGAGTAAAGCAAGAAAAACCTGTCCTGACAAAAATTTGTGACCGCTGTGGACATAAAGAGATCACCTTATCGAGTCCATTATCTCGGGTTCGGCACGTGGTTAAACAAGCTGTAGAACAGGAACAGAAGTGGGGTCTGCATCTTTGCCCCAAATGTGCTCGTAAGGAGGCACGCAAAAAGGCAGCTATTACGAGAGCAACGCCCGGATGGAGTGAGAACTTTGGTCGTCAAGTAGCTTTGGGTCTGGCTTTAATACCGTCAGACAAAAATGCAGAACGATATGAAAGAGCACGTCAAACCCGTATTGCCACCTATTCCCGCATGACACCGAAGGAACGACGCAGAGGTGTCGTCAAGCAATGGCAAACAATGACGGAGGAGGCTAAACAACGGAGAGCAAAAAAAATAGGCGAGGGTGCCAAAAAAGTTTGGGCCTCATTAACGCCAGAACAAAGAAACCAACGGGTTGCTCGGATGATCAAGGGGCTCCCTCGATCAAAGATATCGGATGATTTTCGACAACATCTGATAGATGCGAGATTGTATGCAGGCTTTGTAAGTGAACAAGTCATTTCAGGTTTCACCGTTGATGAGGCTAATGAGACCTTGAAAGTGATCCTTGAGTTCTTTGGGGACTACTATCATTGTAACCCGAGTAACCCCAAATTCTCAGACCCTGAGTTCTACAACACAACAATCCGAATGACATCGGCCCAAAAATGGCAGTATGATCGCCGTCGTTTAGCGGGACTCAGAAAAGTAGGGTACCGTATTCTAGTGGTATGGGAAAGTGACTGGCGTAAAAACCCTGAAGATGTGTTGAGCAGAGTGCGGACATTTCTGAATCAGTTTAAAACGGGATCATCTGCGGACCCCACAGAGTAGACCTAGTGACGGTCATCAAACGAGGTCTACAATGCGAGTTGCATCCGTTGAGAAAGTACCGGGACCCAGAAGAGCCTTTGATCTGACAATCCGCAATACGTCCTGTTACTTTGTGGGGCCTGGAATTTTAGCACACAACTGTGGGATGAGATACGAAAACAGGAAGCTAGTGCAGGCGCTGACACGGGGCGACGGGACGATAGGCGAGGATATCACCCGGAACGTCCTGCTGATGAAGGGTGCAGTCAAGGTACTGCCCCCGACGTTACCGGATGGCACCCCCACCCCAGACGATGTGTGGGTGCGGGCCGAGGTTGTGGTGACCCACGATGACTTCGTCACCCACTTCAAGGGCGAATCCAACCCCCGTAACACGGCGAGCGGCACTGCGAAACGTCAAACTGACAACAGCAAATGTGCCTTCCTGACGGTTATCTGCTATCAACTCCTGCCCGGTGGTCGCCCGATGGCGTCCAAGAGCGCCGAGTTGAAGGCCCTGGCCACGATGGGCTTCCAGGTACCCCGCTGGGGTGAGTACAAGGGACTGGCAGCAGTGGAGGCCCTCTACCAGGACTACATCGCCACCGTCAGGAAGAGCCTGGGTTACGATATCGACGGGCTGGTGATCGAGGTGGCTGACGCCAACGCCCGTGCGATGCTTGGGGAACTGAACAACCGCCCCAAGGGTGCCTGCGCTTATAAGTTTCCTCATGAGTCCAAGCCGACCACGCTGCGGAGCATCCGTTGGCAGGTAGGCAACAGCGGGCGCATCACCCCGGTGGCCGAATTTGACGTTGTGAACCTCGCAGGGGCGAACGTCAAACAGGCGAGCCTTCACAACATCAGCAACATCGAAGGGCTGTGGGGCAAAGCCACTGTTCCGGTACCCGGCGACGCAATTCTCGTTTCTCGCAGAAATGATGTTATCCCCTATGTAGAGGAAGTCCTGAACAAGTTCGGTACAGGCACGGGACTCCGCACCCCGACCCAGTGCCCCTCCTGCCAGGGAGCCTTGGTGCGGGACGGCGAGTACCTTGTGTGCCGCAGCGAGGAGTGCCCCGCCCAGGCAACCGGGGCCATCAGACGCTGGGTCAAGAAGCTCGGTGTCCTACACGTTGGCGAGACCCTGATCGACGCAATGGTGGATGCGTTCCCTTTCACCCTCACCGAGGAAGTGTTTGAAGTCACCTTCGGCGTAAAGAAGGATGACGTGAAGACCCTCCCGGCAGCGGATCAGGAACGGATACGCAACGCCCCAATGGACATCGCTGACCTCTACAACCTGGACCTGGACGAGGTCGCCTCCCTGGAGTTGAGCGGACGGCGTGTCGGCGGCTCGGCGGACAAAGCCCTCAGGAACCTTAACGCCAAGAAGACGCTGCCCCTGCACGTCCTGATAGGGAGCCTGGGTATCCCCCTGATCGGGCGCAGCATGGCCAAGGTGGTTGTGGACGCTGGATACACCACCCTGAACCTGCTCTTCAAGGCCAAGGTGCATGTTCCCATCGTCACCAGGGGCAAGACCCTCCCGGCAGTTGCCAGCATCCCTGGAATGGGGGACACGAAAGCGCTGGCCTTCGTGACGGGATTTGCTGCCAAGGCCGGGCTGATCGTCAAGTTGCGGGCCACGCAAGACCTTGGCGGAGCCGACATCACCATCCAGGACATCTCCGGGCCGTTGCTCGGGATGACCTTTTGCCTGACTGGCACCCGTGAACCCGCCCTGCTCGATGCTATCGAAAAGGCGGGTGGCACAATGAAGGGCAGCGTGTCCAAGAAACTATCCTACCTGATCGCCCTGGACCCGGACAGTACCTCGGGCAAAGCGAAAAAGGCCAAGCAGTACGGCGTGAAGGTGATCGGCTTGGACGAGGCGTACAAGCTGGCGGGGGTGTGACGATGGGTGAGGTCGTACCAGGACCAGGGACGCTTCAGTTTGCGCTGGACAGCATAAATGATCCGGTGTTGCAAAAGGTTAAGGACCAGCAGCCCCTCACCCCTGAAGACCAAAATCATCTGAGGGAAAAGATGGGGCTTCCTGGTCCTGAGCATGTGCCTTGGGGTCATGGCCCCTGGAAACGGGACGACCCGGATATGCTCGCCCTTGATTATTTGAAGGACACTACGGTTTTTGGCTCCTGTGATAAGGAGACAGATGAATACCTGGAGAACACAATCTGGGAGTGGTACCGAGGTGTGAGACTCGCATTCCAAGAGTGTGGGTGCCAAAACTGCATGCAGATTGGAGAGGCAAAAACGATGACAGCGCCCGCTGCAATTGCCCGTGGTGAAAGGCACTACGCAGCCGTAATGAACAAACGCCTGCCACGGGGGTGGAGAAAACAGCCTAAAGTGCTGGCCCTCATTGCCAAGTTTGACCAGGAACTGAAGGCAGCAGGCAACGATCTCATGCGGACGGCACGGGGGGACAACTACGCTGGGGATACAGCACCTGAGGCAACCGGGCCAATCGGAAAGGAATGGACCCTTCGGGAATGGCCTCGGGAGTACAGTTGGTGATGAACACTGAGGCTACAAACGTCACCAGCCAGTGGTTGGGACAGAACTGGCAGACCTTTCAGGAAGCGGGACATTACGGTCTCCGTACCTGGGCGGTGCCCATCCCTTCAAGTGATGTGGAGGACGTGATCCAGGACACGGCCATACAATTCATTCATGTCGATGCTCTTCGCTTCTTCATTCACCGGGAAGGGGAGGAACTGAAAAGCTCTCTGACCTTAGACCGACTAGGTCTGTTTATAGCCCGTAAGGCCATCAAGTGGCTCCAACGAGCCGGTCAAGACGTAGTTCCCCGTAGCAGCCTGGGGGCACAGACAAAATGGGAGTGGCAAGGCAAAACCACAGCACCACAGCCGCCCACATCGTATGAAGTGGACCCGTCGAACAGCCAATGGACAGCGGGTTGTCAAATGGAGCTTGTGGAGTCCGTTTGCACTCAGATCTTTCCGGACAACGCTGAACGGTACGTGGCTATCATCAAACGAAGGGTTGAAGGTTACAGCCAGACTGAGATAGCCGCAGAGTTCGGTTCTACTAAGGGTCGGATCGGTCGTGTTCTCCAGCGTGTTCGTCGGGAGTTTCAGCCCTTCCGGGAGGCCCTTTGCAGTTGACGGGATCATCTGTGGCGGCGGCAGAGTAGTGTGGATGAGGCACTAGACTTAGAGGATGACTGATGGACAATGTCATACCAGGGCCGGGCACGCTTCAGTTTGCCTTTAACCAGATGAAGGATCCGCTGGATCGGAAGTTCATTGACCACCCGGAACTCGTCACGGACGAGGAAATAAAGGAGATGGCCGCTCGGTTGCCTGGAGGTAAAGGCCATCACACTTGGCCCGAAGGTCCCTGGCAGCGGGAAGGGCTTGACCTGTTTGATATGATCATCGCAAACTTCAGTGATGACATCCTCAAAAACCCCATCAACCCAGACAACCTCGATGATGAGGATGCCTTGGAATACACGATCAGTCAGTGGTACTTGGATGTTCGCTTTGTCTTTCGTCCTTGTGGTTGTGGGAACTGCGGGGATGCCGGGGATGCCGTAACGTGTATTGTCCCCGAGGCTATTACTCGGGGAGAACGAAGATTTGCTCCCATCATGAACAAATACCACACAAAGGGATGGCGCAAACACCCCAGAGTACTTGCCTTCATTCGACAATTTGACGGCGAATTGGAGGCAGCGGACTGGGACCTGATGAAAACCAAACGATGGCATGAATACGCCTGCTCATCGGCACCACTTTTGACGCACCGTTGGGCCAATTGGTCTCTCCAAGAATGGCCCCGGCAATGACACAGTTACAGGACAAGGAGACAAGCCAATGATGATCACAGGACAGCATAAGGTTCTCATGGCCGACATGACCTGGAAGGCAGCTCAGGATGTGACGGTGGGAGACCTGTTGAGTGTTCCTTGGCTGATTGGTGCTATCGGTGCTGATGGGTCTACGGAGGCACCGGCCCGGTTCCCTCTGGACCAGGGTCATCTCAAGGTGTCCCCTGGGGGGACGGTGGTCCGAATCCTGCAGATCAGTAGGACACTGGACAAGAAACGGGGAGACTGATCGTGCGTAAAACGAACAAGACCCAGGACGGGCGGGTGACCTACTGGGTCGAGCACACGGACCCTGAGGAGCGTGGCAACTCCTGGTCGGTGGCTGGCCGTGGTGTTTTCCAGTTTTCCCATGAGGACGGCACAACCTTCTCTGCCTCAACGGTCAGCAAACTGGCATATGGGAAAACGGAAGCCCACGCTATCAAGGGCCTGGAGCGACGGTTCCTGAAGTCCCTGACTCGGGTCGCCGCCCTCATCAACGGAGCACAGGAACAAACGGGAGAGACGACATGAGCCAGGAAAAGTGGACGCCGGAAACAGTCAAAACCTTCCGAGAGAAACGTGGCCTCAATCAACATGCCCTCGGTGTCCTCATGGGGTACGTGGGTCAGCGTTCTACCACGATGGCACACAGTGAGCAGAGGCTCCCGGACGGGACACCCCGCCGCTCCCTGACGATTGCGGACAGGGTTCGCCTGGACTACCTCCAGCAGTTGCCCCTCCCTGAGTTGTATGCACTACTGAGGGACAACGATGCTGATCCCAAGGACAATGCCAAGTGGGTCCAGATCAGCATCTGGGAGTATGAGTTCCGTGAGCGGGGCGAAGTCAAAGCGGAGTGTTGCCCCATTATGCAGGACGACGGGTCGCTGATGTGGGGTGTGCGGGTACTGCCCATGACATTCCCCTTCGAGGAAATACGCCTGTATCGCATACTACGGAGCGCCAAGTGCTCCGTTCAGGGGACGGCAGAGGAAACCTCGGATCATCCTGTGTGCCTGTAGGAGTAGATCAAGTAACTGGGGGATGTGAGGCCCCGCTGAAACAAGGAGACGACCATGTGGATGGAACTGGCAATAGCGGGAGTGTGGGTGCTTTTTGGTTTCATCGTTTTCGCTTTCAACAGGATGATCCTGCCCCCTGTGACACAGTTTCTCGACAGTCTGTGTCGCAACCCGGTTTATCACAAGTATTCCGTTGAACGAATCCTCCTGGTATGGCCAATGTACATAATCAACATGTGCCTGACCTTCCTGATGCTGGTGACACCGCTCTACGGCTTTTGGTTGACAACCCAAACACTATGGCCCCTGCTAGGGACCTGAGGAGAATAAAGGATGACGGACCAGACCGAAAGGGACCAGGTTTTCTACGCTAAACTACAACGGAACCGGCGGGAACGGCTCGACCTCTACAAGAAGGGTGAGTACCTAAAAGGGCTGGCCTTTTGGCTGAGCCTCAGCGCATCCGCTCTGCTAATCATCACTGCCTTCGTAGTGGTGTGGGGCCTCGGCAAGGCAGTGGACACCCTCGAAGCGATGGACCCCCTGGTCGTCACCAAGGTCGAGACCGTGGTGGAGGAGAAGGTGATCAAGGTGCCCTGCCCGCCGCCCCCCGTAAGCAACACCGGAGGCGCTGTGGACGGGAAACTCCAGGTCGTTGGGGTTGGGAGCGCCACCCGGTGTGAGATGCACACGGACACGGGGTGGGTCGTGGTTCCAGCCTCAGCCTGTCCGGCACTCCTCCAGGGAATGCTACCCCCACAGCCGTCCACTCAGGGTGGTGGCACCGCAGCGGGGGGTTAGTCCGATGGCTTCAAAGCGAGATCCCCTCTGGTACGAGTTCATTGTACGGACACTCCCAAAATGGTTCGACCCGAAGGTCCACAGTGCCAACATGACGGTCCCCATCTGTGGCCTCTGTGGGTGCAGCGGACGCCTTGATCAGCCGGTACCGGGGTGGGATGCCCGTCTCAAGGGCTTCTGCATCTGTCCCAACGGACGAGCGTTGAAGCGTCAGGTTCGGAAGGCGGAACTGAAACGCCTGAAAGCGGAAGAGGAAGCAGATGACTGAATCAATGACACGAACCGATGCTGCTGCTATCCTTGACTGCCCCGAGGAGGTACTCAACCGTTCCTTAAAACCTGCTAAAATGTAACAGGCATCAAGTTTGAAGCTGTGCCGAATCTTGGTGACCCAAGTACCTCGGTAGTAAACCTCCGGCCCAACGGTAAGGGCTCGATTGACGACCGCTCTAATCGCCCGAATCCTAAGGAACTGGTCCGTCGAAGACGGAATCGCTCTCTCAGCACTCGTTTTACGCCTCGTGGATGATCGCCAGCTTTGGTGTGTTCATTCCCAGAACATCTGGGCACACCAGAACCTCCTACCCAATCAGCATAAGCCTTCCTGCCACAACAGCTCCCTGTTTCAAGCAGGAATAGTTAGACTTTAGTAAGTTTGAGGGGTACTGTCAAGTACCCTCCACCATGGGGATTGTGTGGGGGCAGATTCTGAGGCTGACTCTGTTGCTGAGGAGCTTGGTTTGTACCGTGTCACACACCCGCCTGAAAACCCGAAAAACCGAGCCTACTGTGTAGCTGATGAAACCCATCCCCTCAAACCCTATACCGTCCGTGACCATGACATTGTAGACGCCTCTCAAATTCTAGTGGCGTGCTCGAAAGCAATGCATGAGATACAGCGCTCAGGTACATGGGCAACCGTCAGGTATGCTCAAAAACGGAAACGCCCCGTCCTGGTCGTTTGGCCGGATGGCACTGTCGGCACCTTGTGGTATGGTGCTGTTGGGACTAAGCTACATTAGGGAAATCCGAGGAGCGCAACATGTCCGTTTACATATACCAACCTGATGCCTTTGAAAAACTCATTGAGGTAGAAGGCGAGGATTACCGACGTCTTGGCACCCAGGAGCGGATGGGGCACTGTTCCTTTGACGCCTTCAAGGACGTTTGGGAGGCCGGATACACCTCTTTGAAGGGTACTGACAAGCTCAGACCTTGCCTCCATGTAAAGGGTGGCAGTGCCATCTACGGCTGGTGGGGATGGAACCGTTATGCAGTGGCTGCAAAGGGTGAAATAATTTTTCTGACGGGCCTGGCTCGTACAGGCGAGGACATTACGAAGGCTACCGCCGTTGGATTCAGACTGGACAAGGAAGCCTTCAAAAACCAAACGTAGTCCTGAAGCGTAAATCCAGGGGCACCTCCCATCTGGAAAAGTTCGAAGCCTAGACAACCCCACCATCGCCGGTATCATACGAATAACAGAGGAGGCATTGACATGCCCCTGTTCCTTTATTTCGCTGGTTCCTTCCTTGTGGCCTTCGGGGCCGAAATGATCCACACGGCCCAGACCATTATTGACGAGGAGTAGGCCCTAAATGCTAGAGAAGACGGGCTTCTGCACATGCTGCGGGGCCACTCAAAAAATGAGCGCTCTCCGGCAAACCCGTGTCCGGGGCGTCCCGGTGATAGAGTGCCTAGATCGAGATGCCTGTGAACGACGCTGCAAGGACGGGCGGTTAAAACGTCTCATCGGGTTGTCCGTAAGGTCTCACACGGGGTCGCTTTTCGGCTGAATGGAGTAGACCAAGTCAGGAGGTGTTCCATGTCCGTCAAATTCACCAAGAAAGGCATTGCCATCGAAAAGGGTACCACTCCCCCCTCGTGGGAGGACACCGACCAGCAGTATCAGGAGTACGTGGGCCACCAGCTTCTCAAAGCTCGACTGGAGCACCTGAAAATCTTGGAGGAAATCGCAGGGGTGCTGCCCGTGTTCGAGGAACGGCACCTCCTCAATATGGAGGCGCATCAGGCAGCGATGATTTACCTGAACCTCCCGGATCCAGGCCCCCTTTTCCCGAGCTACCAACGAAACTTTATCACCATGAACACCACGGTAATGGACCCTGCAATTTCCTGTGCCGGGGTGATGCCCCATGTCAGGGTACTTCTTGGGTGGCTCGCTTTTCCTGAGACAATCCGAGAAGGCGTCTGCTACCACCTCTTGACGGCGGGACGTGCTCTTTACCCTTTTGGATACGACTCAGGCCGTTCGGGTTTCACCCTCCTCCAGGAGCGTGTGGGACACTGCGTCGCTGCCGGTCTCGCTGCCTGTGAAAAACTCGGTTTTGATGGTACAAGGACGCCCCGGAAATCGGTGGTTGAACAACTCGTCCAGACTGCGGCCCTTCTCACGGAGGACACCGAATGAGCACCGCAATCATCGTACTCGGTCATGGTGGTGGGATCCCCGTCCCTGGGATGGGCAACACGAACTTCGCCATCGTCCCGAATGCCCCCAGAGGGATCCCCGGACCAGAGTTGCTCCAAAGCCATCCCTTCTGGTTGGTCGACTGCGGACCAGAGACCCTCGCCACCCTGGTCGGGTTGCGTGCCCTGAAGAACCTGAAGGGGATCTTCATCACGCACGTACACTACGATCACACTGGGGGCCTACTCGGGCTGGCCTACACCTTCAAATACATGTTGAAGCGCAAGATCCCTCTCGTGATCCCCAGCAAGCTCCAAGTGCTGCTGGAACAAACGATGGTGGAGTTGACACGGACATCAGGTGGCCCAGCTAACGTGTGGTTGGACTACTGGCAGGGCTGCTTCCTGGGGAATGGTGCTGACCTGGAGGTGGAGGGTTTCACGGCGGAGTTCTTCCCCGAGGATCACAACATCGAAGATTTCCCTGTCTATGGGGTCAAGATCCGGGTGCCCTCCTTGCGTAAGGTTTACTTCACAGGCGACACCGTTAACCCCTCGGACAAGGACGCAGACATCATCTTCCAGGACTGTCAGGTCTACGGGGACGATTCCAAGTACGACGTCCACTGTTCCTACCAAAAAATCCTCCAGGCGTTCCCCGAAGGATGCCGGGAACACGTCATCCTCTGTCACTGCCCCCCGCAACCGCAGTTCGAGGAGGACGGTTTCAAGCACGCCACGCAGTGGAGAGTGTTTTACGTCTGAGTGCCTAAGTCGCATCTTTTGGCAAAAGGTGCGTGGATTGAAACGGCGTGACCCCTGACAGATAGATGATCGCCTGACCGCTCACGGGGTCATAGGAACCCTTAACGGTCAGGGACGCCTCCGCCGGGCGGGACACCACGGGGATCTTGGGCCAGTCCCGGATGAGGATCCCAACCAGCCGCTCGGACTCCTGGACGATTCTGTGGGGCGGGATGAGCAGCGTGAGGGTGTCCCCATCGAAAGCAACGGGATGGAACCCCCGCTTCCACAACCACTCTAACAGGACGATCAACTCGGGGTGCTCCTCGGCCAGGATCTGGATGCCCTTCACCAAGGGGCGGAAGGCGTTGTCCGGTAAACCGAACGCCGAGTCAGGGATCGAGACCTCGGTGAGGCCCTCTGTCCAAGCACCCCACTGGGGATTCACGGGAACGGTACGGGGAGCGCCACGCTTGCCCCACAGCGCCCCCAGAGCCTCCTGTTCCTGTGCCTGCTCCTCTTCGGTCAACTGGACCCACAGGAGGCGCTCACGGGACACGAAGCCCTGGTCCTCATCCGGGGTCCAGGGCAGTCCTTCGGGAAGTGCCCTGCCTACGAGGATCATGAGGGCCAGGTCACGGTGCTGTTCTAAAAGTGTCATGCAGCTACTTTACCCGGATCATGTTGCTCGGAGGTAGAAGTTTGAACTGTTCCCGAAAAGCTAGGCAAACGTGCTCCATAAGCCGCCACTGAAAACCGCTTGACACACCATGGGTGTCTATGTACCATTAGGGAGAGCAAGGGAGAACTATGGAGCCCATCCTTCTGACTATCAACGAGGTTGCCCGTTTGTTCGGGATGCACCCAAATTCGATCCGTAAACTCATGGGCGATGGCAGACTACCCTTTCTTAAGATCGATAAGTCGCTGCGGTTCGAAACTGATGCCGTGATGCTATTTATTGAGAAACTCAGGAAACAGAGAGCGAAGGATTGACGTCTTGAAAGTCACTCGCATTCTTCAGGCAGATGTTCCGCCTGCTTTGTTGCAGGTGTGTCGAGCTACCAGATTTCTTCGTGCAGATGTCTGGCGTCGGTACGGTGCCCTGAAGAACGTGGGTAAAAGTGCCTTGGCTATCCGTAAAGAAATTGTAGCAGGTGGCATCTACGTCACTCTCGCCATAGACGGGACCATACGTAACGAAACAACCAAAGATGTCGTGAACGACATCCTGTTCTACAAAGCAGCAGCGAAAGGAAAGGTTCGCAAAGCCATTTGGCAGCGCACCGACAATGAAATGGAACGCAAACGACTCTACACGCTTCTGCGATCAGACGCATGGATGGAGGATCCCTTCCTTCACCGCCAAATGCGTAAACACTTCAAGCACGGCGTCTCACACACGAAAAATCAGTTTATCGTGAGGTCCGACAAATTCAAAATAGAGCACGTTAATGGGTATCTGACGATCGTCATCCAAATTGCCCGTAAATACGGTGACGACATAGTTCTAACGACAACGTCAAACGGCACGAGTGTGGATCTGAGTAGCTGTAACCTACGCATCATTGTGAAGGGTGGTACAACTGAGATCCACTACAGCGTGGATAAAAGCAGTGGGCGTCCGCATGGTAGCCGGACGCTGGGCGTTGATAAAGGCTACACCGAAGCATTTGTTGATTCGGATGGTGAGCATCAGGGTGAGCAGTTCGGTGCTGTGATGACTGAGTACAGCGACAAGGTCAGCAAGACGGGTTCCGCTAGAAACAAGTTGTACGCCCTAGAAAAAAAGCATCGTCAAAGCGGAAACTCCAGAAAAGCTGACAACATCAGGGCACACAACCTTGGGTGTAAAAAGATTGATGCTCGTAAACGATTGGCTCAAACACGACTACGGGGTGTAGCCTTTAAGGCTGCTCATGCCATCGTGGATAAGGCAGCGGTGGTCGTGTCAGAAGACTTAACCTCTCCGATCGCAAAAAAGCGACCTTGGAAAAGGTTTAATAGAAGAATGAGTGGCTGGGCAAAGGGAGCACTTGCTGAGGCCCTCGATTCAGTTTGTACGCAGCGTGAAGCCAGCCATGAGTTGGTAAACTGTGCTTACACATCGCAAATGGACTCTGTAACGGGTTTGCTGCAAGGCAAGCGTGTTGGAGACAAATTTTACCGTATTAACGGGGATGTTATTCAGGCCGATCACAATGCTGCGCTGAACGTGTTAGCCCGGTTGTCTGACAAGGACATCGGGTGTTTCACCCCTTATCAAGAGGTAAAACGCATCTTGTTGGCACGTTCTCCGGCGGAACTGACCGTCAAAAGGCACGAGTTGCAGTCGAGAGGCTCTCAACCGTGTGCGGATAAACCCTCACGATCAGGAGTGATCAATGCTTGAGGAACAGCAGATGGTTGCCGTTCTCGTCGCTGCTGGTACGTCCGCCTACGGGGACGACAGCAAACTGACTGATACCGCTCGTGACTGGCTCTCCGCAAGGTTTTCCCCCGAGGACACACAGTTCTGGTTGGAAGCTGGCTGCTGGGATGTCAAGGTCGCCAGGGCCTTCAAGGACGCTGACCTGGACTCCGAGGACGTAGAGTTCGAAACTGCCAAGCCCACCAAGAGCACGATTGCCCATAAGGTCTGCGCCGGGGAGATATCCCTGAACGCCGCCATCCGCATCGCCAAGAGCCGCCAGTAGATCATCGACCTAGCTGTGCGAGTAGATCCCTGTAGGAGGTTCCGCTTTGTCTGTTATGCCCGCCACCATCGGGAAAGCCGTCCCTATTGGAGCGCATCCCTATGCAACTGTCGTAGCGGAATACATCCTCCAGGTGTTTCCTGTGGCCCTCCAAAACCATTGCTGGTGGTGGGGCCAGTCGGAGGGAAAGGAAACGATTCTTATTGTGACCCTGTGTCAAACACCACATATCAGCCTTGGGTTCCAGTTTCGCAAAGACAGTTTGCGTGTTCGATTGGTCCTACAACAAAAGCCCCTTCACACCTTTGAACTGCAGCACTATCTGGATGAGTCCCTCATTGGTTGGTTGTCCTTAGCGGCGGACACCCTGGACGAGCACCTCATGTTGATGCAGACCAAAAAAACGGCTCATCCTGTTTTTCAAAACATGTCAAGAATTTCTTTGTGGTGTGTGGACCTAATGGAGACCGTGCGAGTCAATCCCGGTACCTACTTCACCTGGAACTCAGATTATCGGATCATTAATCCGATCCTGGCGGAGGACCCAACGGCTCGCCTTGATGACATCGATGAGCAGTGTCTTAGCCTAACCACGTCTGAGGAGTTTTACGCACTGGTTCGCAAAGGGCAGTTCCGAGGACCTATGCTTTATTAATTCCTGGGCTGTTCCTTTCAGGAGCCCGTTGAGTAGAGCAGTTGTGGCCTTTTAGCAGGAGAAAAAGAGATGAGCTATCCGACCCGTTCCGATGTGTCCCAGTGCTGTGCCGATTTTAAAGCGTGGCTTCGCAGGCAGGGGCTTGGGGGAAAACCCGCCAGGGACTACGCCCGATGTGTCCGGGCAGTAGAGAAACACACCTCTGGTTATTATTTCACCGCCGAAAATGTCGAGAAAGTGCTCAAGGTCAACACCCGTGTCTATCGGACAGCGTGGGCGGGCAAAAACGGTTTCATGGCCTACTGGGCGCAGCGGGAGAAAGAGGTGACCCAGGCCTGTGGTGTCCTGGACGTTCTGGCAGCAATGTCGGGTGGTGGGGCACCAAAGCCGACCAAGGGGTCACCTATGAAGGTAGAACCCATCTCCCAGAAGGAGTTCGAGAAGATTTGTGGGGCACCGAAGCCGTCGCGTCAGCTTCCTGACTTCTCCCAGTTGGCAGAAGGCCACGTGGATGCCGTCAAAACGGATGACCAGGGTCACCTCCACGTCACTATGTGCATCGCTCGTAACAGTAACCTCGCCAAAATGGTGCTGGAGGGCCTCCCCCTGAGGTTGGTCCCGGCGGACCCGACCAAGCAGCCCCGATACACGGATGAGGATCTCCAGCAGGCACTGGAAGAGGACCGGGGGAAGGAGGGTCGTGCGGGTCGTGACTCCGCCCGGAACATCCTGAAAGAGATCATCGGCAGGTTGTTGGGAAGACCAAGACGGAAGTCAACGACATCGCTCGGTACTCCCACGCTAAGGACAACGAACTCAAGGACTTCATCCTGGAGTTGGTGCAGGCGCAGGCGTCCTACAGGAACGGACTGAACCTCGTCTACGAGACCCTGCTCGGGGCTGTCCCGGAGGATCTGGGGGACGGGGCGGGACGGAAGGCCCAGGCGATCCTGAAAGCGCTCCCTCAGAAGGATCTCATCGAGGAGATCCTCGGGGATAAGCCTTCGGACGAATCGGGTCTGCTCACCTTCACCAACAGCCTCCTCATGGGGCTGGCCAGGGTGTTCGACACGTCGGACGTGGACACGGGGATCGCTTGGAAGCCCGAGATGACGTCGGAACGGATCATCGAAAGCATCCACAGGATACGGACAAAACAGGAGAACGGCCTCGTTGTAGCGGCCCTGCGGCGGGTGGCCGAGAAGACCCTGGGCCTCAAACTCCCCCCCGGTTTGAGCCCTGAAATGTTGGAGCAGCACATCCAGCACAAGGTGTCTGACTTGCAGGGGCTGTCCACCGGGGGTCGCCGGTGGGAACAGACCCTCTGGACTGTGTACCGGATGGTGGTAGAGTCTGCCCCTCCCGGTACGGCTTCCCCCGAGGGGATCATTGGAGCAGTCCAGGACAAGGTCAAAGCCATCCAGTCCGAGGCAGTCCAGTGGCGGGCCGCTCTTCTGAACATCATCCCGATGTTGGGAGGGGAACCCAACGGGGATGCGACCCCGCAGAGGGCGTTGGAGATCATCGGTGCCCTGCTCAAGGAACGGGATCTCAAAACGTTGCAAGCCGGGACGGGGACACCCACAGGAGCACCTGTCATGTGGGAACAGGCGCTTCGTTCCATTGCCGGTTTGATCGGGGGGGACGACTGGACTAACGCTGAAACCCCTGAGGAGATCCGGGACGAGACCGTAGCTCTGGTGCGATCCCTGGAGCAGCGGGAACGGTTGTGTGTCCTGTCCAAACTGGCAGGGATGATGGGCGACTCCTATATGGAGGTCGTGGACGATGCCGTTGGACCTGAGGGTGTGGGAGGTTCCCACCAGGATGTGGAACATGATGTCCTGGTGGCCCTTGTGAAGGCTGTCTCGCAGGACCGCACGGCACCCGAGGAGAAACCCTCGGGCCTCCCCTACAACCTGTTCAAGCTGGTCACCCTGCTTGGCAGTCCGCTGGTGGGGGACATCGCTTCGGCACCCAAGGAGGCGGGAACCACCGACGAGGCCAAGACCGAGTACATCGTCAACCTCATCGTTGAGCAGTGGAAGGAGATGGCTGGATGGCGACAGGCCATGCTCGACCTGCGCCTCACGGACCTCAAGTACTATTGCCCCACTTTGTCGGAACAGGAGGTGGCAGTTGTCAGCCTCGTTGATGCCAAGAGGACCTTGAGCGAGGGCATCCGTAAACTCTTCCTGAGGAAGACCGCATCGCCAGTTTCCGCCGATCATGTCATTCTCGCAATGGCTGCTCGGTATGGTGAGAGGACGCACCTGGAGGTGCCCAAGTCTGCGGTGGACGATCTGTTGGGCACCCTCCAGGTACTGCTCAAAACTTGAACCAATGGGAGCAACACCATGAGCGACAACAAGCCTTTCGAGAGTAAGTTCAACAACTGCATGGTCCTCTGCCGGAAGATCATCGACAACACCGGGGACGCCGTCGTGGTGTCCCTGGACGGCTACCTCCTCGCTCCCTTGGAGGACGTCCCCATGGAGGTTCTGCAGAGCCTCTTCCCCAACTGTAACACCCCCCGGATCCCCGGACAGAACAACAAGACGACGGTTTGAGCCTCCTCGAAACACTCCAGAACGTAGACTGCGCCACGCCGTGCCTGAAGTGTGGTCGCCACCTTGAATGGAACAGGCACGCCCACCATGTGGAGGGCAATGACTTGGTCCTGGGTTGCCCCGACTGTAGTAAAGGGACGGAAGGCCTCCCCTGCCATCACCGTACTGTTCTGGGGGCAACTCCGCCGAGAGATCCTCGGAAGATCATCCTCGGACATTCGGGAGTAGACCCTGTGAGGAGGAAGGATGGGCAGGTTGCTTCAGTTCGAAGATGGTGTACTCCGCAGGAAACTCCAAGAGTTGCTCATCAGCGTCGACCGGCTCGACTTCAAATTCCTCCGTTTCTTCACCATTTGTGTCGGGTGTGGTAAACCCATCAGACCTCGCAGGGGTCCACGGGGCAGCGAGTCGTTGCTGTGCCCGGACTGTGCCGAGAAGGAGCCACCCGATGCCCTTAAATGAAACCCGTCAGGTCATGGTGGCCACCTATTCTTGTGGTCATTCAGCACAGTTTACGGGGGCTTATCCGTTGGTGGGTGACCCCACCACCTGTATGCACTGCCTGAAAGAGGTCGTTGTGACTGAACTCCACAAGGAGTTCGTTCCTCGGCCACCCAAGGTGTTCTGGAGGAACACATGAAAACCGCAGACGGCGTCGAGATCGTGTTGGGGGAAACCACAGGCTACATAATAAGCGAGGACGAGAAGACCCTCTTGTCGTTCGTTCTCCGGCCCTCCACAGGTGGGGAAAAGGTTGCCCGTGTTGCGACCCCCGATGGGAAGGGCAGCATCGGGACCATTTCAGTGTACTCTGACCCCAAGCCCCTGCTCCTGGCCCACATCGCCAAGATGGACGGGTGCATCACTGAAACGTCCACAAAGCTGACCGGCTTCCAAAAACGAAAGAGCGTCTTCGCCCGGCTGTTGGCGGAAACGACGCAGTCATGAGCCTTTCGAACCCAATGAGCGTCATGCTCATCCTTACGGCCAATTACGGCGGCAAATGGACGTACAATCGCAAGCAGACTCAATGGGACTGCGATGACGGACGATACGTCCAACAACGTCCGGGTGAGGACAATGATCACCCGGACGTGTGGCACCTCCACAGGGACGGGGACGACCCAGTACTGCTAGTAGCACCTACGATAGAGGGGCTGAGACGGGCTGTTCATCGGCTTGACGGAGGTTGAAATGGACGAGTTCCTGGCACTGTGTGTGGAGTACCTGGAGGAGAACAAGGCTGCTGGGATCAACCCCCAGAAGCCCGTGATGTTCGTGGACCGGGGTGATGCCGTTGGGATGTACCATAAAGGCACCCTGAGGCAGATCCTGGAGCAGGCGCTGGCCAAGGAAATGCACACCGCAGTCAGGGCAGCGACCTTCACCAAGCGGGAGGACGATGCCTGGGTGGTGGCGCTTCTCCCCCATTTCCCCCTTACGGGTTGGGAACACAGGATCTACCCCACGAACTCCAACGGAGTCCCTGATCTGAACGACGTCTTCATCCCCAATGACTTGATCCAGGAGGCCGTAGATGCGTTGGAAAAGTAAAGCGTCACAGAACCCCCACGAACCGTTCAAGCTGGTCTTCGTCTGGAGTGCTAGGGAGTGTCTCGCCTGCGGTGGGAACTTCTTGTTGGAACGGATGTACATCCACACCCAGGTGAACGAGGGCGGTGGCATCTCTGAGACATGCTACTGCAAAGGGTGCGGGAACATCCCTGATCGTCTCGTCCTGGCCAAAGGGGACGACTAATGGCCTTCTGGATCACGGACATGCTCAATGGTTCGGCAACAAAGGACGAGATGCTCTCTCGTGGGGTGATCATCCTCCAAAAAGGGCAGTTGACACACCCCTATGATGGTGGCAGTCACCACTATCAGGTAGGGAACACCCGGATCAACAAACATGGGAATCTTCAGTTTTGGGTGACACCCTACAGGAGTTCCTTCCAAACACCCCTCATCGTCACCTTAGGTTTATGTGCGGGCCTGAGTATGGGATGGCTCAATGGCAAAGCACCTGACTGGTGGACCCTTGGCCTTTGTATTGGGCTGGTGCTGGCGACCAGCGGTCTGGAAAAAGGCATCTACTGGGGGATCATTGGGCGGCACAAGAAGGAATGGTTGGACAAGTTCCTTCGGGATAATGGGTTCCCACCCCCTTCGGAGGAGTAAATGAGAAAACTCACCAAGCAAATGGTGGAGACCACGGTTATCACCGAAATCAAATGTGACCTGTGCGGTAAAGACATCGGACCCACAGCGGAAGATGAGTTGGATGCTCAGGAAGCCATCACCATCTGTTTTACCGGGGGCTATAGCTCGGTCTTCGGGGACATGGAGACCTTCAGGGCCGATCTGTGTCAGCATTGCCTGCATAAAAGACTCGGGGACGTGCTACGTCCCGTAGAGCAGGAGGAGGAAGAGGACTGATGGCTACCTGGATTGGGGTGTCACCCTGGATGGTGGAGGAACGGGGGCTAACCCCTTTGAACCTGGGGCTGCAGTCCCTCAACAGGGGGCACGCCACCCTCGACGGGACCAAGTTCACGGTGTACGACGCTGAGATGAAGGAGGGAGCGTTAAGACTCCTGGTCATCCCCTGGACCTCTCCCTTCCGTGGCATAATCTTCATTACGGTAGGGGTCCTCATCGGGACGGTCCTGGGGGCCATTGCCAAACTGAACATAAACTGGTGGTGGCCCGTGCTGACCTGGGTGATGTGTTCCCTTCTTTCCCTCGGGTCTGAGTTCGGGGCTGACTGGTGGTTCCGAGGCCGACACGTCAAGGAACGGAGAGCCAAGCTGTTGTTCCAGAACGACGGGATGGCCCTGATTGATCAGGAGGAAACCGATGGGTGACCTGATTGAAGCGCTCCAGATCCTCAAAGAGTACGGGAACCCACAGTCTCCCACGTGTTGCGGACACGACATTCTCTACGTCGGTATCGATCCCGAAGATGTGTCCGAGGATGACACAGCAAAACTGAACAAACTGGGCTTCCATGCTGCTGAGATTGGTAGTGAGTGCTGCTTCAAATCTTTCCGGTTCGGGTCGTATTGACAGAAGGAGAACTAGAATGGCACAGAGGAGCTTCTACAAGGTCGTTTCCGTAGCAGGCGAAGGCAAACTCTATTCCGCCGCCGTCCGATGTCGGGGCTGGCGGAAACGGTACATCCCGAACCGTTGGGCTGAGGCCGAGACTGGTCTCTTTGTGTTCAGAACTCTTTATGATGCCAAAGTCTTCTGTAGCAGTGAGAAATTCAAGGATGACACCGAGATCTGGCAGTGTCAGACCGAGAAGTCCATCCGGGTAAAGACCCACATCCTGGGTTACGTCGTAAAGGGAAGACCCAAGGATTTCAAAGCCTTCTGGGATGTTATGCGAAAGCCCCTCAAATGGGGTTGGAACTGGTCCTTCCCTTTCCTGCGTACCACGCCCAAGGGGACGGCGATGTACAAGCGAGTCAAGCTCCTCGAACGGGTTTAGAGCTATGTTGATGAGGGAGCGGCAGCACGAAGCAATCCTGTGGCCTAACGAACGCTATCCCGAGAGCCATGTTGTTCGTGAGGGTGGCGGCAGGTTCTGTGTCCCGATGGAGCAAGGAGATCATGGGAGGCTTTTCGTTTCCGTCCGTCCCGTACAACCCAAAGGTGACCTGATGAGGACCATCGACGTGCACAACAAACACCCCGTCCGCATCACCCTCACGGATAAGGGGCGGGTGCGTCTCCGTCAGGGCAAAGCTGACATTATATACGCCCCGTCAACGGCACGGGCTTGGGCCTGTCAGTTGTTGCAACTGGCTGCACTTGAAGCCCCCAACCGGGATGGTGAGCGGGTGATCCGGCGGGGGACGTGGGACGGTTCAGTGAATGTCCACACCAAACGGTGGGAAATGGTAACCCGTAGTAATAGCCTCCGGTTCACGGGAGTCGGATACGACACGATCTGGATGGTACAGGAAGCGATCAAGACAGCCTGCACCCAGGCTGTAAGGAGATGACGATGAGTAGGGAACGACCGACCGATGCTGAAATTCAAGAGGCTTTCAACGTACTGGGCGCAGCCGCTCTCGTTACGATGCCCACACCTTGCACGGTCAACCCCCTGACGGAGACAGGTCGAACACTGATGACAGCAATCCAGGGGATGCAGGAAGAACTGGAAGCTCGCCGTTTCGTAATGGCTGAACTTAGTGGTTGGGACAGGTGCCTCAGTGACTCAAAGCTGGCTACCAGGTTCGTGGTTGCCCAGAACAGGCTCAGGAAAGTCCACAACGAGCACCTCCCACCGGACTAGAGAGATTATCGGTGCCTCTGTCTGAGTAGACAGGGTAGGAGGCTTCATGGCTGCACAAGAAACAAGGTACATCACCGTTCGGTACTGTACAGGTCACTCCTGGGGCCACTCAGCCTGGGTCCTCGTCGTCCTGGAAATCACGCCGGGATCAACCCTCAAGAAGGAGATGGAACTACTCCGGGACAGAATTGGCCAGGAGTGCAACTGGTCAGATCAGTACCGGGGAACCACGGTCGAGGCTGTTCTCGATGCGTACCTCACGGAGGAGTGGCTCCAGCGTCAGATCGAGGCGGGGGACAAAACCATCAGGAAAGCCACCGCCCAGGTCACCCACTTCCGGGGTATCCTGGAGCAGCAATACCCACCCAAGGACTCTGACGAGTAGACGGGATAGGAGGAACACAATGGCCCACGAGTATGAATCCAAGCGAGCGACGGTCAAGGTCCTGCGTGCCGACAACTTCCTGGTTATCGTGACCGAAGACGGCGACATCTACTATTGCAAGCGCACGGGTACGCTCAAACACGTCGTCGGGGGCACCAAGGGTGCATGAGCAGCAACCAAAAACCTACCTGACTCTCCTTTTTTCTCGGTGATCCTTTTATAACCTCCACGTTGGTATAGTGGAGGCATGAAACGAACCATGATCGTCCGAGTGACCACAACCGAATTTGAAACGTCTGATGGACGGGTGATCCCACACCCCATTCCGTTTGATCCCGATGAGGTGCCTACCGTCGAAGAGTTCCAACAACAGTACAACAGGTGGCGCAAGGTCTTTGAAGATCAAGGACTGGTGTTTCCCATACCTGATGCGGGAGATGAGGATGCTGACTGATCGTCTCCTAGCTCTCACCAAAGCAGCCGAAGCTCTTGGTGTTCACCGGAATACGCTTCGGGACTGGGCTGATGAAGACAAGATCCCTCACGTTCGCACCGTGGGTGGGCATCGCCGTTTCAAGCAATCAGACATTGACAGGTTGCTGGGCAATCTCCCAATCGATAAACAGCAAACGGAACGAGTTGTTATCTACTGCCGTGTGTCCAGCCACGATCAGAAAAAGTCAGGCGATCTTGAACGTCAGGCTGGACGGGTCACGATACACAGCATCACGAAGCAGTACAAGTTGGTCGAAGTGCTTCAAGACGTTGGGTCGGGCATGTCAGACACACGCCCAAAACTCCGAAAGTTGTTCAAACTGGTCAATGCCCATGAAATAGATAGGGTGGTTGTTGAACACAAAGACCGCCTGACTCGCTTCGGGTTCAATCTGGTCAATGCTTACTTCAACAGTCATGGTGTCACCATCGAGTGGACACAAGAAGTCCTTGGCAAAGGCTATCAGGAAGAGTTGGTCGAAGACATTTTGACGCTCATGTCGTCGTTCTCCGCTAAGATTTATGGCAAACGTTCGGCAGAACGACGTAAGGCCAAGAAAGCAGCAGAAGCGGCAGAGACAGTCAAATGAAATGTCGCATCTTCCGACTTCATAAAGATACCAATCAGTCCAAAATCGACAAGTTGGAAGTCCTACACAATGCCTACGTCAAGTACGTCCGTATCTGCGTACAAACGATGCTTGACCAGCGGGTCTATAATCTCCCGAAAGCCGCCAAACAAACGTTCTTCCCACGGGCCACCAACCTTACGTCTCAGATCGAAAAGAACGCACGAGACCATGCAATACAAATCGTGAGCGCTTGGGCGAAAGCTACTTATGCTCGTAAGTTGAAGCCAACCATTACCAACCTTAAGCATGACGGTACCCTTACCGATCAGGATGCCAAAGCACTCTATGTCATCGGATTGAAGTCCATCAGTAAACCGTGGAAAGTTATTACTCAAGACCATCTCGACGCCTACCACACCCTGTTGGACACCTACGGAGGTAATAAGCCTATCGTAAGAAACAACCTACCCATGAGGTTGTCGGAGATGACGGCTCGATTGGAAGATACATCGAAGGCCCCTCTCGGGGATTTCTGGCTGAGAGTATCCTCGTTAGAAGCTCGTAAGTCCGTCTGGTTACCCCTCGTTGGGAATCCTTACATCCAACAGGCTGATCAGGTCAGTAAAGGCATTTCGGTCCGCAAGACCAAGCGAGGCTTCTGGCGCTTTGAAGCTGTCAGCAAGGCCGAGTGGGCCGTTCCTGAAGCACAGGAGGGTTGGCCTAAGTTGGGCGTTGACGTTGGTCTGAACGTCCTTGCAGCTACCTCAGATGGAGTGACCTATGGTGAGCACGTCAAGCCCAAATTCGATAAGCTCTATGCTCGTGTCAGAAATCTCCGAGCAAATCGCCAACGACAGGATTTGAAAGACAACAGTCCAAGGTTAGATCACCTTGAGAGCAAGTTGAGTGGGTTGATCAAGACAGAAACGGGTCGTGTGGTGAATACCCTCATCGCCCGTCATCCCGAGACGGTGTTCGTAGTCGAAGATCTTGATCTTCGAGGTTGCCGGGGTCAAAAGCGGTTCGCTTACAGGGCGTTACAGATCAACTTGGAAAGGAAGGCTCCAACAAAGAAAGTGAACCCTGCTTACACGTCGCAGGAGTGTCCTTCTTGTGGTTATGTTCATCGAGGAAACCGAAGTTCAATAAGGTTCCGTTGCCGCTGTTGTGGCAGGAAGGCTCACGCTGATTGGGTAGGAAGTGCTGGTGTGCTCAGACGTTCTGGGAACGAACACATTGGAACTGGTGATCACCCACGAGGCGTAAAACGAGTGCTGAGAGAGCGATTCCGTCTTCGACGGACCAGTTCCTTGGGATTCGGGCGAAAAGAGCAACCGTCATTCGAGCCCTTACCGTTGGGCCGGAGGCTTACTACCGTTGGATCAGATTCGTCTGGCAGCGGCACAGCTTCAAACTTGATGCCTAGTAGATTCAAGTAGGTTTTGAGGAACGGTTTACGCCACCCTCTCCATCTGTGTAAGAGACTTGGTGCAAACCCTGGACCCGAATGCTTTCATCCTGCATCACGACATCAAACACCCGCTGATCAGGGCTCTCCTGGCCAGCGGACTTTTCGAGGACACGGGTAAGGTCGCAAGCTACGGGTTCGTCTTTGATCGGCCCGTGTGGAAACTACTTAAGGAGGACTGAAATGCCACTTCTCGTCGCCATCGTTATCATCCTCGTCGCAGTCGGGGCATACTTCTTCGTCCGTTGGATCCTGGGCCTACGTGCGGACGCAAAGGGCGCACGCCAAGCCACGGACCTGATCATGCGGGACGCCGTCGCTGATGTCCACAAGGCCCTGGAGGACATGCGGTCCACTGCCGGGGACGTGAAGGTCGACAAAGCCGTCCGGGTGCTCAACATCTTGGTCCAGGAATACAACCGCCGCCAGAGGTAGCTGCCGGGATCATCCTGGCCAGTGGCTGAGTAGAGTGTGTGAGGGACAAAGACCCGGACAAGGAGCATCCAATGAGCCACATGCTACGACACCCCAAGGAACTGCTACGACAGTACAAGGAACTCGGATGGCTCATTCCCCGACGTGTCCTAGCGGTCTTCACGGACAAGAAGAACGGGACGGGCAAGTACCGCACGGTGATGCTCCTTGATGGACACACCCATATCATCCCCATCCCTGCAATGGGGGATGCGAACTTCAGGCGGGAACTGAGGGACGCCCTTGAGTTCAGGCACCTGACCTTCATCGTGGACTTTGGGTGGATACATATGCCATCCGTCGAAGCGGTCTATCATGATCCCAAGATAAGATCCGACGTCATTTTACTCCGGGGCCAGACTCATCCCGTCAAGGTGCCCACGATCGCCGTGGACAGACTGGAAACAGCCCTGGCCAAGCACGCCTCCCGCAAAGAGCCCGGCCCATGCCCCTAAGCATCTCGATAACGCCTTACAGCACGGCTCAGGCCGTCTGGGACGCCTACATCAAGAGCATCTCGGAGGACGCCGGGGTTGACCTAACGGAGTGCTCCATGGAGGCGGTCAGCGCCGAGGGCGACGACGTCAGTGTCCCCGTTCAGGACATGCTCGGCTTCATCGAAAGGATGGGGGCCTGGGGCTGGGTAGAAGAAGCCACCAACGAGATCCACATCTGGTTCGAGGAAGGATGCTCCCCCAGGCGGAAGCTCCAGGTGCTCGGACACGAGCTTGGGCACGTGCTCACGGACAACCCCTTCGAGCCCGGAGGCCAGACCGAGGATCAGCGTGTTGTGGAGGACGAACAGCGGGCCGACTTGGTCAGCGACCTGATCCTCCAGATCGTGGAAACTGCTGGTCTACTGGAACCGGAGGTTACTGATGAGGGCTGACGAGCTTCCCAACCCCATTCGGCACCACTATTCGGTGGAACAGCTTACTCGTTGTGTGCGGATCGTGCGTAGTCCTACCAAGGACCGAAGAATCACCATCCACTTCCCGGACGAAACCCACCTGTGGCTTTGCTCGAACTTGACGGGATGGGTGTGCAAAGCCAGGCACAAAGGAGAGGTCACATGTTAGACTCAGGTGCTGCTTCCTCATCAGGTTCGGGTTTGGCCTTACTTTTGGCGGTCCTTAGTACAGCCGGAATCCTGGCTATCGTGCTTGGGGTCCGAGCAGCCCGCAATCGCATCAAGGCCCGTCGAGTCCCTGAGTGGGTCGGACGCTTCAGGGACATTTTCAACCAACAGGACCTGTTCAAGCAGTCTGTCATGCCTGCCCACTTCGTCTTCCTCCGTGACGACATGTTGCAGGTCCGGCTCACCTACTATCGGAATGGTGTACTTGTGTTCTGGGCGCACTCGGGCCTTTGTGTTAGCATCGCTGACACACCCGAGCATTCACCCCCGAAAACGATCTCGGATCTGAACAGGTCCCACTGGATGCTCGTAGCCGACAGTGTAGCTCAGACGTGGGAGAATGGACCTTGGAACCCCGCTGTAGAACAAGCCTTGGTCGCTGTGGAGTGTGCCATTGTGGAGGTCTTAAACCGACGACGGCTGGATGCCGAGGAACGCCGGACCACCAAGAAGGACTCCCTTCAGACTCGACATGAAGCCTGGACAGTTCCCGACGACGGTTCGCACCCACTTTCCCGCTAGGGCAACATGCCCGGACACGACTGCCACTTCCTGACCTATAGGGTAGAACTCAACTACGACACGAAACGCTGGGAGGTGAAGCACGCTTCAGGTTACGTTGTAGCCGACACCCGGACCCGCAACGAGGCCCTCCTGATCCGGCGACGGTTGCGGGCCATCCAGGTTGACATCACAGACACCTTGCAAAGAGGGTCATCCGAGGCATCCTTAGAGTAGATGTAGTAGGGGTACCCGGAAAAACAGGCCCGAACCCAAGGAGTGATTATGACAGACGCAACAAAGAAGACCCGCATCGTGATCAGTACAGGCGGTCTGCACTGCGGAAAGTACGAACCATCTGAGGAGACACTCAGGAAACTTAAGGGAGTCATCGTGGATGCAGTGGGGAAACAACTGAGGGGTGAGGCTGGTCCCAGCGAACCCTGGCCCTTTGACCCGGTCCTTCCCATCAAGGGATCATCTGAGGACTCCGCAGAGTAGCTCAAGTGACCGTAGAGAAAAAAACGGAGGACGACTTAGGTGGGAACTGCCAACCAAGCGATACCGAAGATTGAGGATCTCGCCACGGAGTTGTGGGTCTTAGCACAACTTCTACCCGGTGAGGGTATCGAGGATGGTATAGGACGTCTGACTGAGCACCTCCTTAAAACGGGGTTGGTCGGATTGCAAGACGACTGTGGGGATCCAAAAAAGGAAGGGCTGATCCGATGATCACCTGTTGCGAGCAATGGGCCAAACTCCGCAGGGACTTCCATGTGACCCTGAGGGTGCTCCATACCCTGGGAGCCAACACCCCCAGGCACACGACGCAGTTGTACCAGATCCTCCAGCGGACACGGGGACAGGGGTACATCGACCTCGTGACCAGTGAGCGGTGTCCGTGCAACGAGTGCCCCGACCCAGCGCTTGTCAGGGAGTTCGTTTCCCGTATGCTGACCCGGCACCCAGAGGGTGTAAAGAACCACGCCGCTGTGGATGCACTGGCCACTGAGATCCTGGGGGACATCGACAAGGAGCGGCTTGCGGCTCTGCATCGTGCGGAGGGGGGCTGACATGGGCTTCAAATGCGGCAACGACCCAATGGGGACACTGACAATCCACGCCGAGGGAGGAGACCTTTCATTCAAGGTGACCTTTGACGGCGGAGGTGCTGGGGAAAATAAGAGTGTGATACTGGACGCAGCGCTTTCACAGTCCTGGATGAAAGTCCCGATCACGCTCGTCCTACGTGACGAGACCGTGGTGGACCGGGAACCCCGGCACATCTACTACGACGCTCTTTCAATGTTCGACTGCGCCTACTATATCGACCCCGCCCGTGACTGGTGGGGTGTCGTTGGAGTAGAGCGATGATGTCTAGTGTTGTGTTCAATGTGTAACTGACCGAAGGAGGTCCCAATGTATCTTTTCGTACTGGCCGCTATTTCCACCGGGTGTGGGTTCCTCATAGAGCGAATCTGTGGGTGGACGGAACCTTGCGTAAGCACCGCCGCAAAAATGTGCGCTCCAGACGCTGTGTCGTGGTCCTCCGTCCCGCTTACGTTGTCCATGATCTTTTTCTTCATTGCTCTCGTTCTGGTCATCATAGCCCTTATGACCAGCCTGATCGAACGGTCGGAACAAGTCTTTGGCAAAGAGTCCCTTCGTTGTATGCTGGCCAAGTTCGGTCACCGGCACTCCAGATGGTTGGTTCTGTCGGACATCCTCAAAAACTACGTGGGGGAGAAATACCCGACACTAGAGAAGGAGATCTTCGCCTCTCTGTCACAAAAGGATCTCACAGGGTTAGCTGCGGACTTCCCTGAACTTCAGTCTGCCACCACCCTTTTGGAGTTCTGCAAACGCCTCCAGGGACTCTACGACGAGATGTGGGCGCTGGCTGAGGAAATCGAGGATACGAAACAGGCCATGCGCTACCGCACCCAGGACCTGTGGGTACCCTTCTCCTCCTTCATCCCCAAACTGGATGAAGACGAGTTCGACTTCATCCTTCCGGCCAACCCTCTGGTCTCGGACAAGCCCGTCGAGGAGTAGCCCCGATGCCTAGCTGGGAACAGATGCAGCAGATGCCGGGGTTCGGGACGTGCAAAGCCTGCGGACAGAAGCGCCGGGGTCGGTGTCTTGACGGCAACAAGCCGGTGAGGGGTCGCTACAAGAATGGGGTGGCATATGTCCTCGGCGGCTGCACCGCAGGGTGGATCCCTCGGTACAAGAACCGGAAACGAGGGGTGTCCACCACGTCCGTGGGCGGCGGCTGGTCAATGAGCCGACCGCATGTCAGGGGAACATAAAGAACTAACACTGTCGATCACCTTAAGTGGGTGTCCTATGGGATCATCTCGTCAGGCGGCAGAGTAGTCTGGGTAGGAGGACACCACAATGCCCAGAAAGACGAAAGACGGCCTGAGCAAGCAAGCCAACCTGATCTCATCACACTGCCTGGTAGCCGTACTCAGCGGGAACCCCGAAGAGATCCACAACGTGGGGACCATCCAGGATCTCGAAGAACGACGGGTCGTCATTGCCCATCTAACGGAAATACTGGACATCATGGCCCCGAACTTCCTGGGGCGTACAAAGGTCACTTCCGCCATTCAGACGGCCCTTGGTCACCTCCGCAACATGATACCCAAGGGGCGAGACGAGTATGAGTACAGGGGGCTCAAGGTCTACAGGATGACCTTCGCTCAGCCCCGTCTCTGCGACGGTGAGTCCGTCACGGGCGGCTGGGGCGTGTCCAAGGACAGGATCAACCCGATCCCCGGTGCCGGGTGGTTCAGGACCGTAACGAGCGCCTACAGGGCCATCGACACCCTGCTCATAACCGGGGACTCGCCCGAGTTCCACAAGCTCTACAACCCGAAGCCGGTGTGCGTGAGCACCCTGGTGGAGGCCCTGGAGGCCCTGGTCGATTACGGCATCATGCCGTCCCCTGTCCTGGAGGATCTACAGGACGACGCCAAGTGTGCCCTGGACGAGTACCACGGGCGAGTCTGCCGCTGCGAAGCGTGCGGAAAGCTGCTCTATACCATCGAGGACCACGCTCCCGACTGCCCCCAGAAGAACACGATGGTGACCAAGGGGTCTTGCTGATGAGCCGCTTCCCCCAGCAAGCCAAGGAGATACAGATGACTAACAATGCTCTGGCCGATTCGCTAAAACGTCTAGCGCACGACCTCGCTCTAACGGGGTCTGTGTTTCTCCTGACGGTGGTTCATTTCATGCACGCTGAAATGACGGCTGCGTGGGAAGCGCACGTAGCTTTCAAGACCCTTTTCTCAGTCTTCTTCCTGGCCGGGGTCGTCCTGTACCTCATTGGGAAAAGAGAAGTCAACCCCCGGCCCTTCCTATCCCTCATCGGATCACTCGCCGTCATCGTCGCCTGTGTTATCGTTTTCAGTGCGCTCAAGATAGCTGGTTAGGAATGCACAAGAGGCAAACAAGGGAGGAACCAGATGAACGCCGCCGACTGTGACCACATTGGCTACTTGATAGTGGAGTACGCCAATGGACTGTCGGAAGACTTGAAGGAGGCCCTCTTTGCAATGGACCCCCGAATCGAAGAGAACTTCGAGGGCTACAACTACGTCCAAGCCCGAAGAGAGCAAGTCCGAGCCCTGTTCAAAACCAAAATAGTGGAGCGGTTTGGGGAGGCATGGTCGGTAATGAATGCCTGCACCAAGGAAATAAGGGTCAAAGTGTTGGCGGAAGCTGGCAGAGAAGTTTATGGAGAAGACTACGACCCCAAATTACACGGGAACGGCTGAGGGAAGGAGCAACAGCATGAGCCGCAAACGAAAGCCAAAGTGTGAGAGACTGCCCCCGAACCTGGATAAGCCGAAGGACGGGCGGGTGAAGCCCCCGGAATTGGAGCCGTGTCCGAAGTGCAAAGGCAGTGGCCGGGTGGTAGATCCATATGGTTGGACCTATAAGGAGCGCTTCACCACCTGTCCCCTGTGTGCAGGGGGTAAGTATGTAATGGACCCAGGGGACTGACCCATGAGCGATCTCGCCAAGTCGCCCTTGAAGGATAAGTCATGAGGTGGCCCTGGCAATGGTTCAGGCGAGAGCCCTGCGAAGTTCACAGCTACGGGCTTGAGAAACGACTCGCCCTGGCCCCCCGAACGTCACTAGCCCCAGCCTGGACCAGGAGGTACCCCCACACAAGGCACTTCCTGGTCTGGTTTGACCAGTCCATCTGTCAACGGTGCGGACACCGACCCTTTGCTGTGGTGCGGAAGGTGGCGGCAGCAAATGCCCTAGAATATGCTGGGTACATACATTCCCGCAGGTACCAGAGGGCTGGCTGGTTGGACCTGGGCAAACAGCCCAAAGATCATCCGAGTCCCCGCCTGAGTAGATGAACCAGGAGGTTGGCGGATGGATCCTCTGACGATCAAGATTGTAAACGCTGGGATGGGTGTCGATCATGACATGCCCTGTCCGGTCTGTAAGGAGAACGTGGCTGTTCTGAACATCAACTCGGGGGTGTTCCAGCCTTGCTGGCCTTGCCAGGAGAAGGGCTGGAATACGATTCAAGTCCCCAAGCGGCTCCGCAAACTGTTCCGTTTCCTCAATGACAAGGGGGTGCTGAAATGAACGTCGAAGCAACACAAGCAAGAGAACGTGCCGCCACCGCCAAGCGGGATCTCAAGGCGGCACAGCACGCCCTGGCTCACATCGTTCGGTCCTGCCAGCACGACTACACCGACCCGGTCTACAAGCCGATCGTCCAGGAAGCCTATACCATCCCTGGCGATGCGCCCGGCACGATGGGCGTCGACTTTCGAGGCCCCTGTCACGTCCCCCGGAAAGAGACCCCCCAGTGGATGCAGACCTGCCGAATCTGTGGCACCACCCGGACGACTATTCGGACCAAGGATGAAGTGAAGAAGATTCCACAGTTCTAGGAGACGTTTCATGCCACACAGCAAAGTCGAACCCTTCAAGGATCTGGTGGGCACCGTATCTGACTCGGTAGTCGCCAAAAAAGCTGGGGTCACCAGAGCCGCTGTAGCCCTTTATCGGAGGACACGGGGAATCCCCGCACACAAGCAACCCATCGACTGGAGCGTCATCCCTTTAGGAAAGGTGACGGACGTTCAGATTGCAGCAGAGTACGGGATATCCATTCAAGCAATAGGTCTTCAACGGCAACAAAGGGGCATCCCAAGAGCATCTAAAAGTTCCTTTGCCAACCTTACGGACGAAGACCTTTTCGACCAACACTACCTAGAGGTAGCTCGAAAAACAGGAAGCCATTGGTCTGCAGTACATGCGGAACGCCGACGAAGGAGGGGTCCAGCATACCACAGGGTAAACTGGAGTCAGCAGGCTGTCTTTTTAGGAACGATGACTGACTCTACGTTGGCTCGAAAACTGGGGATCTCGACCGCAGCCGTCTGCTGGCAAAGGAAGCAAAGAGGCATCCTTGCCTACACGAAACGAACTAAGTCTTGAGTTCCTTGCTGTCCGCAGGAAGCACATCAGTTACCGGACTAGGAACCGGGGTCTTCCACGTCAGCGTGTAGCCGTCCTCTGACTGTGCCAACCGGCTACGCAGTTCAACCCTGTTCTCTACAAGTCTACGGAAAAGACTGTCATCACTTTTGGCTGCGTCATTCAAGGTGCTGACGTCGTCCAGGAGATCCCAGCACTGTTCCGCCCGGTTCTTCCAGGCATCCAGTGCCCGAAATAATGTCCCCACGTGCTCAGGACCGAACCCGCAGTCCTCCCCGCTCGCTACGGCTGTGTCATACTCCTCCCGTACCCTCTCAACCGTCCAGGGCCTCTGAGTCCCGCTTTCACTTTCACACATCGGATCCTCCTCAGTCAGTTTGTGAGTCCGGTCGTTCCGGCAAGTCCCCAAACAGAAGGGACCGCACGGCCTGGACCCCAGATTCTGTACCATCCCAGGTGTCGGGCAGTTCCATCCACGACTTCACCCCGACCTTGAGCGTGTCGCTGGAAGCGTCCCACAGAGGCCCTGGGACGGCCCGTATGACGCCGATGCCGCAGACCATAGACCACTCCACGGATCCGTCATCCAGGCGCACAGCGTCCGGCTGCTGGGACACGGCCACGATAACGAGGTTGGCTTCAGCAGCCTCATGGGCCACATCAGCCAGCGCCTGCACCCGTTCCTTGATTGTGACATTCCTAAAGAAAGCCCACGCCTTCCGGGGATTGGCGTCCCTCAACGAAGACGAAAACAGCGGGAAGATCACTCGGTCAGGCTTAATAATCTGGAGGACATTCTCACCCTCACAGCCCAAGACCAATGCATCGGAATTCGGGGCCTTCCTAAAGATCGGCAGTTCGTTTTCCCTCATCTGGTACACAAAGTAGCGCATCAGTCCTCTCCTTGTTTTTCACAGGGCCACCACTTCGCTTTACCGTGCGGATCGACCAGGTGCGAAAACCCCATTGCCTTCCCCTTGAGGGGGGCAATGTTTAGGTGTTCGAAGTGCCCCAACTCAAGAGGACGCCCTTCGATCCGGGCATCCTCCTCTATCTCTCCCAGGAAGCACTCAAGGCAGAGGCTGTTCCGGGGGTACTGGTCGCTCACCAGCTTCCAGATTGTGGCGGGGAGGCTGTAGTCGACCCGCTTGATGCAGCCGCACTTCGGGCAGGATGGGTGACCTTCCGGGTTATAATTGGAGATCGTCCACATGGCGTTCTTGGGCACATTAACAAAGGGCAACGTGTAGAACTCTCCCATCCCGGTAGATTCGAAAACGCTACCCTCCACGTTAAGGCCCAGCCGAGCGAACACCTCGAACGTCAGCAGACTCCGATAGAAACGCCGAAGCTGGTAGGAGGCATCCCGGCCAGGGTCAATGACCGGCCCATCGTTGGCGTCAAAAACCTTGGTCTCCTCCACCTTGAGTCTGCCTCCCTGAAGTGCCGGGGCGTCCAGGGTAGCGTCCATGCCGGGCAACAGAAGAGAAGGACTGTCCACGTAGTCGAACAGGAAACTGATGGCGTAACGGACCATCGGAAGCCAGGTGTCAATCAGCATCTCCCGGATCATCGTGTCGTACCCTGTCAACAGGCCGCTGGTGGCCAGCATGTGGGCCTGTCCGATAAGGAATTCGTAGGTGGCGAGCGCCTGTGAAGGAACGTAAAAATGGAGTCCCTCCGGGAGGTGCCTGACGATGTCCCACCCCTGAATAAGATCCAGGATCTGGGGGGTGTACTTAACCACGGTATGGGCGTCTGCCTCCGTGGCATAACCCTCCGGGACGTCCTCCACCTTCTCTGTACCAACCCCGGCCAGCCTGATCCTCATGGGTTCCAGTCGTGTCCCCTCCTGGGTGTACAGGGGACTCATCCCATCTACAAGGTAAAGCTGGGGGAAGATGTCCCATTTGCCCTTGAGGTTACGGATCCGTTTGCGTGCTCGTTGTTTGGACATCATCAGATTCCTCCGCAACAGACTGTGCATCTGCCATCCAGGGTTGTGGTGCGAGCGGACTGTTCGTCCACCCGCCCGATTACCCTACCCACAGAATCTGTGTCTTTCCAGGCCTTTTTGCTCTCGTTGGAGTAGATCAGAGAGAATGACCAGAACACCAGGGGCGAAAACGGCATGAGCTTCCCTACCAAAGCCGAGATCCAAAAGCACCTCCCGGAGTACGTCCGGTGGGTGGAAGCGACCCACAATCTCTCACAGAAAACGGTCCGGTACTATGTCCAGTGTATCCTAGACCTGATCCAAGACCTGTTAGACGTACCCGCACACCAGTTCGAAGAAAGGGTGACAACCCGTCTGCAGACCATCCTGACCTTCCAGTCATCCTTTTGGAATGGGCCAGCCGGATTCATGGCCTATTGGCGGAGGACGGAGGCGTCTCCCTCTCTGAGTCAGAACAATGGAGGAGTTATGAGCTTCCCTACCAAAGCCGAAGTCAAAAAGCACCTTCCGGAATACATCCGGTGGACCGCTCATAACCGGGGATTGCAGGGGGAGACGATCAAGCACCATCTCCTGTACATCCAGCGATTGATCGATGTGTCCCCAGAACGGTTCACGGAAGAGTGGGTTGCCCTCAAACAATCGGGGCAGTCTAACTTTGACACAAGCCATTGGTTAGGACAGTCCGGGTTCATGGCCTACTGGAACGAAGCCAAGGGACCGATAGGCCGGTTGACCACCGAAGACGTCATCAACCTCTTCCCTGAATACCGGACCTGGGTCGACAGACATCATGATCTGAGGGGCCTCAGTTTGGTCAATTTCTGTCGGTACATCCAAAACGTGATTGGGAAGAGGGGCGTCAGCCAGATGGTCATCGCTCTAGCTTTAAAAACCCAGCCAGAGTGGTACACCGACGCCTGGGAAGGCCCCAAAGGCTTCCTGACCTTCCTCAAGGAGTACAGCGCCTCAGAGACCCCAACGGAGGACACCTACAATCCGATAGTGACATCAGAAGACAACTTCTCCCCAAATAAAAAGTTCTATGATGAACAGAACAATCCCTGGGAAACAGCGATGCATCGTGTGGCCCGTTCCTTAAGGATCTATGATAGTGAGAACATGTCCGCAGAAGTCGTGGCGGACAAGATCCAGGATGTCGTCCAGATCGTGACGAACCGGCCCAACCCGTGGAAGGAAGCGCTCTTGTCCGTGACCAATGCCTTCGGCTACCCCCCAGAGGGTGACCCCGGACGACCGGCCCGGCAGTTCGCTGGCATGTTCATCCGTCACCTCAAGGGGTCACCGTCGCTGATGCGGGGGCGTACCTCCCGTGACTGGTTGGCGGCGTTCCGCAAACTGTCAGTCCTGCTGGATGGTGATGATCTGGTGAAGCCCGGAGCGGACCCTGACGACTGTTACACCCTGATGGCGAAACTGATCCGGCTGCGGGATGCGGACACCCAGGCCAAGGTGTCGGGCTTCAAGGAAATGCTGACTCAGGCCCTCGCCGCTCGGTACATTGAGAAAGAGAAAAACACCCTCCCGAGTACCCCCGTGGACGACCTACTCAGGAAATTGTCCCAGATCCCGACGACTCCCGAAGCCTGATCGTCCGCCCGGACCAGCGAGGTTCCTTTCTGTTCGGGTTTTTGCACTCAAAGTGATGGAGATCCTCAAGGAACATCCATCCTTCGGCAGTTGTGAGGTAGTCGAAGTTCAGCAGCCTCACAGCCTCAGTTTTTGCACACAGGTCTACTGCCAGGACGGAATGGGAACCGTACCGTTTGTGCCACACGTTGATCTCACAGGGGAGATCCTTGGTGCCCATGAACGAGGGCCACACAGGCTCCTCCACGAACTCCAGTCCGAAACGGTCCAGGGCAGCCTGGATGCCATTAGCGGTTCCGTAACGGCAGCCTGTGAGATCAACCAGTTCCTCGTACTCCTCGGGGGACACGACCTGCCCCGTCCAGTAGGTGTGGGCGTTGGTCACGGTGATTAGTTGGCAGTCTTGACCAACAGCGTTCTCCTGCCGGAACTTTTTCCAGAGGGCCTTCGTGATCCGCTTAGACATCAATTGCTCCTAAGAAAACATTTGACAAGGAGGGACAATTCGTGTGTTCTTTAGGTGCTTATCGCTGTCGCATCTTCTGAAAAGAATATGCGTGGATTGAAACGGCCTAGAGGACATAGGGTTCTCCCGCCGGGGGTAGGATCTCGTACAGGTAGTGAACGTCCGGTTTGCCGTCCGTTTTGGAAGCGCAGGATGCCAGGACTCGGAACTCCAAGGGGGTAGGCTTCCGCATGAGCACCACCCGCCAGGCAAACAGCGCTTCGGCCTCTTCTGTTTCATACACGATCTTCCACAGATCTTTACCAAGCTCCATCGCTGCTAGTGGTGTCTTCATCGGTCCCCTCCGTTCTGTAAGTCTACTCCGTAACACCGGGCAAGGGCACAATCGGAGACCCTCAGAGATCATCAAGGGTGCGATTGGAGTAGAGCTTGTGTGGATGGAACTTGAAGGAGAGTTGACTAATGGCAACGCATATTTTCTACCACTCCGCAGACCTGGACGGGCATTGCGGCGGGGCCGTCTGTTCAAAGGCCCTTCCTGGCTCTATTCTGCATCCCATTGACCACGGGGACGACTTTCCCCATAACGACATCCTGACGAGGGATACCGTTGTCCTTGTGGACTGGACCCCTCCCGCTCAGGATTTCATACGCCTCGCTGGGAAACTGGACTGGCACCCCGAGAGAATCATCTGGCTCGACCATCACGAGCCCAATATCCAGGAGATCGTCAAAACAGTGCAGAGCAAGGGAAAGGACGCCACCGTCTTCCAGGGCAACGCTTTACACTTCGATGACGGCCTCTCCGGTTGCGAAAAGGCGTGGGTACATTTCTTCCCCGGAAAGCCGATGCCCTACACCGTGCGGATGCTTGGCCGCTACGATGTTTGGGATCACGAGGATCCCGAAGTCCTCCCTTTCCAGTACGGGATGAAGGCGGAGGAAGAGACTGATCCTCACAAGAACCCCTGGCTCTGGAAGGGCCTTCTGATCTATTGCGGAGAACTCGAGCCCAAGATCCTCCGTGCGGGGAACGCCATCTCGAAATACGTCCAGGCCCAGAATCACAAGTTGGCTCGGGCGTGTGCTTTGGACATCCGATGGAAGGACCAGGACTGGCTTGCCATCAATGCCCCCCTGTCCAACTCCAAGGTAGTGGACGGACTCTGGAAGGACAACCACGTAGGGGTCTTGGTCTTCGCCTTCCACGGTTCTCGGAACAAATGGAAGGTCACTCTTTTTCGCAATCCGCTCCGTGACGACATCTCCATGGCCGCTATCGCTAAGAGCATGGGAGGGGGCGGTCACGACGGGGCCGCTGGGTTCTGGTGCGACGCTCTGCCTGACTGGACAGTGGCCGAAGCAATCTCTGTGACCAGGGATGGGCGGTAACTCATGAGCATTGCGCTAGACGGATTGAAACTGCGAGTAAGGGTTCAATGCGATCTTTGCGGGAAACTGGTGACAAATAAGGATGTCCAACTAAGCAGGACAACGGTACAACAAAAAACGGAGGAGGAGTGGGCCGAACTCCTCAAACATCGTTGCATACACTGTGGAAGGCACTACTGTGCGGCTTGTGAGGGAGCTTCCCTCCCGGACTACCCCCATCTAGGTCTCTGCCAGAAATGCAAAGAGGACGGGTTGTTTTGGCGTTTCAGCAGACAAAACTACAGACCCCGCTGTATGTTGGGCCTGTACAAAAGGGGCGACCCCATGTTCCTGATGAAACTTAAGGTAGAGGACTAATAGGGGGGTAAAATCAGGACCATGATCTACCCCCTTGATGAGTACAGCAAGGACGTCACTGTCAAGGCGCTAGGTCATCAGGGTACGCTTGGAGTAGAGCTTGTAACGAGAGGAGCTGACATGAGAGTACACACGGAAGACGGTTGGTTCCATATGTCGGCGGATGGGACCTATCCCAAAATGTCCGGCAAATGGCTCTTCTTCGGTCCGAGCATGGGTCGACTAGTGGAGGTGGCCGAAAAGGAGCTGTCAGAAGGCCTCTTCCATCTGGCAAAGGTAAGTACCACGACCAGACGGGGCGACTATGTCCTGTATCTCTACGCTGAAACGGAAGACCGAGCACAGGGCGCTCGGCTGAAAGAGATCTATGACGGACCGCAAGGGATCAAATTTAGATGGTGGAAATCGGAAGAGGCCACAAGGAAACAGCAGACCCCTATACCGTCAACAGGAGGCAACGTGATGCGGTCCATCTGGGCCGATCGTTACATCCCCGACTGGGTAATCGACAGGCACCCCGACGAGGGCCTCCTGACATACGATGACATCTACGGGGACGGTGATTTCTGATGGCCTTTCCCATTGATGAGTACAGCAAAGACGTCACCATCAAGGCCCTGGCTACACCAGGGGACATTCTCACGGTCTGTTTACCTAATGGTTACCCAGAACCGGCATAAACCGGCAGAGGATTTGGTAGTAAACGGAGACCATAGACTCCCGCCAACCCAAGAAGCTCCAAGTTCTTGGCAGCATTGAGGTCGGCATGTTCGGAATGCCCACAATGCACACACTTGAACTTGTCCCCTCTCCGATTTCGCCTGTCCCATCTACGGCATACTCGACAGAACTGCGAGGTTTTCCAGGGGTTCTTCCGTTCCAGCCGGACCCCCTCTTCCTCACATTTCCGTTCAATGAGATCCGCCGTATAGGCATAAAGCCAATGAGACAACCGCCTATTAAACCGACGAGGAAACTTTCCCCGTGTACCACGTTTCACATGTTTCAGGTCCTCGATGCACAGCTCTTGGACACCACTCAAATCAAGAGACTTGAGGGCGTGACCGACCACCGATTTGATATAGGTTCTTGTGTGCTTCCTGCGACGTCCAAATTGTTGGATAAGGGCATATGGTTCATCTGCGATCTGTTGGCCATCAGAGAAGACAAGACCAGCCTTGTAGTTGGAATCCATCCCGAGGATTTTTCCGATCTTCCGCTTGGGGGCTTTGGGCTTCTCCAGCAAGAGGTCTATGTAGAGATCGTCGTTTCTACGACCGAGCCGAATAGACTTGCTGATCTTCCAGCCGTTACTGAGCATCTTGTTGATGTGTGCGGTGCTCTTTGTAGGAATGACCACTCGGGGGGCTCCAGAGCCGATCAGTTTGATAGCGTAATCGAATGCCCCATCGAACTCCGAAACGGTTACGAAATGCGAGCACAGTGTGGCTGTGTGTCTACGAAGACTAGGTTTCCTGTGCTTGTTGGCGTGGGCAGATCGGACCGTTTCCTTCGCTTGTTTGGCAAGGGCTTGAGCAAGTCGGGTCGTGATTTTGAACCTGTCTCGTCCTCGATGTACTGTAGGGAGGTCTGCGAGAGTAGCCGAGAAGTCCTTTCGTTGCCAAAAGAGATCTACAAAGTACTGCGTGGTGTCGTGGCACAATCGCAGAAAATCTACAAGTTCGTCCCGCTTTCCTGTGTTCAGATCGTTGATGAAGATGCGACTGGAGCGTCGCATAGTAGGGACAGAGAAGGTCTTGTGCGCCTTACGCATCTACTTTTTCTTCTCCAGCGCTTGGATTGCTGCTTCTGTCTTCTTCCTGCCTCGTCGCTGCCCGTAAAGACGAGCACAGAAGGACGTTATGATGGCCACGAGGTCTTCCATAAGATCGGAGGTCTTGTCTTCAGCGACGTTGACGACTTCGATCCGAAACGGCGCAAGGGCTACGAACCAGCGGAAACCGAATCGAGTGAGCCTGTCTTTGTGCTCTACAAGAAGCACATCGAAATCCTTAGCAGCCAGAAGCCGGTGGAGTTTTCGTCGCTCGTCGTTAATGCCAGAGCCGATTTCTGTGACCACCTGAACAATTTGCCAGCCTTTTGCTGTAGCATACCGACGGAGCCCATCAACTTGCGAAGCCAGTGCTGCCTTGTTCTCAGATGAAGATTCCCTTGCGTAGATAGCGCACCGACACTCTGTCGTCTTCGGGGTCACTCCTGCCTGTTCTTCGACCCACCATGTGGGGATAAACCAGCGTCCAGTGTCGGACCGGATAGCAGGTATTTCTCCCTTGGCGGCTCTTCTACGAAGAGCTACTCCTTGAAGACCAAGGAGTTTGGCTGCCACCGACGCACGAACTCGAAGTGGTTTTTCATCCCTCATACGGACAACATAGGCCCGATTGTGCCAAAAGTCAAGGAACTTTTATAATGCTTTCGTCCTGCGCCCGTGCTCGCACTGTCAGGGACAACACACCGAGACCGTCCGGGGCGTCGAGTTCCGGTGCGTCCATTGCCAGTTTGGGAAGGAAGAAAGCAACCTGAGCAACCAGCCCATTCAGGTCATCGTCCAGGAGGTCAGAATGAAGGCTGGGGGACGAACCACCTACCTCATCGGACTGGCCGAGGGAGGCCGTTTGGCTAACGAGGGGATCATCTGTGATGGCTTCCTGAGCGAAGCCCTGGAGAAGGCCAAAAACTACCAAGAGGGGACTGGATGACTGAATCAACTTCGATGTGGACCCTGCACCCAAAGTGCCCGTTCTGTGACGCCCCGCTAAGAAGCCTCCTGAGAAGCTTCCTGACATTTTTCCATCGGGAGCTACGAGTGTGGCTCCCGATGGAACGACTCACACCTTGTCCGGTCCTACGCTTGCACCGAGATTTCACTCTTCCAGGGTGCCTTCCACCTCGCCGTGGCCGAAGCAGGAACCTCAGCCCAAGACTACCTAGAAGCGACCCGTCACCTGGACGAGTTCATGGAGGACGTGGTCTACACCCCGAACATGAGGCAACTAGACTGCCGTATTGATTGCAGACCCGTGCCGGGGGAAGCCCGGCGGGAAGGAGCGACACCGATGGGCTGGCACTAGGAAAAGCATGCACCTCGAACAACAAACCACAGAACTGGAGAGATCATTCAGGGCACCAGCCGAGTAGAGGGAGTAACGGATGCTCCATGCTGCTGTGGGGCCAGGAACGGAAACGTGAGCGAGACACGGCATGAAACTTTGGGTCAAACAACGGGTCCGGCTCAGGAAAGGCGTAGACGGCCCTCCTTGCCGTGTAGGAACCGTCATCTCCGTGGAGCGAGGCGGTGCCCTGGTCAAACACGATCAAGCCACTGACATGGGCGACATTTTTGGGCTTTGGGAAAACTTCGGATGGATGGCCTCGGAACTTGAACCCCTATTACAGGAGGTGCCCCGTGGGCCGACCCAAACGTGAGAGGTACAGTCGGGAGCGGGAGATCCAGCGTCTCCTGGACGCTGCGGAGGATGAGTTCGGGGATCTGCTCGGCCCTGCGATGGCCAACAGGGTGCTCTGGGCCAAGTATCGCAAGCGCATGCGGGCACGCCTGATCAAGTTCGGTCAGGGCGAGCGGAACAAGCTGGCCACACAATATGACAACGTCTGCAAAGCCTGGAATCATCCGGGGAGGTTCTAGTGAAAGCGTACAAGGTCGTCCAACGCCACGGGGACAAACGAGTGAGCCTCTTCATGGGTGTCCCTGGGTGGCAGACCTTTTACCCAGTGAAGAAATGGGCCGAGGCTCGCTCGGGGGGTCTCTTCGTATTCGACACCTACACCAACGCTGCTGTCTTCGCTCAGGCCAACGACTTTCGGATGCCCGAGATCTGGGAGTGTGAGGTAGAGGACCGATGCCTCACTGTCATGAGCATCCCCTACATGTCAATTTTATGTACAGCAGCGGACTTTGAGTGCTTCTGGGGGGGCACATACGGCCACGCCCTGATGCCCGTCCCCAAGGGTACGCTGCTGTTTCAACGGGTCAAGCTCACCCAAAAGATGCCCAACCCGGCCCAAAAGGAAGCAGCATGATTGCTTACAAGGTCGTCCGGGTCACAGGTCACCTCTGGTGGAGGAAACGCCTTTCGGTCGTTATTAACAACCCTGACTGGCAGATGGAGTACAAACCTGACGAATGGGCCAAAGCGAAAACGGGCGGCTTGTTCGTGTTCAAAAGTTTGCCAGCAGCACGGATTTTTTCCAAGAACTCACATGGGTGTAAACAGAGCATCGAAATCTGGCGGTGCAAGGTTGCCAAACCAAGGTTCGTGCCTCCTCAGATCATGCCCCTTACGAAAAGATCAATCCTGTTACAGGAGTTCTGGCTCACCCCGGATCACCCGAAGTGGCCCTGGCTCTTGAACACACCCTGCGGAACGGCACTGTACGACCGGGTGATGCTTCTGAGAAGGATGCGAAGATGATCAACTACACGCACGTCTTCGTTGTGGACACGGAACAGTACTCGGGCAACTTCGAGCGATCCCTTGTTGCCTGGATGACAGGTCGGATCGGGGACTGCAGCGTGGGTGACGAAGAAGCGACAATGGCCATAGAGGATATGTCCTCTGAGTTGTACGATTGGTTTGCAAACCACGTGGTCAGCGTGCCTGACGACCACGGTTGTGCCCGTCCCGCAGCGACCTACCCGACCCCCGGCTGGTTCAACAGCGGACATGGGACACACTGGAAGGAGGACGCTGACCCCGAGGAGGTCCGTGTAGCCCACGAGAAGTCCGTCCGAAAGACCTACGAGGGCTACATGGGCATCCGGGCGTGGACCATCTTGCCACCGATGTTAGCCCTAGCTGTAGATTTCATCTACGTGGCGCTGCTCGTCCACTATTATTCGGTACGAATAGAACTCGCCGCTCTTCGGCGGACACACAAACCTGGAGGATGACAATGAAAAGTCACGAAACGATCATCGTCGAACAAACGGTCTCGGACGGGGACTCGGGCTGGATTCACGGGATGATGACTACCGTCATCCGTTTCATTGTGCCCGAGTTGGACAACCTCGCAATCACCGTTCACAAGGACAGGCTGTACATACTCACCGGCTTCGACCTGAAGGAGGCACCCGACACCAAGGTCGTGGGGCACTGCCAGCTTCCCGCCGAGACGGTCAACAAAGCCCTGGCCTATGCTGATGCCAAAAAGGAAATCATCAAAATCCTACAGCCCCTTGTGGATGAGCACATCACCGTTCCTTAAAACCTGCTGGAATGTAACAGGCATCAAGTTTGAAGCTGTGCCGCTGCCAGACGAATCTGATCCAACGGTAGTAAACCTCCGGCCCAACGGTAAGGGCTCGATTGACGACCGCTCTAATCGCCCGAATCCCAAGGAACTGGTCCGCTTAACACGGAATCGCTCTCTCAGCACTCGTTTTACGCCTCTCGGATGATCGTTAGTACCGATGTGTTCGTCTCCAGAACGTCTGAGCACACCAGAACTTCCCACCCAATCAGCATGAGCTTTCCTGCCGCACGAGCGGCAATGGAACCTTGTTGAATTTCGGTTTCCTCGATGAACATAACCACAAGAAGGACACTCCTGCGAAGTATAAGCTGGGTTCACCTTCTCAACCGGAGTCTTCCTTTCCAAGTTGACTTGTAACGCCCTGTAAGCAAACCTCTTTTGACCCCGACAACCTCGAAGATCAAGATCCTCAACCACGAACACTGTCTTAGGATGACGAACGATAAGGGTGTTTACTACACGACCCGTTTCTGTTTTGATCAACCCACTCAGTTTGCTCTCAAGGTGGTCCAACTTTGGACTGTTGTCCTTTAAGTCCTGTCGTTGGCGATTTGCTCTGAGATTCCTGACACGAGCGTAGAGTTTATCGAACTTGAGTTTGACGTGTTCACCATAGGTCACGCCATCTGATGTAGCTGCGAGCACATTCAAACCAACGTCCACACCCAACTTAGGCCAACCTTCCTGTGCTTCAGGAACAATCCATTCGTCCTTGCTGACCGCCTCAAAACGCCAAAAGCCTCGCTTGGTCTTGCGGGCTGAAACACCTTTGCTAACTTGGTCAGCCTGCTGGATGTAAGGATTCCCAACGAGAGGTAACCAGACGGACTTGCGAGGTTCTAACGAAGACACCCTCAGCCAGAAATCCCCGAGAGGAGCTTTAGTTGTGTCTTCCAATCGAGCCGTCATTTCTGACAACATCATGGGCAGGTTGTCCCTTACGATAGGCTTATTGCCTCCGTATGTGTCCAGCAGAACGTGGTAGGCGTCGAGGTGGTCTTGGGTAATGAATTTCCATGGCTTACTGATGGATTTTAATCCAATGGTGTAGAGTGCTTTGGCGTCTTGTTCGGTAAGGGTACCATCGTGTTTGAGATTGGTGATAGTCGGCTTCAATTTGCGAGCGTAAGTGGCCTTGGCCCAAGCGCTCACGATCTGGATGGCGTGGTCTCGTGCGATCTTTTCGATTTGGGATGTAAGGTTGGTAGCTCGTGGAAAGAACGTCTGTTTGGCGGACTTCGGGAGATTGTGGGTTCGCTGGTCGAGCATTGTTTGTACGCAGATACGGACATACTTGACGTAGACTTTGTGCAGGGCTTCCAACTTATCGATTTTGGACGGGTTGGTGTCCTTGTGAAGTCGAAAGATGCGACACTTCATTTACTAACCTCTGATTCCTGTTTCAAACAGGAATAGTTAGATTTTAGCAACTAAATCGGGTGCTGTCAAGTACCCTTACAAGGAAGACGTGGAGAACGACTCCACGCCCGTGTGAATGTGTAAAGACTGTCGGGACATGGTAGCATAGGAGGTCTGATGTCAGAAGTCAATACACAGCCCAGCCCTTGACTTTAGAACGATCTTCCTGCACAATCCTTATGTAGGAGGAGGGCATCATGTCACGCTCACGGAAGAAGACCCCGAAACAGACTATCGTTTGTTGTAATTCAGAGAAACTCTGGAAGCGGTATATGAACCGTCGTGTCCGTAGAGGGGCCACACAGCGCCTTCTCACTGACGGGGACGGGGACAACATCCCGGACCTGAAAACGCTATACGACCCCTGGTCTGGCCCGAAGGACGGCAAACGTCGCTTCGACCCCGACGAGCACCCTGAAGACATGCGGAAATAGCTCCTTTGTGCCTGTAAGTCCCAACAGGGGATCATCTGTGACACCACCAGAGTAGCTGAGGGTAGGAGGTCACAATGGGAGACATGCACGACCACGATGAGAGATTTCGGAACGGTGAACACCTCCGAGATGACGACTTAGAGGGCTATGCCCCTCGGAGGCCCAGCGGAACACGCCGACCCAAACACAAAGGCTGGGCCACTTGGCAGTGGGTCCTGTTCTCCGTGCTGGCTTTGGCCTGGGTCCTCTTCGCTTTTGGGCAATGGGTGGAACAATTCGGGGTCACATGGGCCTTCTTCGTAGACTATCTGGTGGTGTCCTTCAACTGGGCCTGGAAGACGTCCCTGCTGACGGTCGCTCTGGTGATCGGGTGGGCTGTCCTACGGGTGGTCATCACGGCGCTCGGGAAGCTCATCTACAGGTAGGAACGTTTACGGACCGTTCTCCTAAACTGACCCAATCGAGGACACAGGCCCCCCATCAGGGTTAGGTTCCTGCTTCATTGAGGATAGTTTCACTTGGTTCAGATGAACCAAGCCAGCGCTTTCCTCTCCACAGGCTGTAACCGTCGAACTGACGGCCAAATTTCTTAAATTACAAGCTGCGTTCTCATCACGATCCTGTATGTGTCCACAGGAATCACAATGGAAAACACGATCCCTCAAGGTTAATTTGTGCTTAACCTCACCACAAACCGAACACATCTTGGACGAGGGGAACCATCGATCTGCCTCTACGATTGTCCCACCGTGCCAAGCTACCTTGTACTTCAGACAACGAAGGAAGTTTCCCATCGTTGCGTCAGATAAACTTCGAGCCAGACAATGGTTTTTCATCATCCCTGACACATTCAAGGACTCGATCCCAACAATCACACACCGTTTGGCTATCGCAGTGGTGGCCTTATGAAGCGCATCCTTACGAACGCAGGAAATTCGATAATGTTGGCGGGCGAGACGATGCTTTGCTTTCCCCCGATTCCTCGATCCCTTCTTCTTTCTGCATACGTGAATGACCCAACCCAGGCCTTCCTGCCTGGTAGCTCCCTGAGAGCTGGTCGACAATTCACCATCAGAAAAAACATTGCAACACTGGCCACCCTGATCGGTGTAAAACTGAAATATCAACAGGCACAGAAATTCGAGGCCAAGGACAACATTACCATGTGCGAAATCACGGAATGACCACCGACGACGGCAAGCTCACGTCCGAGCAACGGGCCAACTGGAAACGGACCCTGAGCGCCTCTTTCGGGCTACCCTCCTGGTTCCTCACGGACAAGGATGTCCAGGAGTTCCGGGACAAGACCCAGCGGGAAGCTGATCAGAAGGCCCTGGAACGAGCCGCAAAGGAGGCCCTCACTCGCCAGGAAGCCTCCTGTACGGCATACAAAGTCGTCGTCAGTACTCTCCGGGGTGACTTAGAATCCTTTTCCCAGTACTCAGCCTGGGCCTACAGCTACACCCCCGAGAAATGGATGAGCGCATTCCCTGGCTCAGGTCTTTTCGTGTTCGCCACCCAGGACCAAGCTATGAACTTTGCCAGCGCATCCATTTTCCGAAGTCAGGTTTGGGGGTGCGAGTGTGAAGGCCCAATGGCAACGCCGCCTATGGTCCTGGGCATGCTGTATTCCGATGTGCCCCTTCAGCGCTTCTGGTCCAATCACCATCTGGGGCTCCCGCAGCCGCTGGAACCCCACCTCATCAAACCCCCGGAGGGGACGCTGTTGTTCAAACGGGTCAAATTGATCAAGCGGCTCACCCCCCAGGCCAAACAAGGTCCCTTCTAACGCCCGGAGAGCCTCCCACAACTTGATCTCCGTGACCTTCCTGTCCCAGCAGTCAGGCAACTCTACCCCCCCCCCGATCTGCAGCTCGTCCGTGGCGATACCATAGAGATCGTCATCGTTCTGAAGACACCCGACCCCACACTGCAGGCTCCAAACGGTTCCTTCACTACCATCTCTCTTGGGGGCTTCCAACGTCTCAAAGGCGATGACCATCAGGTCACAACCCGACTGGACCTTCATCAGGTCGTCCACCTTGGACCGGAGGAGAGTTCCGACTGAGGCCACAATGTTCCGGGGGCTGGGGAACACCTTGTCCGTCACAATGATGGTGAACATCGGAAGGAGTACCCGCTTGTTCGGCTCTGGGATCTGAATCACCCCCACACCGTCATCCCCGATGGCCCACGCTGGAGTGCCCTGTACCTTCTCAAGGATCGGGACGGCTACACCGCTTGCCCGGATGTTCACGTACTTCATGGACGCCCGTGGGGCGGACTCGACTCGGGGAGGGGTATCGAACCCTGGAGGAAATACAGCATTCGGTGGGTAACGCATTGGGGTCTCCTTTTGTCAGATCACTCTACCCCAGTCGGAACTGTTGGATCATCTGACACCGTCAGGGAGTAGAGGATGTCAGGAGGTGCCCTATGCACGAAAAGATCCGCAAGTCCTTGATCCGCAAACTCATCCCCGATTTTCGCAACTGGCTCTACACGAAGGCCCGACAAGGCAAGGGACTGGCCGAGAAGACCATCACGTACTACCTGCTCAACCTGGATCGCCTCCTGAAGGTGCTCCCGGACCCGTTCACGATCGATGACGTGAACAAGGTAGTGGCGGACGACTGGGCCAGCCAAACGAGCAAGAACAAGCAGACGCATATGGCGTCCGTTTGGAGCAACCTCCAGGTGTTCCGTCTCACCCTGCTCCTGGCCAAGGACACGCCCCCGGCCATCTGGGGTGTGTCCCCCAAGACCGTCATCAACCGGCTCCCCGAGTACAGGATTTGGATGGAGGCGGGGGGGCTGCTCAAGCACGAAACGGTAGAGGAGTACCTGCGAATCGCACACATCGTCCTGGGCTGTGTGACCAACGTCACGACCGAGAACCTGAAGGAGGCCCTGACCGGGCATCCTCTCCGTTACCGTTATGCCACACTCGGGCAGTCTGGGCTGCTGACATGGTGGAAGAACGTCACGGTAACCCCGGACACGGCAAGGCTCCCCGCCAACATCCCGACCGTCACCTGGGACATGCCCGAAGACTTCTCCGTCCCACTTGCCGCCATCCCGGCGTACAGGGAATGGCTGGTCAAGGAACAAAACTTCAAGTCCAGTTCCGTTCGGGTCTGGGTCAGTGCTGCGGAACGCATGATCCACAAGGGCACCCCGATGAACATCAACACCCTCGTGCGTGCGACCTACATCAACTACTACGCCTGGATCGGCCCCTCCGGTTTCGTGCCCTTCTGGAAGCAGTATAACAAGCCGTCCGAGGTCACGGAACCGGATCCGATCCCTGCAAAGCCCAAGACGCCCAACAAGAACAAGGAGACCCCCTTGAAGTATTGTCACCTGTTCCCGACCGAAGCCCAGGTAGCCCAGTCCCTGTCTGAGTACCCCGATTGGGTGGTGCGCCGGGGTTGCACCCCCAACACGGCGGAGGTTTACCGCAAGGCCCTCCGGCAGTTGCTGAAGACCGTCACGTCCTGGGACCAGGAAACCGTAAATAAGGCGCTCTCAGGAATGAAACAGACGCCCAACTATGCCTGGAACGGAAACTACGGCTTCCTGGCCTTCTGGAACGAACGGAACGCCCTTCCGATCAGCCACCACCAGATCCAGTCGTTGACTCCCGCCTTCCGCTCCTGGATGAGGGAACAGGGTCACACCGAGCGGGTGGCTGGCGACTACGCCAAGGCAGTCCTTGGGCTGTCCCTTAAGGTCAAGTCCTTCAGCCCGACCGACCTCGCCCCGGTGCTCAACAAGTCCAAGCACTACAGGAACGCCTGGAGAAAGTTCATGATCTTCTACCAGGCCCAGGACATCTCGGTCGAGGCCCCCACGAAGGCCACGCCGGTCCCCGAGCCTGAGCCGGTAACGGACACGCCCACCGACATCAGGAAGCCCACCAAGGCCGACGTCGAGGCCCTCAAGGGCGCATTTGAACTCTGGCTGAGCACAAGCCGCAAGCTCAGTCGGAAGTCGACCGGCAACCGTATGAGTGGACTCCGGCAGATCATCAAGCACTCCACCTCACCCACTTTGGATGACATCTACTCCGTGCTGAACATCCCAATGTCCAACTTCTACCGGGACGCTTGGCTCGGGGGCTCCGGCTTCATGCACTTCTGGACTGAATACAGGGACATTCAGACGCCCCTCATCGTCATGACGCCCCCGGTGGAGACGCCTGAACCCGCCGAGGCGCTCTCCAAGCCCCTGACCTGGGAGGGGGGCCTCAAGACCGTGGCCAAGTCCCTCGACTCCAACTATGATCCCAAGGCAAATGCCAAGGAAATGGTCGACAGCATCATCAAGGAATGGTCGGAAGACAATGACTTGTTGAATGTCCTGATGACCCAGGCAGGTATCGAAACACCCCAGGACAGCACAATGGGCAAATGTTTCCAGCTTCTCCTGGATGCAGCGGAGGCCCCCAAACCCGAGACCACCCCGCAGTCCGATGTGTATGAACAGAGTTTCCGCACCCTGATCAAGACCATGTTCCACGGCAGCGCCCTCACTGACCCTACTGAACTGACTGAGTCCTTCCGTGACGGTTGGGCAACGGATTGGGCTAGACTCAACAACTGGATGGACGAAGCGGGAATCAACAGGGCGGATCCCCTCATCACACTCAGGGAGGCCATCCGCCTCCTCAAGGCCGACTGGGACTTCAAGTCTGTACCCCAGGACAACCCCTACAAGGACGCCCTGGTGCAGATCAGGAAGACCCTCAACATCACCGGGGTCACCGACCCCCACGAGGTAGCGGAAAGTATCCGCAACACCTGGATGGTTCTCGAAACGCTGCTGACCGAGCTTCTGCACAAGGCCGGATGGTCCAAGGGGCAGACCCTCACCTTCCCCGAAGGACTTCGGTACCTCAAAAGGAACTGGCCTGACAGGGGTACCCCGGCCAACCTGACCCAGGAGATCCTCGCCGCACGTTGGCGGGAGACCAAGACCGGAACCGACCCCAAGGTGCTGGATGCACTCCTCGCCAAGCTCACATGACAGATTCAACACTGGATCATCTGCTGCCGCCAGGGAGTAGATGATCCAGTAGGAGGAACACGATGAAACACCCGACCAGGAAACAAGTCAGGGCCTTCCAGCCCGAGTACGCTGAGTGGCTCCAGCAGATGGGCGTGGCCCCAAGGCGGATCAGAGCGAACACCCTGTGCCTTGACATGCTGCTCCGAGAAACACACTCGCCCTTTAACGAAAAAACCGTGGCCCTCGCTGTCATACAAACGACAGGCATAGGCCTTCAAGAAGCTTGGGCCACGTCCCAATTCAGCTTCCTGGCCTTCTGGAAGGACAAGACCGGACCCACTCCGGGTGACTTCCAGTCCCACAAGACCCGATTTTACAGTTGGTTACAACACGGGGACGACCCCAACGTACAGCGTTATAGCGAGCGGGTCACCACCGATACAATGTATGCCCTTACGGGGCTGTCCCACAAGGGCAAATCGTTCCGGTCCTGTGACCTGGAAGAGACCCTCAACCGTTCCGGGCACTACAGGTTGGCCTGGAAGCGTTTCCTGAAGTTCTGGGACACCATCGACCAGCCCCCACTGGAACCCCCGGCAACGTCCCAACCGGCACCTCCGGCCCCCGTGAAGGCCCCGGAGCAGGCGGACACCTCCCTCCCTCCTCTGACCCGGTACAACGTCCTGAAAAACCTGACACGGTACAACAGGTGGCTGCAGGTGGCTGACGGGTTCGACACCACCAACCTCCCCGCACGGCAATGGGCCATGGCGAGGATCCTTCGCCTGTGTCACTCCGAAAATATGGATGACCTCCCCCAGATCCTTGTAGAAAACGGCGACCTCCACGCTGTGTGGCACGGCATCGATTTCGGCTTCCTCACCTTCTGGGCGTTTCAGTATGGACCCAAGGACGCCTCCGAGGGGTCCACGGACCAGCCGAAACCCCCCACCATGACCGAAGCCCTGGATGTCCTGGACGACTACGAGCGGTGGCTGAGGGTCTGCCACGGGTGGCGTCACAGCGCTGTAAGGGGACGATATCGGACCATGATGCTGGGCCTCAGCCGGTGCCAATCCGAAGACCTGTCCGACCTGTACCAGTTTACGAAAACGGACGACGCCTTCCACACGGCGTGGCACGGCATCGATTTCGGCTTCCTCACCTACTGGAATCTCCGGCACGAGAAGGTCCAGATCCCGAAGACTCCCGTTACACCAATGGGCGTGTGGGAACAGTGCCTGCGCTCCGTGTTTCAAGCACTCAGCCCTGGCACCTTCCCCCCTAGCGACCCCCGCAAGTTGGCCGACACCATCAACAAGACCTGGGGGGAGACCCACGAACTGCTGTCCAAACTGCTCACCAAGGCAGGCGTCACGACCAAGATCATGACGGCCACCGACGCCCTCCATGCCCTTCTGGTGGTATGGCCGGAACCCGAGCATCCCGAGACCGAGCCTACCCCGAGCGACGTGGCACACGACAGGGAGAACGAATCTACCAGGATGCCCACCAAGATTGATGTCAAAAGGGCGGTGGGGGACTATCAGGCATGGCTGAAGGACATCCAGGGACTGAATACCACGGCAATCTGGGAATGCACCGTGGATCTCCAAGGGAGCGTCTGCGCCTGCTGCTCCCACGATCTGGAAGATCTCCCCAGGATCAAGAGCGAACACAAGCCGTTCAAGGAAGCCTGGGACGGCCCCAATGGCTTCATGGCCTTCTGGAATGATCGCCGCCGGACCCCAAAAGCGATCAAGAAAACGCCCCCGTAGCAGTCGTCGTGTGGGAGAACACCTACCGGGACAACTGGGAAGGTTGGCACATGGCCCGGAAGATGCTGACCAGATACGAGGGGTGGCTCTCCTACCACGACGAACTGCGACCCTACATCAACTGGATCGACCAAGGCAAAGACCTGCCCCGACTCTCGGTCGTTACAACCTACCCAAACCCAAGGATCGGGACGCTGAAGACCCAGGGGCGCAATGTCCCCGTCCTGAGTCATACCACGAGTAAAGACGGAGACCACCATCGCATCCACCTGAGGACACGTCTGTGCCCCGGCACATGGCCCAGCTATGTCAATGAAAAGTTCAATGCCACGCTGACCATAGGAAACCAGCAGTGGGAAGGCCCATGGCGGGCCTACGAGGACTATGACACACCCTACAGCAACACCATCCGGTTAGACCCACCTACACAAAAGGCGTTAGGAATAGAACACCCCAGCCAGCCCACCTAAGCCCCCCACCTAAGCCCCTTCACCCCAATAAGGATACACAACCCGCAGAAGGACCAGAAACGCCCACACAAGGCCACGTGGGATCCCCTAAAAGCATATACAGCCAGTGTACCCAATCCCCTAGAACGTAAGACCACATGACAACAACCACAAAGTGATCGGAAATAGCCACTGAAGGCCACATGGGGGTTTATAGGGACGTATCCCTGACAATTCCAGCGATAGCCGGAACCGTCCCTGATAGGTCGGGCAATCGTTATAGAGGAAAAACCGGCAAAGTCCCTCCTTTTCACACCGTTTTCTTGACACCCCAACGCCCAAGGAGTAGGAAAGTTGGGAGGCCCCAGACTGGGGATCGCTGAGAATGGCAGCGTCAGTCAGGTCGGGGGCGTAACGCTAGGTGGCCCGAATGTCAAACCGGCACGAAGAAAGAGATTGCTTGACTCGAATTGAAATCTAGATTCTGTAGGAGTTGCTTATGCCACAGATTCTCTACACCCGGTCGAATGATGGTTGTGATGAAGTTCGAGTACGGGAGACGGAGGGTGGCCGTATCTATACACTAGAGCGGCCTACAGGTGCTGAGACGTTCGACTCGGCACGCAAGCTACTCATCATGGTAACGGGTCATCCTGAGGCTCGTCATTGGACGCTGGACCGTTACTTCCGGACGGGGCGTCACACCCCTAGAGGCAGGAGTGCTTCGTCACCGATCCTAGAAGCTCTGGGTCCGGGTGGTTGGGCTATTGATCCGTCGAGCTTGTCAACTCCTTCGGGCATTGTTTCGGTACGTCGGTTGGGTGACCCACAGAATCTGGGTATTGACTTGGCGGTGCGTGGCCGTGAGGTAGCGAAGCTCCTCTACAAGGGGTTCTCTGGGAAGATGCGAGCGGCTCGTTATGAGCCGGAGGATGTTCTTCAGGAAGTTTACAAGGGGATACTCATCCGCAACAAGGGCAAGTGCCCCTTCGATGCTCGGGTGGCGTCCTTTGGTCATTACGTTCACATGGTCTGTCGGTGTGTGTTATCGAATTACCACAGGCGGTCGCAACGTTATCGTAGTGTGATGCAGGCGGGGTTGCCTGGTTGGACTGAGGATGGGCTGACAACGGTAGATGCGGGGGATGACCGTGCGTTGGTGGGCGTGGTGACGGATCCGTCTGATGTATCTGAGGAGTCGTTGATGCTGGACCTGATGGATTCTTTACGTCCCCATCCTCAACGTGAGTTAGCGATACAGGCCATGCCTTTGCTGAAAAGAGGCAAGGGCATGGCCTGGGAATATGCTGGTGCTGTCTTGGATGAGTCCCCGGCTACGATGTCCAAGGCATACGCTTACCTTAGGCGTGAGATTCATCATTACCGGGACGCTCACTAGAGCACTGGAAAAGTCCAGTACTTTCGTTGTAATCTGCACAAAAAGATCTGGGCAAAGAGTACTGGAAAGTACTTGACTGTGGGGTGCTGACCTAGATTCTGTGGGTTATCCCGGTGGGGGATCATCTCAGCGACCCACAGAGTAGTCTAGGTGAAGGCAAACGATTCGTCGGTGTCTGGGTCTGCTCCGTAAAGAAATAGAACGTCACGGCCCACGGGTATGGCCCACTTTCGGCTTGGCAGAGCTTCCGTCTCCCAGGTAAACTGAGAGCAACGTTATGGGTGTGTCCCTGTAGACCCACAGAATCTAGGTGTGACGTCCTTTGGGGGCTGTGTTGGGGTAGACTGGTGGGGGCATGGGATTTTGGCGTCGTTAGTGGGTGACCCCTGCTTTTCGGGGGCACACAAAATGACATGTCGGAGCATGGTGGGAGCCTTTTTTTTGCGGTGGCTCATGTGGGGGCGTTTCTGAGTAGTTACTGTGTGTGATTTTGCTGTGGGGGTTTGTCTATGGGGATTGCGTCACCTGATGATTACATCTCGACTTTAGAGGCGGCAACGCTTTATGGGACTGACCGTGCGGCTATGCGTCGTGAGGCAATTCGTCGGGGCTGGGACTCCGTTCGTTTCTTTAGCAACATGCTGGCTTATGACTTGGATGACTTTCTGGATTGGCATATGGGGCTTCAGAAGCCGGATCGTCGTCCTTGTTTGGGTTGTGGCAAACCTTCCATGGTTGACCGTTACTATTGTGACCGCTGTGCTCAGCTTCGTAAGGGGTGTGGTGTGATTTGCAAGGAGGCTGCTGGCGTGGCGGGACTTCCTTTTTCGAGTGGTGACTGGTAGATGCTTTGTCCAGTACTTTCGGACATTCTGTGGGAGGCTTCTTTGGGGAAAGCAAGCAAAACAGTCGCTGGTGTGATCAGGAAAAGATCTGGGATTGTCTTGACAGGAGTACTGAGGCTGTGTGGTCTAGATTCTGTGGTTGGCCTTCTGTGGGAGTCCAGTACTTTCGCTGTGTGGGGTGCAGAAATAAACCGTACTGACAAAGTACTATAGTACTTGACTGGGGCAATACTCTAGATTCTGTGGGTCGTCCCTTCGGGGTGGTACAAAAGGCTCCCTACATGGGTCGCCAACTCATTTACGGTTAGTAACGACGTAGAGTTGGGTTTTCGTTTTACGGGAGGGTCTCAGGAGACTAATGGTGAGCCTTTTCCTGTCGTGCTGAGATCGTCACACCCATATGCTACCGCCTCACAGACGCCTGCAGGTTTTCATTTCTCATATAACATCTTTGGGGATGGATCACAAAAGGAAAAGGTTCTTTGGCCCCACAGAATCTAGGGTGACGCCCTTTGGGGGCTGTCTTAGGGTAGACTGGTGGGAGCATGGAGGGAATGAGATGAAGATTCCAGTGATGACACCGCTGACGGTAGTGAAGGGTAACGACGGGAAGAGCGTAAGCCAGTTTTACTGTTACGAGAGGATTGGTGGTGCGGTCTTTAAGCTCCCTGAGGGTCTGACTCCAGACCTTGAGGTTCCTTGGACGTCGGAGGAGAAGGCTGGGCTGCCTTGCTTCCTAAAGGGGGACAGGTCAAACATCACCTGATCAGCTACAGTGACCTTGAGGTGGGGATGCCTGTGCTGGTGCCTACACTGTGGGGGTACACCCTTGGGGTGGTCACGGAACTGACTGAGGATGGTGGTTACGCTCGGGACTATGGCCACACTGAGGAGAAGCCGGGCAATCAGTACCTTCTAAGTTTTGCTCGGGATGGGTGGGACTGCTGGTCGTGTGGTTGTGCTATGAACCTGAGGGCTCTCAAGCGTCTGGGGGTAACCCGGTAGCCTGTGGGGACCATCTGCTGACCCACAGAGTAGCTGAAGTGGGGAGAGTGGGGTGTCTTCCTCTAGATTCTGTGGCCTCCCTTTTGGGGCCTGTTCTTTTACTCTCCCTACAGGGTGTCCCAACTCATTCTGAGGTAGTGTTTATGCGGGTCTCCGAAAACGGGTGTGAAGCGGACGTTGGGCGTTTCATCTTGGTGAAAACGTCTGAGACGAGAGGGTGGGTGGTCACACTGTCCTACTTTGCGACACCTCTGTCGTGTTGTGGGGCGGGCTGCCCGAGCAATTGTCACTTAGAATCTCAGATGACCTGACGACTCATCCAACTGTGGCAGCCTGGTGGGTGTTACGTTGGCGTGGGTGGCGGTCTTACGTTGTCGTAAGCTAAGAGGGGGCTGCCAGGATCATCTCACCGACCTGCGGAGTAGACCTTGTGTAACGACCGCGACTAGGGGGGTACTTGACAGTGCCCTTCATACTTACTAAAGTCTAATTATTCCTGCTTGAAACAGGAAGCTGTTGTGGCAGGAAGGCTTACGCTGATTGGGTAGGAGGTTCTGGTGTGCCCAGATGTTCTGGAGACGAACACATTGGTATTAACGATCATCCAAGAGGTGTAAAACGAGTGCTGGGAGAGCGATTCCGTCGAAGACGGACCAGTTCCTTGGGATTCGGGCGGAAGGAGCATCCGTCATCCGAGCCCTTACCGTTGGGCCGGAGGCTTACTACCGAGGCACTTGGGTCACCAAGGATCGGCACAGCCTCAAACTTGATGCCTGTAGGTTTTAGCAGGTTTTGAGGAACGGTGTCCTGTTTCCCATTGTGAAGCCGTGCGGGGGGTAACGCAGCAAGCGTTGTTGTGGATGGACTGGCGCTGCGTGGCTGACTGATTCAAGGCGCAACCCTGAGTAGGTCTACGCAGTTGATGGTTCGGAAAGCAGAGACGTTAGCGGTTTCAGAAGGAGCGCAGTCTGGTGGCGTCTCCAACTTTAGTCTGTAGGAACGACGCCTAAAAACCAGCCCTACAGAGTGTCAAACTTCACTTATGAGTCTCAGACTACCAACCTTCGTGGGATCATCTCAGTACTCTACAGAGTAGTTAAAGTGAGGGGGGCAAATGACCCCCTGACAAGGAGACACCATGGCGGTCAACAATGGAAACCCCTACCCTACTTCAAGGCCCTTCCCCGCCAAGTTCCCAGGGACCTGTGATTGGTCCGGGACAAAGTATCGGAAGGGCGAGATCACACGGCGCATCATCGACCGCTACGACGCCGACACCGACAGAGAAATCAACCCCCGCTATGTGCGGGAATGCTTCGTGAACATGGCATGTGACCCCACCTGGCGGCGACTGGATGAGAACTTCACCATCGAGGGGATCCTAAAAGACCTGGTCCGGTTCATCCTCGTGGACAAGAACGGCAAGGTCAAGGGGCCGTACACCTACCGGGGCGAGCGGTTCGAAGTGCCTGGCTACACAGTACAGACCAGGAGCTGCGGACAGATGAAGCAGACGTTCACCGCTGCGGTGGCAGTGCAGGTACTGGAGGGCTGAGCGATGAAAGCTGGGCACGATTGGAACTGGGTGGACCAGGAGGTTCGATATGCCTTCGGTGACCGGGACCGCCCCTACAGCATGGACGTCTGGGTATGCAAACGATGTGGGAAGGAAGTGAAAACCAGAGGATCGGGCAAAGGACCGAAGCCTGGAAAGTGCCCCGCTGCAAAGGGGGGCTGAAGATGCACTGGAACATTCACGCATTGGGGCGGGGGGACAATGGATACGAAAGCTAAGACAGAGCTTGTGGCGATGACCCAGGCACTTACTGAAAGGCTGCTCCATCGGGACGCTGGGGACAGCAGACCCACTATCGAATTCACCAAGGCACAGTTTGACGAGTTGTCGAGCCGGTGTGAGGCGGTCATTGTTTGTGGTGGCAAACCTCATCGTCGGTTTGCTGGTCACATTGACGACCTCATCTGGGAAGCCCGTGCCCGCAAGGACCGGCGGCTCAAACTGTCACCTGAGGAAGCGGCGTGGGCGGCAGCAGAGATGGACGACGCAGCGCTGGTCTCCAAGCGTCTTTTTAACAATGGTGGAACCAGGAAGGAACTGACCCAGAGTCGTTCCTACAGGAAGGCAGCGATGATGCTGCAGGCTGTGGGGCCAGAGTAGATTATGTGATGGTGGGACTGTCCCCAAGGGAGATTGTGATGCCTATCTGGAGTCAACGACTGACCGTGGATAACATTGAGGAGGTGGGGGAACGTCTCAGGGGCCTCTTGGAGGACAAGATTTACGTCTTTGTCTCCACCTCGGAACGTAATGGGTTTGTTCCTGACGTCTTTGCAGGGCAACGGTTGGCCAGAGGGACGGCCATTACTGTCTCGATCATCAGGAAGGACTTCGGGATCCTCACCGTGAATGACGGGGACATCTGGCAGGTTTCGACGGGCAAAAATTTACCCAAGGAAAGACCCTTTGAGACACCCCAGGTGACCTTCTATAACGATAAGGTCCGGATCAGTCACAGATCCAGAGACGGGAGTGTTCTCCACTGGGTCATCATTGTGACTGGAAACATCCCCGAGGAAGCTCTGAGTTAAAGCACAAGCACCCTCGTAGCGAAGGGACTAGGGAATAGGGTAGGGGAGGCCCACGCTGGCCGTCTAAGGGCTTTTTAACCGTGGGTTGGGGGGAGTCTGTGGGCACCCCGTTGGGGTAGAGTGCATAGGGACTCTTTCACAGGAGGTGTTCTGATGTACGGTTACCATTTCGTTCGTGAGGATTTGAAGCTGGGTTATGAGGACGGTCGGGATGTCATCGTTGGTGAAAAACTGACTGTCGATTGTGAACCTATTCTTTGTGAGCAGGGTCTTCATGCCAGTAAGAGTATCCTTGATGCTTTGCAGTACGCTCCTGGTCCGATGCTTTGCCGGGTCCGCCTTTTCGGGCAGATCCTGCATAGTGATGACAAGTCGGTTGCAACCGAGCGTCGGGTCCTTTGGATGTTTGATGCCACCGCACTCCTGCGGTACTTCAGCCGTTGGTGTGCGGCTCAAGTAGTGCATCTGTGGGACGCTCCTGAGGTCGTATTGGAGTTCCTCAAGACGGGAAATGAGGAATTGAGGGAAGAGGCATACAAGAGTGCCAGGGCCAGTGCAAGGGCCAGTGCAAGGGCCTGGGCCTGGGCCAGTGCCAGTGCCAGTGCCAGTGCAAGGGCCAGTGCCTATGCCAGTGCATGGGCCAGTGCAAGGGCCAGTGCCATGGCCAGTGCCTATGCCAGTGCAAGGGCCAGTGCAAGGGCCGATGCAGAGGCCGATGCAAGGGCCGATGCAGAGGCCGATGCAGAGGCCGAATTTCTGCGCCTGATCCCTTTTGCCCGTGCGGGAAAGTTGCCTACGGAAATTGTCATCCCAAAGAAATAGACCAGTACTGACCTGGTGACGAGAGTCCTCTCTGTCACATGACTGTCTCAAATGTTCTCGTGCAACTGAGTCTCACAGTGACCGACAACTTCGGAGGCAGTCCTACGTCTGGTCCCAAAGTTGTCGAGCGCCCACAAGTACTTTCGTTTTCCCACCGGAGAGAAGAGATCAGGGTAACGGCCTCGGGGCATAGGGTAGGGGAACAACTACCCTTGGAGAGGGAACGGCCCACAGGAGGGCACTGTGGGCCTCGGGTGGCATAATGGACGCCAGGTGTCGGACCCAGATTCTGTGGACCACCCGTGAGCGGGGCCTCTTTCACTGAGAGATACAGTTCTCTCTTACAGGACCGTTAGGCATACAGGTGGGTGATAAGAACATTGAGGATCATTCCGATGTTTGACCAGTCCACGTCTTCCTGCTGGAGGATTTCCCGGATAGTGTATACCTCCACGAAGGTCCTTTCCGTGTCCTCCTCTATTCCATGGACCTTCCCGGCTTCAGCCTTCAGGAGTTCCATCTCCTTCAATGACAGGCGGACGGCAAACGTATGCGCTTTGTGGGCAGAGAGAGTTCCGGCGATTTGTCGGTTGCCGATGTTCACGAACTCTCCGGTCAGCGTCACGTCCGTTTCCTCGAAGAATTCTTCTCTGGCAATCTTCTGAGGGTCCATCGCTGTCTTGGGGGAACCCCCAGGAACTTCTCGGATGAAACCGTCCACGGTGGCAGCGGGGGAACGGAATTCCCGCACGATCACCACTTCGGTTTCCATTAGGTCATCGCTGTGAGGAAGATATCCCACCACGGTGGAAATGTCGGGCCTGGAAAGGACCACCTCGTTGGTCTTGTGCCGGTCCTCAGACTTGATGTACATATTGACGTGGAGAACCCAAAAGAAGGGCTTTTTACCGGGCCGAAAGGTCCACTCCACTGTAGATCCCTCTAGTCGGTTCCCTGCTTTCCGTTGAGCCCTGTACCAGTTCTGGAATGATGCCAAATTCCAAATGTAGAGAGGCACAGAGCACTCCCCTCCTACACGAAGAGCACCATCCCCCAGGATCCCCAGAGCTGTCCTCAAGGTTTCCTCAAGGGTCTCATTTATGGGGACATTTTCCTGCTGTGCCTGGTAGTCCAGGGCTCCCATTCTTGGAGCACTAGGTGGATGCCCATAGACAATTTTGCCGGAAGCGCACCACGTTCCGAACTCTAGGTTCGTTGTAAATGCCGGGAGGGTCTTCAGATCTCGGGGGATCCAAAACATGATGACGTCGGCCATGTTCAGACACTTGGTTTTCCAGTCCAGTTGGTCAGAATAGGAGTGGGTGAAGACGCCGTCTTCAGGCAGAGGGATGAAAACTGTTCCATTGTATCCGAAATTTTCCAGTAACGTAAGAGCTTCAATACGCCAGTTGGGATGAGTCTTCTCCCGAGGAGATGGACCAGCTAGGAAAAGGGACTTGGACATCGTCTGTGGGACTTCCTCTGGAGCATAGATGATTTGCATTCGAACCTCCTTGTCCTGTTTACTACTCCGAAGGAAGGTCTGTCGTAATGTGAAGCAGCGCTGTCACAGGTTGGTGTGGCCAGGCGACTCCTGAGTCCAAAGAGACGTGCTTGGATGAGCGGCCCGTAAAAAGGGGTACACCTAGTGTACCCCCCCTGGCGACCTGGCCAACAGATGCGAGACAGATGCCATACCCCCACTGTCGCAAAGTGGGACACCACTGTCCTATGGTGACACAGGCTGGCGGCCCAGTGTGACACCCAGACAGTTGGATGAGCAGTCTGGTCATCCAACTGCCCTCAATCGCGGGAAAACGTTTTCCCGAGGCTCCCCTCTTCGTGTCGTAGCACCGGATTACGCCCGAAATCGACCCCCCCTGGGATGGTGGCCCTGATGATGTCTCTCATCAGGGCCGATTTCAGACCCAGCGCTCATCTGTCTACTTTTGGGCGTCTCCGCAGCCTGGCGGTAGAGTAGAGGAACCATTGACCCATGGAGGACAGCATGACGGACAAAGTGAAGACGGCTTGGACGGACCCCCTCAAACTCGAAGAGGGTATGACCTCGGAAAAGACTCAGGAGGTTCACGTCCTGGGACTGAGTAGCGATGGGAAGGGGCTTCTGGTCACCACCCCGTTGATGTGGTCGGACCATCACAAATGGTACCATATTCACTCTGGCGAGATGACACAGGAGCAGCGGGATGTTCACGCCCATCTTATTCAGTCGGATGAGCGCCTGACTGTAGTAGGACGGCATCACCGGGAACACTTCGAGACCGACGCTGACTATGAGTACATGGAGAACCTGTTGGGTGAGGACAGGACTGATCGTCTGAGTATGGAGTTGACGAAACGAATCGACCAGCACCTGAAGATCTGGGAGCGGACAGAAGCAGTGATGAAGGGTGGCATCCTGATCTCCATGGACGCTGCACAGTCCGGTGGCCCACAGGTGACGCTCACAACCATCGGTGGGAAAGTCCTGGGGAAGATCAACTCTGCTGCTGGAGGTCTCCTTCTCAGCTTCGCCAACGCCAAGTTCTTTATCCCAGAGGAACCGGACGTGGTGGCAGAAGACAACGTGTGGGTCGTCAAGGGAGACGGAAACGATGTTGCCCTTTTGGAGGACGGGACTGTGGGCCTGAACTCTTTGGATGAGGACGCTCAAGAGTTCTTCGAGAAGACGGAGAAGAGAGTCCGCTATACGAAGGGGTCAAAATGAGCTACGCACGGATGTGTCCCGTTTGCGGGCAATGGATGGAGCAAATGACAGGCGGGTGGAGTTGTCCGTTCTGCGGACACTCTAAACTAAAGGAGTCAAAGTGAAGGATCTCATCCAGCACCTGGAGAGTAAACGAGAGTTACTCCGTATGATAGGGAACTGTGCGGCCCCAGCGGCAGGGAGAGCCAGCGAGGCGTTTAAGAGGGACCAGGAAGCTGAACTGAGAGGATTCGACAAAGCTCTCGTCTACGTCCGGGGATTTGGCACCTCAACGGAACCACAGGAGAGCTTATGAAAGTTAAAGAGTTCCTGAAGGACCATAACATTGATCTCGAAACCGAGGACGACTGCAACCTTTGTCGACTCCATGACCTGTTCACATTGAAGATCCCCAATCTCTGCTGCCCCAAGTGTGGCCACCCCATAGACTTCCTTGACGGTGACACAGGATGAGATTTGGGGGCTGTAACGGCCCGGTGGGCAGCGTGAGGAAGTGGGGGATGAGAGAGACAAAATGGCCCACAGCGTACCGACTCGGAGACGCAGACGACATCCCCGTTTTGTCGGGGGCACCGTTTATGATCATCAATACAGTCGGAGGATGTCAGGCCGTTTCTGAGGGATGCGCCAATTGCTTCGCTGTTCGATACCGTCGCACCGATCGCTTCTTCAACCTCGAGGCCCTCCACGCACTGCGGGAGCCAGAGCCGAAGCGAGTTTATGTCGGCACACATGCAGATTTATTCCAACCTGGGATAGAGCGTCATGTTGACCGTGTTTTCGACGCCTGCCGAGCGCACCAACAACACAAGTATTATTTTCTGACTCGTCATGTGGAGGGGATGCGATTGGCGCTACAACGTCAAACATCCATCCCCGACAACTGGGCATTTGGGGTTTCCGTCGAGAGCGCTGAATACTTCGACAGAATTGATACCCTCAGGGGCTTTGATGTTGCCGAGAAATATGTTTCGTTTGCTCCAATTCTTGGGCGCATGGATCCCCCATTGTCGGGGATCAGGTGGGTTATCTGTGCAGGAGAATTTGGCGGGGCAAAAGCCCGAGGCTGTGATCTCGATTGGTTCCGCTCCATAAGGCAAGCCTGCCATATGTCAGGGACTCATTTTGTGATCAAAACGCTGGGGAGCAAACTTGGTGGTGGGCAAATCCTTGACGGGGTCCACCACAAAGAGGAGCCGCCGGGCTACGATGGAGGCTGTGATGCCGTTTTTTGAGTATGGCCCAGACTACGACGAAGATCCTGGTCCAGATAGACTGTGCAACGTTCCGTCCTGCCCCCGGTTTGGCAAGTGCTACCACGGTCGTGTTCATGAAGAAAACGATCGCTGTATCGGGCCGGGGGCACGAACCCGCCTAGACACTAGGGACGAGCCCCCTCGACCACGAGGACTAAAAAACTATCCCTACAGGGTGCCAAACCTCACTTATGGGATCATCTTGGCCACCCACAGAGTAGTTAAAGTGAGGGACGGATGATCCCCGTGGAGGACTCAGATGGTTTGTCAACGTTGTAAGAGTAGCCGAGTTGCAGACGTCATTGGCAAAACGAGCGATATGTGCAGCTTCAGTCTTGACGTGACCGTTGAGGTGACGGGGGAGGACGGCGAAGTCCCTGAGAACGTAGGGATCGGTGGCGGCGACTACCTCCGGTTCTCCTACTGTCTCGACTGCGGCCAGATCCAGGGAACATTCCCCACCGAAATTGTCATCCCAAAGAAATAGACCCTGAACACCTGTCCTAAAACCTTACTGGTACAGCGGACAATAATCTCCCTATCAAGGACACTGTTTGGGTCTTAGGGAGACTTTGAATGTCCCATCAAAAAGGACTCACTAACGATCTGTTCTTGCAAGGCAGCAGCACAACTGAGGAGAAAGTCCTATGAAGTTACTGACGGCAAACGACTACAAGGGAATGCTTAATCGTGTCGGTGTCAACCTGTCGATCAATGGGGCGAGCCTCTACCTAAAGGTTTTCTCACTCAGAGAAAAAACAACGGCAACCGTTACCGTTGAGGTTGATGCCGGGTCAAGTATGAGTACGCGTGGTGTCAGTTATCTGGTGGATGGACTGGATGAAATAACGGAGAAACTGAAAACACAACTGTTGGCAATGTTGCAAAGGGAAGGGGTGCGCTGGGACTTTGCAGCGGTTCGTGTCCCCGTCATAACAGCACGTGGAAACCATCTTGGGGGTTTCGTTGAAGCAACCTTCCGTACTCGGGATAACGATCCGGGTCTCACAAACGTTGTGGAAACTTTTGCACGAAAGAACCATCTCAAAGTCATGTCCAGTCCCGCCCACTAAAACCCTAAGCATTTCAGATTCTGTGGGTCACCCTAGATTCTGTGGGTGCCCTGACTCGAACATCTCTGCGTCACCGGGGTAACCTTGACAAGGGTAACGAAGGAAAGCGACAGTTCACTGAGGAGGACATCATGATCTACACCCACGACAACGGTTTGCTACTCTTCGACGGTGACATCATTAGGGTATTCTCCGAAGCCACAATGTTGGCTTCCATCTCCGATCCCGATAAAATCCTCGCCAAATGCGGCTGCTTCAATCTAATGGGACAAGGCAAAGGCATCACTGAAGCTGTCGTCAGTCTCCGTAGCGTACTGACGAACCATCTCGACTACTACCACCGAGAGAACATGCTCGCAGCAGTCCTGACTTCCGAAGGCTGGACGAAGCTGCAGACAAAGGAGACGCTGACGGCATCGTTCGTCCTACTCGATCTCCTCTTCGCCCGTGGCATCGTCGTCTCCACTGTCCTCACGCCTCGCTAGAGGGCCACAGCGGTCACCCCTAGATGCTGTGAGTACCCGCCAGGTAACGATAGTGGGCCTATAAACCTATTCGTAGTAGACTGGAAGGGGAGACCCATGACAAACAAAAGACTGCTTGCAGGTTTGACCAACCTGGCGACAACACACCCCCAATACAGGACACACCTGGCCCCCCTGCTCAGAACAGCCTCTGGGGAGCGCTGGGTGGACGTCTGGCAACAAGCGACTAACAATTGGGTGTTGGCTACGATCTTACCCCAGGTGGTGGCAAGGCTGAAACGACTGGGTTTTGCTATAAATCAGTCAAACTTGAGTCTTGAAACATTTGTGACCCGTACAGACGTCAGTGAAGTCATGCGTAGGCCACACAAAACCCAAGTACGTTTTACCATCGGATGGCCAGGACAGATCCTTGGAGTTGACGTCCTCAGCAAAGGGGCCAACACCCGATCCCTGATCACCTTCTCTTTGATTGGGAAAAGCTCTAGCGCTGTGGCAACACCCAGTAAAATAGCAGACGCCGTGGTCCGAACCCTTCAGACCTGGATGGAAGAAGAAAACGTAGCCCCGTCTGTACGGTGATCCTCCAATAACCCCCCCAAAGAGTAGCAGGAGGAGCCCATGAAACTTATGATAGCAGCCGAATACGAAGACACTTCCAAAAAGGGAGCCTACTCCCCTTACCTGATGAAAGCGGACAAGGCAGTGCGTAAAGTTCTGTTGGACGCCTGCAAGACACTAGGCGTAGACGAACCTAAGAAGTTTCTTGAAGGCAAAGCAGATCGGTCAGTCCGAAGCCTCGTGCTGGCCATTGACAAGGAACTTATCAAAGCCTCCAAAGCCAAATAACCAGTACACCCCTCCCGCTTGGCACGGTGATCTCCTAATAAATCCTGAAGGGGTAGGAGGCACCCATGTCAAACACTCTTGTCGTTACAGCAACGAAACAAGCAGGTAGGGTAGACCATTTCATTGTCGTTGGGGACGGCCCCTCGTCCACGGATGTTCGGAAGCTGGCCTCCAAGTTCCACGGCAGAGTTGAGAGGGGTCGCAGGGACACGGTAGTGTTGTTTAGTGAACGAGATGGAGCGAAAGGAACAGCCTTCCTGGAGGCCGCTAAGAAACTGGGATGGCCCGTATACAGTACGGGGGTTGACATAGCGCTAACTGTAGAGTACCCCGAGGATCTGAGCTACTTTGTGAGAGAGGAACTGGAGTCCCAGCACGACGCTCATCCGTTCATGTCCGGGCGGGCCGTTGTCCTGTTGTTCCAAGGGGGCAACAACCTGGCCAATGTGCGGAAGTTTCTAGCTGAGGCAAAAAGGAAGGGAATCAGGATCAAAAACGGACCCTCCCTTAGTTTCTTCGACGTGCCCATCAGGGTAGCGACCCAGGAGACACCAATGAGTCAGACAGCATCAGCCATCACTCTCCAGGACGCTAATCAGCTCGCAGCAAACATCCAGGGGCAACTCAGCTCCATACTCAAACCACGCAGCATCAAGGACCTCATGGAGAGGTACGTGAAAAGGGCCGGGATCTCAGTGAAGCTGGATGACATCCTGGAAGACATCATCTACGTCGCCACCAGGGTCAAAGTCGACCCCCGTCAAATCATGAGACTGGTCAACCAGCACACCATCCCCAGCAGCGGAAGACACGCCACACTCCTGACAGCATCCGACTACGAGAACATGCTCACGGACGGAGACTAAGACACCGATGAGACTCCTAACCACAGCAGACTACAAAGCAGCGCTGGATAAAACCTCAGCACTGGGCAACTGCTACGAAGCTGCTGGCAAATACATCATGGGGTCCGGAAGACGTGACCACGGCATCAGACTTGTACATGGGGAAGTCGCCGGGCAGGGACCACTAGAAGGGAAAACCTTCGGACACGCCTGGGATGAGGACGGGAACAATGTTATCGATCTGTCCAATGGAAGACATATCGTGATGCCCAAGGCCGTCTACTACGCCCTGGGACAGATAGCTGAGATCCACAACCTCAAGGTCTATACCTGGAGGCAAGCCCAGAAGAACATCCTCAGACATGGACACTGGGGACCTTGGGATCTGAAAACGAGGTCAGGACTGTGAAACCCTTTGACAAACTACCGAGAAAACGGATCCCCTTAGACCCCGAAGACTTGGAGAAGCTCCGTATGGGAAACTACAACCATCAGACAACCCCGGAGACTGAGATGAAGCTACTCACAGCATCCGACTACGAACATACCCTGACAGCCGGAGCAAGCTACTTCTGGGAAGATCTCTGGATAGCCACAGCCTTCCGGTTTGTCCGGTCCCTGGCCACACAACTAGCCAAACCATTCGGCCCCTTCGGCGGCACTGTGAAGGCCAAGACCAACCTGCTCTTCAAAGTCAGAGACGACGAAATCGTTGTAGATGTCATGCTGGTCATGAAAGCCAATTTCACCAAGAACCAAATCGAGTTGGAGATCCAACCTAAGTCACGACTGAGCAACGTCACCCTCAAACCCCTCCCACTGAACATCGACTACAACACCTCCCTCACAGCCAACGACATCAGCGTCCGTCTCTATCGATGGATGATGCAAAATAACCTGACCCAGACGCAATCCAAATGAAACGACAAGCACAGGAGACCACAATGAGCCACAACGCAGGAAGAGCCAACCCCCTTCAGGATGCCAAAGCACTCGCCGCAGAGATGCAGAGAGTACTCGACAGGCTGCACAAACCAGCGCTCATCAAATCCCTCGTCCAGAAGTACGTGAAGGACGAGGGGATCTCAGTGAAGATGGATGACCTCCTGGATGATCTCGTCTACGTCACAAAGACGAAGGTGGACCCCCACGACATCATAAAGGTCGTCAAACAAAACACCATCCCCAGCAGCCGAAGAGCAGCACTGCTCACAGCAACCGACTACGAACAGATGCTCACCGACTGAGCCACCCATTGGGATGGCTGTCCTGGCCACACGATAAGCAGAGACAGAGAGTTCTCCCCACCCTCCCCTGTGGGACCGTGACGCACGACACGAAGAGACACCCCAACCACAAAGTCTTAGTGATGCCCCCGTCCCCCACACACCAGACACGACAGGCTGAGGAAGACACCGGGACATCTCTCCTCGTGTCCTCCTCCGCCCGTCATGTGAGAGGACTCAGGAAACGACACACCCACGACCCATGAGTCCTCCCCACTCGCTCCTGTCTACTCACCCCTCCCCTGTCTTTCCACTCACCCCCTGTCTCCCTCACCTTTGTCCTTCTCCTCTGTCTGTTGTGTAAAACTCTCTCCCTCGTCTCCCCCAGTTTCGTCTCTCTGTCGTCTCTAACCACTAACTCGATGTCGAGTTAGCCCCCATTCCGCTCCCAACCCCAAAGTCAAGCGAAACCGACTGGAAAACTGCGCCTAAGTGATCTGGAGTCCCAAAAAGGCGTATTGGACCTGTATTGATTTTGAAACGCCTACTTTGAATCCCCCTTCCAGGATAGGGTACAACCCCTGAAACCCTCCCTGACGCCCGCTATGGCCCCACGTAGCCGTTTCCTAACCCTATCCGTTATCCCTATGCCATCCCCCTTTGCGGGGCTTACAGTCAACGCTACGGCTTCCCTGCACCGTAGGCCCTCTCCCTAGCTCCAGTACCCCCGTACAGGCTGGAACCCTGGTGTCCAACCTGTCCTGTCTCCACTACGGCGGTATGGTGATCAGAGACGACATTGGTGAGGGTAGGAGGAACAAAATGATTAGGTTGCAGAACGGGACTGCGGGAGAACTACAGTTTGACGGGGTAGAGGAAGCCGCAGCCTTCTTCAAACTGCTTCAGGAACAGACTTCGGATGACGACCAAGCCTTTGATGAGATGATTGCGGAGGAGATAGAAACAAATCCTCCTGACGAAAAGGCTCCTCGGGAGGAATTTCGAAGAAGCCTCATCCTCAAGGCTTTGGACATGAGAGGAAAGGCTTCGTTAGAGCTTGTGGTCAGTCTCTACCAAACCAAACTCACGGATGAGACCCGAGAGCGGTGTAGAAGGGAATTCCCTAGTTCCCATCGTTCTGTAGTCCCTGTCATCGTTCACAGCCCCAGGGTGCTGTCCCTTGAAGTTCCAGATCCTTCTACGGCTGTCATTAGTCAGGAGGATGAGTGGGTTATCGCTCGTTTGGAATACCCGCTGGTCCTGCGGGACGTGCATCCGGAGACATTACAGAGTCTTTGTAGACACTGGGAAAGCCTGATCAGTCGTAGCTCTGTACGGTTCAAGTACCTGTTTGACATGGGGTGGGCCTACTAAACCTTGACGTTACGGTCTTCCGTCCCTATCCTATGGCTTCCACCCGTGTGGATACGTCCATGCGGAGCCCTGGGCTACGGTTCAGGGCTGCTCTCTTCGTAGTCCCTGCATCTGCACATGACGATCCAAAAGCAATCTGGGATCTGAAGATCTGCCAAAGGGTCTGGGGTTTTTTTGAGAGGCTGAGATTGAAACGGGGGTCTAGGATGCGTAGAAAGCAGCCTTATGCTTTTTCGCATAGGCTGCGATGGTCGCTAGTACCTGTTCGGTGTCCACCTGTTCGGCAGTACTGAGCAGGAACGTACTCCAGACCTTGAGGCCCCTTCCCGTGGTTGCTACGAGATCCAGGGACTTGGGATGGTTTACCCATCTGCCGGGCAACTGGACGAGAAGGTTGAACTTGGGGCCGACCAACTGCTGGTGTCTTAGGATGATGGCCTGAACGTCATCCACCGTTTTCAGCATCTCGGTGTCGGCCATGAGTTCCAACTCGACGGTCATTCCGCCCTGGGGGCGTTCCTTGACCTTTCCAAAAACGTGGCCTTGGATGCTGGCGGTTTTGAGTCGGACTTCCTTGGTTGACATAAGCTTCATGCTGTGTTCTCCTTCGCTGTCATAAGCTTCATCGTGGTCTCTCCTGTCAGAGGAGCGGGGTCTACAGGGGATCTACCGTCTCAGCGCAGCAGGGTAGCCTCTCCGGCGTCCTTTAGCCTACGGCGGAGTATGCCTACCATAAGCATCGGGGTAGCGTCATAGGGGCGGTCTTCGTTCCCCTGGTACTCGTCCCAGCCGCACACTGCCCGTAGCTCCTGCATCATAGTGAAGAGTGGTATCTGGTTCTGGATCATGTGTTGGGTGATGGACACTGGGGAGAATGGGTCGTAGTTGGACATTGGGCCTCCTGTGCTTTTAACTACGTGGGGTGTCACGTACAGGGGGCGTTCGGGGTAGAGTGATCCAAGGGGGGGGTGCTTATGTCTACAGGAAGGAAAGAGCAAAAGCTGAGGTACCAGCGTGCTGTAACAAGGGGCATCAAACTTCGTTGCCTTCAACGCAACGGTCCTACTGATGTCGTGGCTGGGATGCTTGAGGTTGATCCGTCTTCTGAGATACGGGCTGCATACCTGGGACATGAAGACGAGTTGGAACGTGTAGCTCGGGCATGCGTCCGGTGGTTGATTCCGACTGATCCGTGGGGAGAGCCCCATGATGTTGTGGACTTTGCCACAAAGTTTACCGAGCAACTCAAACCTGAGACGTGCGAAGCAATAGCAGTCGAATTGACGGATCTTCTGGGGGAGGAGCATTTATCTCTTCGTGGAGATCTTTTCATCTGGCTTGCTTTCCAAACGAAGATCTACAGGGGCTATCTCGAACGTTTGCGGGAGCAAAATTCGAGGAGACGCCAGAGTCTTCAAACGGGGGTGGGCGATGAGTGATGTAGCGAAGGCTCTTGGGTACCTGAACAGTTTGCTGGATGCGGACCCTGTAGCGATGGGGGCTCTCATTGAGCATCGTGTGCCGTGCAATAAGGCTCTGGCAAGGCACCCGAGGTGTCAGGTTGCTTACCAGGAGGGGAAGCTCATTACGGGTGTCAGTTCCTACGCTGTGGGGATGCTGGGCATCTTGGTAGGACTGCTGGAACCGTTGGCTGATGGTCCGAAGAAGGGTTGGCCTCCAATCCTGCTGGAGGTCGAGGGTGAGTGTTCGGCCTGTGGCTTGCGTGGTGAGGCTTTGGAGGAGAAGGGTTGGAAGTCTGGGGATGAGGACTGTCCACTCTGTATGGAGGCACTGGATTGGCATCCGTTGTACTTCAAGGAGACGGAGGTGTGATCATGCTGTGGTTTGTGGGGGTCTCAGTTTTGAGTTAGTAATCTTCGTAGTGGTATAGGGGATCACAAATGAACATTAACCAGCAAATTGATGCAATGGCTATCCGGTGTGGGTGTCTTCCTAGAGAGGAATATCGTAAAAAGGCTTTTGCTCAGGACTGGCGAAAAGGAAAGTCCTATAGTGTGGAGGAGTTGGCGGTTAGGCAAACGGGTCGGACCACGACAACTCTTTTAGCTGCCTTGTGTGCGGCTGACACAGGTCGGGTTGTGTTTCTCAGGGGCTTGACCAAGGAGGCAACTCTTTTCATGCGTGATGATGCTCGACGTATGGCTCGGGAAGCTGGGATCAATCCTCAACTTTTTCAAGTTGATCGTCAGGCTTCTTTGTTTGAGGATCACACTGTTCGGGAGCTTCCATGAATGACGTCACCAAGATCTTCCTCCGTGTGTGTGGGGATGCTGGTTACACTCGGATCGCCATTGACAGGCTGGACCTTGAGATGGAGGTCTGTCGGGATTGGGGTGACTTGTCTGAGTTCTCTCACGACGTCTTTGCTGCACCTGACTTGAAGGATGCTGACGGTTCTCCTTTATTGTGGGGGATCCTGGAGGAACTGTATCTGGTGTGGGGTCGTTTCCGTCGTGCTGGATGAGGCTGATGCGGACTTCCATTGTGTCCCCCTGTGTTTACAGTGTAAATCAGTCGGGTTGGTCCTTGCAAGGCCCTTTGGGGCATCCGGCCCAGTCGTCCACTCCATGGAACTCGTAGGGGTCTCCGTCCGTGTAGGGGCTCTTCGGTAGTGGTGGGGTCCAGCCGCCGACGTTCCAGTCCGCCATGTAGAGGTCGTCCAGTCCACCGTCCGTCTTTGTCCGGTCGTAGAGTTCCTTTGCTTTACGGAGCAGCGTGCGTCTTGCGGCGTCGACCTCGGCTCGGTTGGGTTTGTCGTCCCCTGTCACTGCTCGTTGGAGTAGGATGCAGGCCATGGAGAGTGCAAGGTGGTGGGTATCCACCACTTCCTGTGTCCTATCCTTGGTGTCTTCCGGGACGTAGGCTGTGGCTTTGAGGTTGCCGATGATCTCGACCCGTTTCCGGTCTTTGTGGGTGTAGATGGGGTTGCCGTATTCGTCCATTAGGATCCAGAAGCGGTCGATCATGGTGTGTCCTGTGTTGATTTGTCTTCAGGTTTGCACTGTTTCAGCCCCAGATAGAGGGCAACTAGGCCGAAGACACCCAGCCCGCCGCTTATTATGTAGGTCCATTCTACGATGAGATCCGCATTTACCGCTGTGGCGATCATGGTGTGTCCTTCCGGTGGCAGTCCTTCCCCAGTATGTTGACGATCCGTTCGATGTCCATGTCGATGTAGACCTTGGTTCCGCAGTCGTATGTGAGGACAGGATTGTCCTCCTTGTTCACGGAGACCCTCTCGGCCCCACATCTCCAGCATGTCCTTTGATTCAGGGTCAGGTCTACTTGGTCCTCCCATCTTTTTACGGGGGCTGGTCGTTTCCATTGTGTCCTGGAGGCTGCCCAAACGGCCCCCAGAACGAGAAAGACAAGACCCCATCCAACGAGGGTTCCCAGGAGCCAGCCCAGAGCATTGATTGTGGCGATCATTGTTCACCCACCGTGAAGCTACCTACTCCGATGCAGGCGAGCACGTGTCCACCTCCGACCGCTGGTACCAGGTAGCAGGGTTGCCAGGGGCTGGTGGGTGCGATTCGTGCCCTTGTTCCTTCCTCGGTAGTTTGGAACTCGACCTGTGTCCCCCAGGATGTGGTGGCTGTGGTTGGAATCTCCTGTGCCATTGTGGGGGCAGCCAATAGGAGTAGGATGATCGTGAGTAGTCGTGTCATGGTTTCTCCGGGGTCGTCAACGGGATGACTTTACCGTTCCTTAAAACCTACCTAAATCTAGGTGAGCATCAAGTTTGAAGCTGTGCCGCCGTCAGGTAAACCTAATTCAACGGTAGTAAGCCTCCTGCCCAACGGTAAGGGCGAGGACGAAGGTTGCTCTAACCTCCCGAATCCCAAGGAACTGGTCCGTCGAAGACGGAATCGCTCTCTTAGCACTCGTTTTACGCTACGAGGGTGATCACCAGTCCTAATGTGTTCGTCCCCAGAACGTCTGAGCACACCAGAACTTCCTACCCAATCAGCGTGAGCCTCCCTGCCACAACAGCGGCATTGGAAACTAATTGATCTCCTATTACCACGATGAACGTAATCACAAGAAGGACACTCTTGACTCGTATATGCAGGGTTCACCTTTTCGATAGAAGCTTTCCTCTCCAGATTGGTCTGTAACGCACGATAAGCAAAACGCTTCTGACCCCTACAACCAGACAGATCGAGATCCTCTACTACGAATATAGTTTCAGGATGTTTCCTTACAAAGGTGTTTACGACACGACCAGTCTCAGTCTTCACGAGCCCTGTTAGACGGGACTCTAATCGATCAAGCCGAGGACTGTTTTCCTTAAGACCTTGTCGTTGTCGATTCGCCCGTAATGTCTTGATCCGAGCGTACAATTTGTCGAACTTAGGTTTGACAAATCCACCGTAAAGAACCCCATCGGAAGTAGCTGCTAGAACGTTCAAACCCACGTCAACACCCAACTTCGACCAACCTTCTTGTGCCTCAGGAACAACCCATTCATCTTTACTGACGGCTTCAAATCTCCAGAAACCCCTCCTGGTTTTACGGGCTGATAGCCCCTTGTTGACTTGGTCAGCTTGTTGGACGTAAGGATTTCCAACGAGAGGTAACCAAACTGATTTGCGAGCTTCTAACGAAGAAACCCGCAACCAAAAGTCTGCTGTGACTGCCTTGCTTGGGTTTTCAAGCCGGGCTGTCATTTCGGACAGTCTTATCGGAATTTTATCTCTTACGACTGGTGGGTTACCTCCGTAAGTATCCAACAGAGTGTGATAGGCATCCAAGTGGTCTTGGGTGATGAACTTCCAAGGTTTGCTGATCTGCTTCAACCCGATGGTACAGAGAGCTTTGACATCCTCGTTTGTGATCGTACCGTCGTGTCTGAAATTGGTAATGGTGGGCTTCAGCTTACGGGCATAGACACCCTTTGCCCAGGTATCTACAATTTGAACGGCATGGTCTCTAGCGTTCTTTTCAATTTGGCTGGTAAGGTTCGCAGCCCGTGAGAAGAACGTTTGCTTTGCTGATTTCGGAAGGTTGTAGATCCGGTTGTCGAGCATCGTCTGCACGCAAATGCGGACGTAGCTGACGTATTCCTGATGGAGTGCCTCCAGTTTTTCAACCTTGGAACGGTTGGTATCCTTATGAAGTCGAAAGATACGACACTTCATCCTACCACCTCCGCTTCTTTTTTCGCTCTACGTCGGTCAGCCGAACGCTTCCCGTAAATTTTTGCTGAAAATGATGACATGAGCGTCAAAATGTCCTCGACCAACTCCTCCTCGTAGGACTTGCCCAACATTTCTTGTACCCACTCGATGGTAACATCATGGCTGCTGAAGTAAGCTTCGATCAGGTTGAACCCGAAACGACTCAGACGGTCTTTGTGTTCGACAACCACCCGATCGATCTCATGGGTGTTGACCAGTTTGAACAACTTTTGGAGTTTGGGTCGGGTGTCGGACATACCTGAACCCACGTCTTGAAGCACCTCAACTAGCTTGTACTGTTTCGTGACGCTGTGTGTCGTAACTCGCCCGACTTGACGCTCAAGATCGCCCGACTTCTTCTGGTCGTGACTGCTGACTCGGCAGTAGATGGCAACTCGTTCCGTACTGGAGTCGACAGGAAGATCCCCTCGCAAGGTGTCAATATCTGATTGCTTGAATCGGCGGTGCCCACCCACGGTGCGAACGTGGGGGAACTTGCCTTCATCTGCCCAATCCCGAAGCGTGTTCCTATGAACACCAAGGGCTTCTGCTGCCTTAGTAAGGGCTAGGAGACAGTTAGTCGGCATTTTCGTCTCCAGAAGCAGGAAGCATCAAACCTTGATCTTCAAAGATCTTGTGCCACCTATTGTACTGCCGTTGGAACTCTTCGACGGTAGGCACCTCATCGGGATCGAACGGAATGAAATGTGGGATCACCCGTCCATCAGACGTTTTAAACTCGGTTGCGGTCACTCGGATGATAATGGTTCGTTTCATGCCCCCACTATACCAATGTGGAAGCTATAAAGGAATCACCGAGAAAAACTGAGGTTCAGGTGGGTTTTTGGCTGCTGTTCAAATACCCCTTTATCTGTGTTCGATCCCGTCTTAGTTGGTGGGGGCTGTTGACCACAGGGTGAAGCCGCCTTGTCTCCAGTGCTCTACTCCGTCCTCATCAAACCAGTAGTCGATCACACCGGAGTCGTTCAGGACGTGCCAATGGAAGACTGCGGCTGTGGTATTCCAGCCGACCATTGTGTAGGTTTTGCGGATGCGGAGGTCGACCCAGGCTGAAACCTCCTTTCGGCTGGCCACCAGTTCGTACTTGACGCTCCAGCCGTCGTGCCAGTTGTCAGCGTAACCGAAAGCGAAGCCCATGTAGTAGGGTGACGAGAGTGGCATGTACGCTCTCTGTGCCGGGCGGTTCACATGGAAGAACCAGCCCATGATGAGCGTGACGAGAAGGACTTGGGTCAGGAAACGTTGCATTTGGCGAACCTACCTTTTGGGCAACCACTTTCGTTGGTGCCCTTGTTGCACAAACGCTACTCCGAATCTAGAGGTGATGATCTTCGAGGGGTCTCCAGAAGGTTTCACGGACGAAGTCCGCAAAATGTCGGAATTCCCCTGTGGGGCGTCCGGTGGCTTTGTCTACCATGAGATCGAGGGGTGCTCCTTGGAGCAGGAGGTTTGTCCCGTGGAGCCGGTCGTACTCTGTCAGCAGTCCCCGGTCTTGAGCGCACCTGTGGAGGACCTTCATGAAGCTGAAAGCATCCTGGGCAGTTTTAAACGGCATCGGTTCGGGCATGACGGACCTTCCTTGTGGGTCTATTCCTCTTCGCCGTCCCAGGTGATGTAGACCGACTCGGGGTCGGCCACCTGAACAGTCCCTTGCTTGCCGCAGGCGGAACACTTGGCGAGATCCTGATCTCCAAACATTCCTTCAGGCATGTCGGTCAGGACAGTCACGGCTTTGGCTCCACAGGTGTGGCAGGGATAACAGAAGGGTTTCCAGTGTTGGATCTTTTTGGCGCAGTTCTGTGTCATGGTTTGGGTCCTCCGTTGGATGTGTCTACTCCAACGGGGTGAGTTTAGAAGTGAGGGTACCCCACTAAACCGACCAGACCACGGGCTTGATACGTAACCTAAGGTGCTTGGCTGTTTCCTTCACTGCGTCGTTAACGGCTTCAGAGTTCACATCAGGGGCACCCCTGTAACTGACTATGCCATAGATGATGAGACTCTTTCCATTTGGCTTAATCTCGGCGCTCCCCTCTGTCTTGATGGTGCCCCTTGTAACAGGGTCAACACTGGAACCCAGCCTTCTAGCGAACTGTTCCATCAAGTGGTTGAGTTCATCACCCAGTTTGCCGACCAGAGCGGTAGTGTTCGAGTAAGAGGGGAGCAGACTTTGGAAATGGATGACCCCTCGTTTGTACTCCCATTGGCACTGAACATTGCCTGATGCCTGGTCCTTCCGCACTCGGCTGCTGACAATAGCTTCATCGTACTACCTCTACTTTGAGGATACTGTTCTGCCAGGCTAGATCCCTGGTGTGTGAGTCTTTTTCGGTTGCTCATGCTGATCCCCCTTGAGTCTCAGGGGATGTTTCTGATAGAGAGATTACCGCCCGCCTGACGGGTAGAGTATATCAAAACGGAGGTGTCCGATGTTTAATTTAGTTCCTTTCGCACGACGTATCCTCATAGGGGCTTTCAGGAAGGACGGTTTTCAGCCGGGGGGTTTCTTCCACGGATACATAGCCAACATCGCATGTGCCATCTATGACAGCACCGAAGTCTTCGGGGTCAAGAAGGTGGAGATGGTGGACTGCAACGTCGTCGCTGCGACCATCATGCTTCGGCTGTTCCCGGAACTGGCCGATGCCTTGAAGGAAGAACGGCGGCAACTCTCTGTTGAAGTCACCCAACCGATGGGTTCTGGTGAGACAGTCATTTTGCCCTAGCTTTATTTCTACGACCAGATAAACTTTCAACCAGGTAGACAACTGTGTGGAGGCTCTAGGGGATGCGTTATCTGATCGACTTCCAGCTTAACGGAACGCCCTTTTGTGCTGTTCCGAAAGGAACGACTGTTTTCCTTTGGGACTGGGGTTCCGTCAGTCCACACCCGTATGATAGGAGGGGGATCCGTCTCCCAAGACGAATGCTGGAGGTCCGAACAACAAATCCCCGGCAAGCTGCTAGGTATTTCAAGGGACAGATCCAGCGTGGTGTGGAAAATGTAACATACGTTTCGACTCACAACGGGACGAAACCCAAGATCAATCAGATCATTGTGGTCGTCATGACGCTCCCTCAGCTTGTGAAGCCGAATGTCTGGGGTCTTGACGTCGGGGCCTTTGCTCGTTCGGTCAAGGAGCCTATTGGGGAGACCGAGTTCAAGCTGGGTTCGATAGAACGGATCCCCACGGAATGGAAAGGTGCTGTGGGGAAGCGGATGTCTAGGGCATTGTTTAATCGGAGCCGTTGAGTCCTCGTTGGAGTAGACCTCCGTGTGGAGGGGGATTGTGATGCATTTTGACGTGTCTTTTTTGGGGGCTCCCATCGTAAACGTGGATCAGGGGACTCCCAGCCTGTTGTGGGATGGTGTGAGGGTGGAGACGATAACCCGGAAGCGGATCACTGCTCCTCGTGTCCCTGTCGGCACCGAGTGGGACTCTTGGCCTGAGAAGGCGTACCGGGTCAAGCAGGAGTTGGAACGGGCTGTCGTGGCCCTTGACGCTGCTTCTCGGGCCGAGGACGTGGATGTCAACCAGACGGTCTTCTGCATCTGGGATACAACCCCGATCACGGTGGCGGTGCTCTCGTACCTGACGTCGGAACCCAAGGGTGTGGAGACGCTGGAAATCCCTGAGATCGAACCGAACAGTTTCGCTGAATTGATGACGGGACTGTTTCCAAAGGTACGGCCCCCGTCGATGGGCTGTGCCCTATCAGGATGCTTCCCCTATCCTTTGTGTGGCGAGTAGGAGGAGATCATGGCGTGGTCATTGAAGAGCTTACAGAGCTGGAATAAAGTCCAGGCTGAGATCAACGGCAAATGGGTTCCTGCAAGACCTTTGCGCCTTAGCGGGTGGGAGGGTTTTCGGATCCGGTTCAAGGATGCAATGCTCGTACTCCGGGACAAGGCTGAGGCTTTCACCTGGCCGGAAGGTCAGTGAAAGCCTCGTTTGAACTGTTCCAGGAGCATTCTTATCACTGACAATGCGGCAGACCGGCGGATTCGTAGCGCACATCGGGGGCGCTGTCCGACGATAAGGAACGAGGAGAATGAGGATGAACAGAGATGATGTGGCGAAGGTAATCCACAACAACTGGGCTGACTGGATGGGGTTTATGTTCGCCAATTGCGGGACGTTCAATGCCGATGGCTCGTGGACAATGCCAACAGAACAAGTTTGGAGGCTGGCTGGGCAAGCAGCAGCGAAGTTCGAAACGCCGCCGATGCCGAAGGAACAGACAGATCTTTTTCGTGCAAGCGGTAACGGCACCAAGGGCGGTCTGACTACTCAAGAACGGAAGTCGGCGTTGGCCGCTGCCGACGCCTTTATAGCGACTCTCCAGCAACTTACCGACACCGATGTCGAGGCACGGAAATGACTGACCTACTAAGCGACTTCTTCCCTGAACTCATACTGGGACAATACGACGACTCCCTGGCTTTCAAATACAGTGACGAGCCTGTCTTATGGGACAACTGGCGAGATGCCAAAGTCATCAGCCAAACCAAATGGCCGGGCCGCCACAAGTACGTGTCGTCCTGGTGCGTCCTCGTCAACGGCATCGCCGTGGGCTGGAACGAGTCTCCTTCTGGTTGGTCGTTCCCAGTCAGAAAATTCGACGTGACCAATGACCTCTGGTGAACAGCGCTGACCCAGAGAACTGAGATGGACCGGCTGTACACGATGGCGGAGGTCATCGTGTACAGCCGGGGAGGGGACAGGATGAGGGTCTATGTAGCGAGTTCCTGGCGAAACAAGTACCAACAAGAAGTCGTGCGGCAACTCAGGGCGGAAGGTTTCGACGTCTACGACTTCCGACATCCAGCCCCTGGGGATGAGGGGTTCCACTGGTCGGAGATCGATCCAGACTGGCAGGAATGGGATCCGGCAACTTACGTTGGGGCACTGGCCCACCCGATAGCGGAGCAGGGCTTCCGGTGCGACTTCGCCGCCATGAAGGACTGCGATGTCTGCTTGTTTGTGCTCCCTGCTGGGCGGTCCGCCAGTTGGGAGGCAGGGTGGTTCTGCGGGCAGGGGAAGCCGACTGCCGTCCTCGTGCCCGAGCATGTAGAGCCTGAGTTGATGTTCAAGCTGGCCGACTTGATCTGCGTAGATCTGGGAGAGGCGGTCGCATTCTTTAAAACGACAGACCTGGGAATGGGGGGATCACGGTGATGAGTGATGTGATGCGACGGTTGCAGATGGGTGGCTCGGGAGAGGGCAAACAGGAAACTTATGCCGATGGGTGGCCTAAGTACTCCCCCAGCGGGGAACAGGGTCTACTTCTTCAAGGACGTGAGCCACGAGTCAGTTGCTGACCTGTGTCGCCAGGTTGAGGAGGCGGCACAGTCCCTTCGCACAACGTTCAGCGCCTACCCCGAGGTGGACCCTCCCCCCGTCCACCTCTATCTCGACTCCTACGGAGGTGGCTTGCTGGCGGGGTTGTCGGCCTACCACTACATCAGGCAACTAGGGTACCCCGTTCACGCTCACGTTTTACGCCTCTCGGATGATCGTTAGCTTTAATGTGTTCGTCCCCAGAACGTCTGAGCACACCAGAGCTTCCTACCCAATCAGCATGAGCCTTCCTACCGTAACAGCTTCCTGTTTCAAGCAGGAATAGTTAGACTTTAGTAAGTAAATCGGGTGCTGTCAAGTACCCTTGCGGTGTCCTCTGAAAAATAATCTCGCTGGCTTTGAGCCACCTGATCATGGGGTCATCGGGTTGCTGATCGGGGCACCCAGGACGGCGATGACGAGATCCCTGTCGTTGGTTATGTCGTCCGTGCTGAACAGGACACCGTTGGAGATGGTTTCGGTGTGGTAGGGCTTGGTGGATACGATACGCACCTCCCAGAGGTTAGGGTTCACACGCACGAGCTTCTTGGTCATTACAGTCATGGGACTCTCCTACTTGATCATCCTGTCATCAGTAACCGGACCAGTTCTAGTGGTCCGCAGTTCAGGCATTCCTTCACCAGCTTGCGTCGAGGCTTGTAGTACAAGACGGACAGGCACCCGCAGCCAGGACACCGTTCCTTGGAAACGACACCCTGGTGGCCATCCACTGTGCGATGAAGGGATCCTGTGGGGTGGTTTTTCATTTTTTCTCACCCACCGGAATGTCTCCGGTTACAACAAGAACCCAGTGGGACACGAATCCTGAGTCTGTCCTGAAACTGATTGCTACTCGGTCAGAGTGAAAGGTCACCTCGGGGGTCTCGTAGGGTTCGTCGTCCTCTCTGTGGGCCGGGCCTGTTCCCAGAGTCCAACCCTTAGTGTTGTTTTCCGCTACCTTGATGAAACCGTAGCAGCCTACCCGAAGGGTCTGAACAGGCATACCCTTCGGGTAACTGCGGCTGGGGTCCAACCGTAAACCTATACGGACGACAGGGAGACGGCCCTCTTGAGAGGCCACGAAGACGTATTCTTTGTCCTCCAGGAGGCCCCGCAGGCGTTCCCCCACCTCTTCCAGGTTCTCTACGGTCAGACGTTGCTTCCAAACAGACATTGTCCCTCTCCTCAGCAACGGATACTTTCGGCCTGACAGGACAGGCCCAGGGCCATCAGCGCTCGCTCGTCTTCGCCTTCGTAAGGATTGCAGAACACGATCCGGACGTCCTCGATGAAATCGTCGCAGGTGGCATCCAGCCATCCCCGCCAGATCTCGAAGTGGGTCAGGCCGTCTTCCCGAGCGTAATGCTTGGCGTCGCTCAGTGTGTCCAACACACAGTGTTCCTCATCGGTTTTCGTGTTCCAAACTTGGTAGGCTTCGTGCATCATCGTGGGGTCTCCTTGTGGGGGTCATTTCCCCCTCACTGAGACTACTCTGTGGGGTCGGCAGATGATCCCTTTTTCTGGGGCCTCACCGTGCCCACCGTACAGCGGCACTGGGTTTCGCCCCTACAAGCCACACCACCGTCAAAGCCTTCGGCAACACACTGTTGTTTACAGAGGGCGTCGTGATGGGAGACGTAAATGAAGCAGCCAATGAAGAACATGAAGGCCAGAAAGAGAAGCATCCAGCCGAGTCCTTTCCAGATTTTCATCATTCCTCCTCTACTGGGAGTCGTGTCCTGTATTGCACCTTTTCTGAGAGGGGTTCGTAGATGTCTCACTTTTTCTCCTCTACAGGGAACCGTGTCCAACCTCGTGCCTTTGCGGCTTCGAACTGTTCCTCTGAGATGGGTTCGTAGGCATGGGGGACGGAGATCATCTCCTGTTTCCCTTCAGCCCACTCTTTGGAATAGGTCCAAACAAGCCCTTGGCCAACTTGGGCCATCCTCTCCTCATCCACGGCGTCGGGGGACTCGATCACGACCCCGAAGACGGTGATGTCCCAGTTGGGGATGGTGCGCTGGTAGTAGTCCAGGACTTTCCGTCCCTTGTGTCTACTCATCGCCTCACCCGCAGGACCATGGTCTGGTAGTAGTAGCGGTGGTCGGCAGTCACCCTCATGCGGGGTTCCCCATAGGGTTGCATCCCTTCTGGATGTGCTCCCTGATGGCCTCGTCCAGCGCCACCGTGTCATCCATGGTGTGGATGGTCTTGTAGTCAACGACTGGCCTTTCCATAGTCGAACTCCTCGTTGAAGGACACCCCATCTACTCCAGGGTCGACTGTGAGGATCATTTTCAGGTCTCTACAATCAGGTCCGGATTGAAGTTCCTGGTTTCCCTTCGGCTTTCGTACCCGTAGGGGTTCGCCAGAACCCGTGTCTCCCCCAGCATCACATCCACGGGTGTGTGCATGTGTCCGTGTACCCAGAGCTTGGGCTGCACCCGTTCAATCAGGCGTTCCATATCACAGACGTAGAAGATGTTGGCAGCGCTGATTTTGTACTGTGGGTGAATGCTCTTCGGGGTCGGTGCATGATGGGTTACCACAATGTCGTCTGATTGCACCGTTTTATTCAGGAACTTCTGGGCCTTGGTGTTCTCCTCCCCGAACCGGGTCCACATATCTGCGATGTGTTTGAAATCCGTAAAACCGTGGGCGAACCCCAACGCCCGAGGCGTTTCTGGGAACCACAGGGTTGTCCCCACGTACCGTTGACCTTCGATGGTTACGGTGCCGTTGTTCAGCCAGTGGAAGTTGGAGAACTTGGCGCTGAGTTGGGACAGCACCTCGTGGGTGGCATCAAACGAGGACTCGTAGTACTCGTGGTTGCCCGCAACGTAGACGATGTGGGGGAACAGATCACACAGGAGTGGGATGGTGAGCACGAGAGCGTCCAGTTGACCGACGTCTCCCGCAAGGACAAGGACATCAGCACCGGCCAGGGTGGGAAGTCTCCTGTTGATGTCAGTGTGGAAATCTGAAGCTATTAGAAGTCGCTGCATGATCTGCTCCCGTACTCAGTCTACTCTCGACGCCACCCCGATGATCTCCTTATCCTGTCCAAGAGTGCCGTTTACTTGCCCGTTAGAGTAGTATCAGTCGTTGGCTTGTGAATGTAAACGGAGAAAATAGGATGGAAAAGAAAATCGTTCAGGACGCAGTAGACGACGGACGGGTCATTCGTGCCGGGGGCTTCTCTTCCGTGGAGGGGAACAGTCCCAACCGGGTCTGTCGGGACTTCGACGTGGCCATTCCTAACATTTACGGGACGGGTCTTGTTCAGGTGGAGCGTGCCCTGACGGAGACTGTGGACGCAAAGACGTTCGTCGGACGAGCGCTGTCCATCAAAACCCCTCAGATTCTTCGTGTGCATTTGGATTCGTGGGAGGAACCACAACGGAGGGAACAGGGGGCGGAGAAGATCCACTACGAACATCTGTCCCATCCTGAGATGGTAGACCTGATGTACCGTTCTCCTAAACTGACTCAATCAAGGACAAACCTTGACTGACGTTAGGTTCCTGCTTCACTGAGGATAGTTTCACTTGGTCAAAAGGCACCAAGCCAGAGCTTTCCTCTCCACAGGCTGTAACCGAGGAACTCCCGGTCATTCACAATCGTTAAGACTGCTAAGTTCTTCAACGATTTGAGTTTTACAGTGAGGTCTCTCCTCACCAACCACCAAACCCAAAGTCCCAAAGAACATTTTGAAGAGCTTGGCTATCGCCCTTACGCTGAGTACAGTAAGAAGAGGGAGGATCAAGTCAAGGATTTTTGACCCCTCCCCGACGCAAAGAGTCCCTATTAAAGGCTGTTTTGAGCTACTGCTGGCAACCCTCCGAGCGGGCGCAGCCTCCTCTTCCACACCGTCCACACGGCATTCTCGGAACACTGGCCCATCGCCTTGTCTCCCGACGTCCTGATGTATCTTGTCCTTCATGAGGTGGCGATCACGGTCAAGCAAAATCCAGAGGACTACCGGGCGCTGTTCACGGCGTCGGATGAGAAGCAGCTTGTCCATGTTCGGCATGACCACCTGATCCTTGGATCTCCTTCCCCGTGGCACGAGATGATGGGTCTGTTCTACACAGCCCTGGCGGAACGGTGCCCGCAGGAAACAATGGATCAGATGTTCCCGACCTTCTCGACCCACACCGTGGCGTCGCAAGCGGGAACACTGGTGGCCTTCATGGATGCTGCCTCTCCCTTCTTCTCCTACCGCTGCACCACGAGGTGTGGCCTGCCCTCCATCAGACTCCTGGGTTGCCCAGAGGACTACCGAAAGCTGCTGCTGGCGAGCACAGAACTGGCCAAGATGTTCGACCCTCACCTGAAGGATTATTTCGACCATCTCCTTCCTGTCCTGGCCACGATTGCAGCCCAGGCTGCGGGGGCACCCTACGACGAGGGCTTCTGGTCCTCCCTGTACAAGCACTTCTCTGGTTCGGGGACAGACGACATGACGGGCTGGATCTCAGCCTTCCTGAACTATGGTGACAAACAGGAGGGCCTTGTCCCGAAGGAGGGCAAGTTCTACGACTGGAAGGCCACGATGGATCAGAGCGGTTGGAAGTCAGCTTTTCCCCGTGACGAGATCCCGGCACATGTCAGCCGGACGCCCTTCGTGTGGGACTATTATGGCAAAGAAATGAAGATGGAACTCATCGGAGGTGTCCTGTCAGTCCAGAACATTGACGGTTTCCTGACACCCCAGCTTGGTTTCGGTATTATCCACGCTGATTAGCGTGGTACAGTCATTCCAGGTCGCCCAAGGTGAGCGGCTACACACACGCACTGGGAGGAAATTATGGGACAGGACAGTGGTTACAGGATGCGTTTGGAGTTGGTGAACATCGCCAAGGACATGCTTTATCAGCCTTGGGACGTGCGGATGTCAGCGGAGATGTCAAATGCCAACCGGAAGGGGGACAAGGCACGGGATGTTCGGTTCATTGATCCCCCGTCTCCCGAAGACGTGATCACACTGGCGGGGAAACTGAACGACTTCGTCAGCACCAAGAACTCTGGGAACGAGAGCTAACAGTATTCCGGCCCCATCTTCAACGTCCACACCAGCTTCTTGATGTCCTCGACGGTCTCGTCATCGTGCAGTTTGAACTCCAGCGTCCCCATGTGCGGGATCTCGATGATCAACTGATCGTCCTTGTAACAGACGTGGCTGGGGTCAGTGCGGTCGAAGCAGCCGCACTCCATCGCCTTTCCGGGGGTCTCCCACCGGACGTAGGCCGAGGAGATGTGAAATATCGTGGTCCCAAAGGTCAGGTGGACCTCTTTGTCCACCTGGATGGGTTGCTGCTGCACGCATGCGGGCCTGTCTTCTTTGTGCATCACCAGCAACGTGGTCAGGGACATTCGCAGAGCGCTGGCTTCCGAGGTGGATGCGAGGTTTGTGGTTTTGGCCAGCAGCAGGCGCACGTCTTCGGGGGTGATGTCAGCGGCCTTACGGTCTTGCAGCAGCCCTTTTCCCAAGGCAGCAAAGATGAGGGCTGCTCCGGCCTGTTTGTGTTGGACCTGAAGCAGGCACCGGTGAAAGTCGATCACATCCTTCAGGTCTTCGGTCCAGTTGGGATTCGCCATGGGTTCCTCCGTGGTTTTCCATCACCTTAACTACTCCCATCATGTCAGAGATGATCCTCTCAGCCGAAACATCAAGTGCCCCTTTGGAGTAGAACAGGCAGGAGGTTGTTGAAATGCAGATCACTGAGATGCTGGACAAGGTCACAGCCCAATGCCCGGAGGCCGATGGCTGTCCCGTGCTGGCCGAGGTCCGGGAGAAGTACATGGCTGGGGAGTGGGGGGACGCCCTCCGTTACCTGAAGATGGGCGTGGGACCCTGCGGGAAGGCCGTGACGGCGTGTTGTCCTGAGGGTGAGGCTCTGTTCCAGGCTGTCCATGATGAGGAGAAGGGACGGCTCATGCTTCTCTGGGAGGAAGCCTTCGGAGCCAAGCCTTTGGAGATCGATTTCATCTGCGCCAACCCCTCCAAGCTGAATGCCATCAAGGAAGCAATGAAGCTCGTAGACGTGATCCCCCTGACGTTCTCCCTCCAGGAGCACCCGTCCGGGCGTCACGACGTTGTGCGTTTTACAGTGGAACTTTAGCAGGAGGTAACAGATGGGTGGTTCAAGCTATGATGTGTCAGTCGGCACAGCGGACTCGGGACGGTCGTACTCAACGGGTTCGGCCCGGACGTTCAGCGGCACAACGCAGGCAGACTCGACGGTTGTCCCCGACAAGACGACCAAGCTCTCCACGGACGTCAAGCACCCGGTCGTGGTGGCCCTCGACGTCACGGGGTCCATGGGAGACTCCGCCCGCATCATGTACGACAAGATGCCGATGTTCTGGGGCCAGATCGAGCAGCAGGGCTACCTGACGGACCCGGCTCTTTCCTTCTGCTGCGTCGGGGACGTGTTCTCGGACCGTGCCCCGCTCCAGGTGACGCCGTTCGAGAAGGCTAAGGCCATCCATCCCTGGCTCAAGAAGCTCTGGCTGGAAGGCGGTGGCGGCGGGACGATGCAGGAGAGCTACGACATGGCAGCGGCGTTCTACGTCAACCAGTGCGACATCCCCAATGCCGTGAAGCCGTTCTTCTTCTTCATCGGAGACGAGGGCTACTACCCGATGACGGACGGATTCCCCAACGACGTGGTCTTCCAGGGACTCATGGAAAAGTTCGAGGTGTTCCACATCCACTGGCCCTATTGCGGGAGTCGCTACACCCAGCAGGACGAGGCCATTGTCGCTCAGTGGCGCACCCTGATGGCGGAGCGTTTCCTCCTCCTCCCGGATCCCAAGGCCATCGTGGACACGATGCTCGGTCTCATCGCTATGGTGTGCGAGTCCCGGACCTTGGATGAATACATCCAGGATATGAAGGACCGGGGCCAGAGCGAGGAACGGATCGAGACGGTCACCACGACCATCAAGGGTTACACCGAGTCGCTGGCTGCGAAGTCGAAGCCCCTGGGGAAGAAGGTCAAAGCGAAGACGAAGAAGGCGAAGAAGTAGGAGGGCGGATGCACTACGTTGTAGGGGGACTTCTCTTCGGGGACGAGGGGAAGGGTCACACGGTAGCCAAGCTGACCGATGTACTGGGGGCGAAAGCTAACATCAGGTTCTCCGGTGGGTGCCAAGCGGCACACAGGGTCGTTCGGGGTGATGTCAGCCACATCTTCGCTCAGTTCGGTTCCGGGTGTGCTGTGTCCTCCATCGTCCAGACCTTCATCACGGACAAGATGGCCTGGAATCCCCTGAGCTTGATTCGTGAAGCCGATGCCCATCGGACCAATGGCCTGGGGGATCTCCTCTTACGTTTGCACATTTCCCCCAACTGCCCCACGACGACGTGGTATCACCGGGCGCTGAACAGGGCACGGGAAGTCCATCGTGAGGTTGCCGAAGGTGGTCGATTATCCTCGGTGGGCCTCGGGGTAGGGGACACTTTCGATGATGTTCGGAACCACCCTGAACTGGTGCTTCGTGCCGGTGCCGCTATCCAGGGATACCTCCAGGGCAACGCTCGATCCACCCACCGGATCGAGCTGGCGGACAAGCTGGAGGCGATCAGGGTCGCCAAGAATGAGATTGTTGAATTATTCTGCCCCGATGCCCAGGCTCTGTACAGGAAAGAACTGGGGGTGTGTTATCACAGCGCCCATCTGTACGCTGAGAAACTCCATGAGTTGAGTTCGATCCTTGGTTCCTGCATCAAGCGGGGATTCCAGGATGTGCTTTACAGTTACCTGAGAGGCGGTCCCTGTATTTTCGAGGGTTCTCAGGGGGCTCTCCTGGACAGGGACATTGGGACCATTCCGTTCATCACTCATTCCAGAACGGTTGTCAGTGAGGCCCTGCCGTACCTGGGGGACTTTGAACACACGATGCTGGGGGTCACCCGCACCTACGCCCACAGGCACGGCGTCGGGCCGTTGCCGACCGAGAACTCGGTCCTGGCCAGCACCGACCCGCACAACGTCTTCAACGAGTGGCAACAGGGGTTCCGCATGGGTGACCTGGACCTCCCCCTGCTTCGGTACTCCGTGGGGTCCATGAAAGGTCTCGACGGGATCGTGGTCACACACATGGATCAGATCCCCGAGTCCAAACGCTACTGTGACCAGTACGATGGCATGGGCAACCGGACCATTCGGGATCTGGCGCTGTGTCACAACCCCGTGCCTCGTTACGAAACCTACGATGACGTGATTGAACTATTGACGAGGGAACTGGGACTGCCGGTGGTAGCACAGTCTTGGAGTGACAAAGACAAATGGACAAACATAAAAGTGTAATGCCTGATGTGACCCGGATCGTAAAATGCCGGAGTTGCCATTCTCGTTACGTAGTCCCTCCAGGAATTGGGGCCGTCTGTCCCAAATGCGGTTGCATTCCCATGTATGTCAGTAGTACGGGAAGTGTTCTCGTGCAACAACTAGGTGTGGACATCCCACGTATAGATTGAGCGCAGTCCGGGAGTTTGTCCTTGAATTTTCCGGCACGCTGTTTCTTTGGCCCCATGGAAGTTCTCGCCCAACTCGCAGGGTTTCACAAGTAGGAGTTACCCTAAACTCCTCGGCCACTGGAAACTCCTGCACCATACTAGCCGAAAACTTTTACTTGACAAAGCTTCAAGACTTCTGGGGTACTGTCTAAGAACGCAGTCCATCATAGGAGTATCCCATGCGTTGGCCTTTCAGACTTCCGCCCCGTTCCTTTCCGATCCTATCACCAGCAATGCTGACCGCCCTGAAGAACACTCTGACCCGTCTGTTGTTCTTCCCTTTTCAAGCGGGAGACCGCACGATTCTCCTGGGGGCCAGGGATGGGGTCGACCGTTTACGGTTAGCTCCTGATGAGGTGTTTTACGCTACCCTGGACGGGCACGTGTGGTGCAAGGATGGGAAGCCCTTTATTGTGGACCTTCCCACGGCGTTGCTCTACGAACTCATCACATCGACAGTCCCTGGCGTTACTCGGTTCCTGACCCATGGTATGAAAAGGAAGCCACGAGCGGTTCATCCGCCGGTCACTCCCCTGTCCTCTTACAAGGGTCCCCACAAGAAGGCAACACCGGAGGAGGTAGACTCCTTCAACGCTGACATCTTGGAGACGTTCGGACCGGACACTCTGGGGCTAGGGGTGATCCCAGAGAGGGACGAGGTCGGCTTCATCACCGAGGAACCTGAAAATGATGATGTGACTTTCCTTGCCGAGGACGAGGAAGTCGTCTTCAAGGAAGCCGCTAACGGTGATGACGGAGAATAGGAATGAGGTGCCTGCGGTATTTCGGATGCGTCTGAGCGAGGCGTAGTACCCCAGTTCTTAAGGAACTCTTCTTTCCCTTATCCCGTTTCTTGAGGTACCTTTTCTTCCGCTTTTTGATGTCGTCCGGCAGGGCTAGAGGCTTTCCCTGGAAGTCTTCACGGTAAACACCGGGCATCTCATCCGCACGATCCAGCATGTCCTTCATCGTGACACCGACCCGGATCACGTTCATCGTGCGCTTGGGGTCAATGGTCAGGAGAGCGGCCCAGCGATGGTGCCCATCCAGAATGTGGCCATCGGAGGAGATTACGATCTGATCCCCGATGTTGGGGAAGGTGCCCTTCAGATGTGAGTCTGCCATCCCAAAGGTCTTCCCTGCTTTGATCTCCTTCTGGGTTGCCTTGAGTTGACCGACCGGCACTTTCTCAGGTTTGACGGTCACGCCTTCGCCCTTGAGAGTGTCCAACATTTGATTAAGGATCGTGCGGTCATCATCCGGGTCGGCTCCCGCTTCCACAGCAGCTTTCCCCTTGGCACGGGCACCTTCGTCGGAACTGCCATCCTTCTTTGTCGCATCCAGCATTTCTTTGACGGACATATCTCCGGGGATCTGTGGCATCTTGTCACGGGACAGCCCCAGGTTCCCATCACACACGGGAGGAGAGAGTTTGCAGACGTCAGCGGATTTGTCGATCCCTTCGCTCAACTTCTTGGCGATTTCGATGGCCTGGTCAATGTCATCCCCGACAACGTCAAGATGATATTTGTCCAACCTATCCCGGACTTCCTGGGGAAGACCTTTGGCTTTCTCTTTGGCCTTCTCCACGTCGGTCGTCCCAACACCCTTGCCCCCCTTGGGTTTGTCCTCGGGGGCTTTGCTCTTACCATCAGGGCTTTTGACCTTGTGTCTGTGCGGGTCTGCCTTGGGGTGTTCCCTCAGATAATCCTTCAGAGCGTCTTCGTTGGAGAACTCAATGGCGTTGACGTATCGGCAGGCCAGCCTTTGTGCTGGTGTCCTCACGTCAGTTCTCCAACTTAGTGATGATCTTGCTGGCCAGGGCCTTTACCGTTAAGCCCACAGCCCGGCCCAACTTGATGGAACCGACTAGGGCTGCCGGTCGTCCTGAAGCGAGAGCACCGTGGCTCAACACCTGAAGGTCTCCGTTGGGCAGGAAACCCACGTAGATGTAGCTGTACCCAATGCTGGCAGGGGTCAACATCTTAGCAGCAGATTGCCCGTTGGGTTCAACCTTGGAATCGGGGATGGTCCGACTGACCTTTTCCAGAACTGCCATGCAGTACATCTGGAGGGCATCTCCCAGGGTGTTCTGAGCGTTCAGTTTTCCGGCCATTTTGCACCTCTATCCATTCGATGTTTATAAGGAGGCTACCGTCGACAGTGCCTTTGGAGTAGACAAGAAGGATGAAAGCAAAACACACCCTCATCCACTGATGGGCAGCTACACACCATGGACGCCACAAGATTGGGCTGTCGTTGAGGAGGCCAACGTTAATGGTCTGACGACTACCAAGATCCACTCTCTCAACCTTCTTCCTGGACGCAGTGTCCTTGACATCCAAAATGCGTTGGGACGTTTTCGGGCGTCCCTTAGAGGGCAGTGCCCCAAGTGTCGGAAACCGTTTCCCCCTGATGAAGTGATGAGTGGCCACAATTATTGTTCTGCTTGTCGCAAAAAGATTAGAACGAGACAGAGTGATCTTGCAGAGAAGGGTCTTTGTTCTGCCTGCGGGAGTGATCGTACTGGAGGCAGTGTCCGTCTTTGTGTAAGATGTTTGGAAAGGGTACGGAAAAAGAACAAAAACTACAGGAACAGGGTCCGCCAATCATGCGATAAGGCTTCAGCATCCCCACAGTATCTTTTCCCCTGGCCTGGGGCGGTTGCCCGAAAAACCATCGCTCCCTTCATGGCAGGTAGAGAGGTGATCGACCTGTTCGGAGGGGCCAGCAAGATAGCGATGGCTGTGTCCGAATATGGGGGCACCGTGGTGGCTTGGAACGACCTGCATCCCCTCCTCTGGCGGTTCACCAATGATCTGGTGTCTGACCCGGATCCTCTCCTGGCTGATATCCGGGCGCTCCGAGGGCAGATGTGCAAGACATGGCCTAGAGACAGGCTGCTCTCCCGTTACCAAGAGGCCATGGAAAACCCTCTGGAGGACCCCCTGGGGTCGGCTCTGTTTTACTGGGCATCCCGGATGTTTAGCTCAGGGTCCGCCAAACGGATTAACTCGCCCGCCGAGGGGCCACCGGGGTCCTCACGCCAACCTCCGGTGCAAGCCGTAGAGGGGGTCACGAGGGCGCTCCAGGGGGCAACCCTGACACGCCTGGACTTCTCTGAGGTTCTCGGGAATGGTGTAGACAAAGAGGGTCGGGTGATCATTGCCGATCCACCGTGGCCTGGAAGTGGTAACTTCGAGTTCCATTTGGAGGGGCGGCACACGGACCTTGTACGGTCTCTCGTGGCTGCCCGCTCCGACTTTGTGCTGCTCCTGTCCTCATCCCAAGCCACCCAACAGATCCTCGCTGAGGCTCTTCCCAAAACGGGCGGACGCAAGGTCCACCTTTACTACCGGCAGGGTGTCCTGGGGAAAGAAGTTATCGCCACGACGATCCCGATGGGTGACGGTGTGGGAATCTCTCTGATGAAGCGTCCTCGATAAGCCTCCTATTGGTACAGTGTTCTTAGGCAGTAACGCCAAGGGGGCACTATGACGACACTGAGACGAGGGATGCGAGGGGTCGAGGTTGCGGTCCTTCAGGACAAGCTGACTCAGGCGGGGTTCGGGTGTGGTCCCATCGACGGCATCTTCGGGGGCGGGACAGACATCGCTGTCAAGGCTTTCCAGAAGCACAAGGGTCTGACAACTGACGGGATCGTCGGCAACCAGACCTGGGCAGCATTGGATGCCATCGCCCCCACGGTTCCCGTGGACCCAAGCATCATCGACACCTACGCTGAGGTCATCGCCCTTCCTTGCGGTCTGCCCCGGAACGAGCGGGACCGCCGGTTCAGCGATGCACTCAAGCTCCAGCAGACCTGCGACGGTGGCCAGGGCTTCCACTACTGCGGCTGGTCGAACCCCTACCTGTACGGCAGCAAAGAGTTCCGAGCGGGGGATCTGGGCTTCCCGATGCCCGATGGTTCCATCTCGTCGGTCGCTCCGGGCCACGACCTTAAGGCACCTCTCCACGGTGGGACGTGCAGCCCCTGGACCGGATGGTTCATGGGCTGGTGGCTCGCCGCCAACGGGGACTTCAACTTCAGGGTCGGGAGGAGCGCCTCCTACATTGTGGACTGGCCCCATGACAAAATCTACAAGAACACGAAGATCCCTGGCTTCGCTGAGTACTGCGAATCGGATGGCACCCGGCTACGGAAGGCTTCCATGTCCACCCTCTACACACAGTGGGAGTGGCTGAATCAGGTCAACGTGCTGCCCATGTCCCATCACATCGTCCTGGCCATCAAGGTGGGCGGCGACGACGGCTTCTGGTTGGAGGATCCCCACAACCCCGGCCAGCCCATTCCGAGCGGCATCTATAGGTTCGGTGCGGACGGGAACTACCCCGTCGTCGGAGGGAAGAAGTTCTACTCAGGGGCCAGGCAGACCTGGCGTCGAATGACGGACAGGGAGTCGGTGGGCCAGTCTTGGCGTACCTGCCGGGTCACGAACAACTCCGAGATCACGGGTACTCCCGAGGCCGGACCCTTCGGCGGACGTCCGAGTTGGGAACTGACCTAGTCTGCTCCCAGGTACATCCACACCCCCAATGTTATAGGACCAATGACTCTGTCAGGAAGGAGTGCGTGTTGCATCTGGAACATCCCGATTGCGTTGGGTGCAAGGTCTACCTTCGGGTTGAAGGGCAGGAAGAGTTGGCCCCCCTCGAAGTAAATGATGAGATTCCACTCGTGTGCTACCATTTGATTCTGGATGTTTTGATGTACCAGCGTAGGGAATGACACTCGACCTGCTCGGATGTCATCCTCAGTCGCCACCAACCCCCGGAAGTAGAAGGTACCTGCGGATTTCCAGAGGGGAGCCGAGCAGCAGATGATTGGATCACCCGTCGCTGGGTCTTCAACCTCGGCTACGACTTGGTCTATGAAGCTGACACCCAAGGCCCCACTCGGTTGCTCAATGACCTTGCAAGCTGGGTCTCGTTCCCCCGGTGGTGCCTCTACATCCACAGTGCGGGTGATGGCCCCGTCCTGGAGAAGGAAGCGAGCGATAGTGCGTCGTTCGGTGAAGCCCATTAATGCCTGGTTTCGAGATATTGGACAAACTTACCCAATTCTCTGGCGTCCTTTCACCACCTTAAGCATCCACCTCTTCAGGTAAATGACCCCGACGACCAGTTATAGTCGAGGATTCGTCCTTGGGAATCTCACCCAAGTTACTACGCATGCCTGTATCATTACAGGAGCTGGTAGCAGCCCTGTGAGGGCGACTATTCTTTGGTTTCAGGAACTCGTCCCTTAACCACGACCAAGCCTTCGGACGTAAAGTATGTTTTCGGGATCTTCCTTCCAGGTTAATCCGAGAACCCCCACGACCTGTAAGCTTGTCCGTAAAACGTTGACTCTCTAAAAATCCTTGACCCCTGCGAGCTATCACTAACGCTGCAGCAGTGTGGACATTCAAAGAGTACATATCCTGATATTTCAATTTGCCCAAGATGGAGGTGAACGCAGGGTTGACATCCATAACCTCAACACCCATCTTAGTTGCTCGGGACCTGATAGCATCGAGCATCTGCTTATGGAGGAAGTTGTGTTTCATCCGATTGAACTTAGGACCCTTTTGTTTACCTGCACGGAAACTCAATTGTTCAAGTACCAGGGGTTTCCTGGTGAGGAAAGCAAACAAGACCACTTGGGCTGCGAGCAACCGGATATCATAGGTCCGCTTCTCTGATCTAGCAAAACGGATACGTTGTTCGTTCTCGTAGTGGTGATGGACTAGCTGGCCCTGGGCGTTTGTCTCAACGACTGCAAGACCATCAGGGTTGCAATCGATCCCAATGGCTCCCTGACTGACAGGTTTCGTTACGATCCGAGGAGTTGGAAACTCCGAGGAGATCTTGACCTCGACTTGACCTTTTCGATAGATAAGCCTCACGTCGTAACAATCAGGATTGAAGTCAAACTTCTTGGGCATCCAGAATATACCCTCGATCCAACGTCCTCTTTCTGAAGGATCGTTGACAAGGATCTTGTTCCCTTGGATACGGATGTTGGGGTTGCCCTTGTGTGACTTGTCGCCTCGGGAGTAGAGGAGTGCGTTTCTTTTCTGTACCCAGTCCTCCTTGGAGAGTTTGCCTCTTTGGAGGTCTCTCCAAGCCCGCTTACCCCCAAAGATCACCGAGGGTACATTACGCTTTTGGGCCGCAAACCCACAGGCATCAGCGATGTATCGCTGGTTCAGGTCAGTCATGTAGTGCGGTTTTAGTGCTCGCTTGACAGGGTTCCCAAAGTCCCCTGTCCGTCGCATTTGTTGATAAGCTGCCCGAACTGCAGAGGCTTGAACCTTCATGAGGAAGAGAATCCGGCCCCTTTCTGGATCGGGAAACCAAGCTCTGCCGTGGGTTACCTTCCTCATAGTTCAAAGGATACAGAGGGCATTCCTCCAAGTCAAGTCTTTTCCTCATGTGTTTTGTGTGTGGCCATCTTTGCCCAGGTTTGTCCAACTTTTCAGGAAGCAGGTTCAACCTCCTGGCATCATCTACTCGCTGACAGCTTCTTCGGCACGGGTCTTGGGAATTTGCATTGCGGTTTGTGTGGCTTCCTTGGACTCATATACGCTGTCCTCGGGGAAGCTCACGTCGGGCACCTCACGCATCCTGTAGAAGATAGACACGCCACTCGGGCGTCCAATGATGTACATCATTTGAATTGAAACGAGACGAGGAGAAAGAACGAACTGGCCGGTGCGTTTGGCCATCCCCTGGCAGGAGGGGCAGACTCGGGCGTGTCCCTGGGGAGATGCCAGTCTTCCTGTGGACCCGCACTGGGGGCATGCTACGTTCACCATTTCGGCTTCGTGATCTACAACCCAGACTTCTTGGTTCACATCGTAGAGGGTAGAAACGTCCACTTTTCTACCCTCCACAGTAATGGGTAATGACTTTCCCACAAAGTTTTGATAGGAGCGCCCCACAAAAGGCACCTTTCCAACCGAGTTCATAAGCTCCGATATCCCAGGCTGGTCCTTGGGGTCTTGGTGTACCTATGTGATCATCATCCACTATTCCTGCAAGATTTTTCCCATTGTCTTCTAGAGGTGAACCTGTTGGGAAAGTAAAAACCTGATTTGCAGCATCTGTAAACAGAGGATTCGTGGTCTGGGAGTTGATCGGGGGCGTGTAATTGACGTAGTCGGTTCCGTTGCCGAAGAACAAATTACTGTCCGGGGCGTTGGGAGTATTGACCGAGGCGGACCTATAAATCCCCGTCCCACAATTGACAAAAGCGTTATTGTCAAGAGCAGCTATACCATCGTTTACTCCAAGCTGGATACCCTGGGTACAGTTATAGAACGTATTATTGTTTACCCCACCTGTAGTGGTGCTGAAACGGTCTCCTTGTATACCATAATCCAAGTCAGCGAAAATACAATTGCGAACAGTTCCGTAACGCAGGGTACATAGTCCGTGACCGGGATTGACACCGTCGCCAATGAATTTGCAACGCTCAGCTAACTGTGTTGTTGTGTAGAAGTTGTACACCCCATGCCCGCTCTCTACAAAGAACGTGCTATCCTTAACCACGAAATTAGAGAGAGATGCCGGGTAGAGTCCTATGCCATTACCCGTGCAAGTAAACTTGCACTCCTGAACAGTCCACCCATCAGCCGCAGCCGGTACCGGACCAAGATCGATTCCACGACCAAAACTCGGGACAGTAAATTCGCAGTTATCAATGACGCCGTCGTTGCATCCCTGAATCCCAATGAACTTGTCAACTGTTCCAACACCAAGAGCAAGTTTTAGTCCTTGAATTAGCATAATGTCGGATTCCGCAACCCACAAATAAGCAGGTGAACCAGAAGGTCTAACCGTAATCAGTCCCTCGTCACCGGGAGCTGGCTTGATGGTCAGCCCATTTAGCAGAAAATGGGTGTGTGGCTCATCGAAAGTTGTCGGGGCACCCCCTGTAGCGTGATAGAGGAATGAGTCCCCTACGCCAGCAGCAAGATAGGCCACTGCTACCGTGGCATAAGTCTGTCCTACGCCTATGTCCAGATCAGCCATTAGGGGACCTCAGCCCATACCACTGGTGGATTGAACTCGATGATGGTTGCGGAACGGGTAACACCTACCACCTGAAGGAAGTCACCGCTGCCAGGGACCGCTTGCTGCATCGTTCCTGCAACCGTGACGTGAAGATACAAAGCTCCCGCCCGACCACCAACCGCCCAGCCCCAAGCGTCATTACGGAAAAGACCCCGTTGAAGAACCAGCATTGGGGTAGAGGCTGCAACAGCAGCGGCGTCCACGGTCTCCAGTACGAGGTACCGGACAGGGAGAAGCCCCGTAGCATCCCCGAGCGCCTTCGCCGCCTTCCCGTTGGCATCAATGTACATGATGTCACCAACGGCGGCGGTCTCTGCAAAGGGGAGATTGTGGGTGCTTCCCGACCACTCCAGGTCAGCGAGGGTTGTGCTCTCTTGGAGGTAGAGGGCTTCTTCGGGATGCTGAAGCGGTTCCTCCCTGTCCGTGAGCAGAGCGTGCGAGGCTGTAACCCCACCGGAGCTAACCAGGGATGACCTGTTACCTGTGATGTATGTGAGATCCTCGATGCGGCATTTGCCCGTTGTTCCATACGAGGCATTCGTTCGGAATGTAAGACGAACAAAAACAGTAGACTCCGTGACTAACGTAAGGAAGTCACCATATTGCAGTTCCCTGTAGTCCTCACCCTGAGCTTCAGCGAGAGACGAGTATTGTATTTGCGGTTGGATCCACAGGATGCGATAAGTTTGTGAAGCGACATCTGCTGTTGTGGGGATAGCAATCCCATAGACGTTCAGGTATTTTCCGTTGCTGGCAGTGTCCTCACTGAACGTCCCCGTTCCAGGATTGTACGTGTTGCAGTACATATAGGAAGCGGCACTGCGGTAAGGGACGACGGCGGTGTTATCGTAAGCCGAAATACCGGCTCCTGTGAGTCGCATCGTCGTGTATGTCCCCTGGATCCAGGCAGCAATTGTGGTTTGCAAATCCTCATCCTGAACGACTCCCTGATCGACTCCCGGCGTGTTGTCCGCATCAGCGGGTGCCCCCGGTTGGATTGTATAGGTGCCCCCCGTGAGTGTCAGTCCGCTGTCCCGGAACGTCCCAATCTGATAGTGTAGTACCTCGTGGCTTTGCCAAGGCATCAGTCCATGACATTCCCGCTGGGAGAAGCTCACCCCCGCTGGCTGCTCATAGTTCACATAGGCAACCAGACCTTCGTAGTACTCCCAAAATGTTGTGGACCACGACAAGGTAGGAACGGTGGGTGGCCCTCCTGCAAGGACATAGGTAAGATAATAAATGTTTGCAGCAGCGGTGTGGGCGGAACTTACCCAGGGGCTGGCAACAGTGTATTCCACCCCATTGAACAGCACCTTTATGCCACCGCCTTGGGTGACCGTAACTTGGCGAGTCGTGGAGTCGTAGCTGACCGTCACGTTCTCAGGGCGTGAAAACCCTGTAGGATCCTGTTGGCTGTCCCTCTGTGTTGTCAGACTGGCGACCCCCGGAACAGTTGGGTTGGGATAGGTTCCAGCAAGGTCGCCTCCGGCAGGACCAGAGGGAGGTCCCTCAATTCCCTGATTGAATCCTCCACCAGTGGGCATTTTACACCTCCTCGGAAATACCTAGTCAAACATGAAGCTCTCAGTATGCTTTTGGGCTTAAGGCAGACTGAACTAGGTCCACGGACACGGTGCCTGTGTTTGCTGTCCAGATAACCCTGAGATTTTGGAAGTTCCCAGACACGGCGATGCTGTCCGTGGTCGTGACGGTTCCGGAGATGGGCACCCAACGGATGAGGCCCGGATGTACAGGTTCCGCTGCCGCTTCGACCCAAACATTCCCAGCCGCCGAGAGGGTCACAAGGAAAAGAACACGGAATCCATCCTGGGATCGTACCATCTCTGCATTGTCTGCCCCAGCAACTGAGGCTTCCACAAACCCGTAGGTCTCATTCAGGTCAAGCATCTATCACCTCAATAAACGTCGGGGATGAGGGCTGACTGGAGCAAATCGACCGTAACCAACCCGGCGTTACCGCTCCACGCTACCCTCAAGTTGGTGACGTTCCCCTCCAGGGGGATCTCGCCTGAAACTGTGACGGTAGCCGATACAGGTACCCAGCGGATGGGTGACACCCCCGGATCAACAGCGGCCTCGACCCACACGATCCCTGCTGCAGAGAGTGTCACAAGGAACAGATGGCGGAAGCCATCTCGGGGTCGGGTCACAAGGGCAGTTCCTGAGACAGCACCAGAGGCTGTTACAAGTCCGTAGACGGTGTTCACTTTGAGCATAGCCCCTCCCTACGGAGTGGGCCTAATAACCGCTCTACCGAGCCGACAGGTGCTGTACCAGTAGACATCTTGGGTCTACTGGTTATAGTGGGGGTATCGTCTGCTTCGGTAAGAAGGCTTGTATTTTCTGTTTTCCTTTAGTAAACTACGATCATGGGGTTGGGAACTTAAGGTGGCTAAATGATTAGGTCTTCTGCCCATAGTTTGCGGTTTACAAACCCAGGTAAGGTGCAATTGGTAGGAGAGCTTATCGGAGAGTACCGCCTTTTTACCCAACAAATCATAAACGATATATGGGAGAATGGTTTTTCAACATGGGGAGTTCATCCAAGCTCAAACAGGCTGGATTTCAAAGGTAAGAGCCTTCTACCCACAAAATACCTCAAACAGTTCCCAACAGAGATGTCAGCAAGGCTTCAACAAGCTGCTGGTAAACAAGCTATCATGATGCTCAAGGCAGCAACAGAAAAACGACGGAAACAACTTTTTGTGTTAGCCAACCTTCAGCGAGAAGGAGGCAAGTACAAACGCCTTCAGTCGAAAATTGACCAGCAACCTCTTGTTAAGCCAAACGCTTCAGGAATCAAGCTGGAATTAGATTCACGCTTTGTGGGTTTCCAAGAGACAGACCTCTTTTTGTTTGTCCAACTCTCATCCCTTGGGACTCCATACATTAGAATCCCTATCAAAAGAACTCGATGTTCTAACAAGTGGCAGACTAAGGGGATCCTGAAAGTGTGTGTTAGAATCTCTGAGGACACACTACATTTAGTTTACGAAGTACCAAACAAAAACGCTTCAGGGAGTCAGGTAGTTGGTGCAGACCAAGGTATAACAACTGCGCTGACTCTTTCAAATGGTGCAACGACACTGTCGTGTCCTCACGGGCATAACCTCCAAACGATCCAAGCAAAACTTGCTCGTAAGCAAAAGGGATCGAATGGTTTTCGTTGCGCCCAAGAGCATCGTAAAAACTACATTCATTGGTCATTGAACCAACTCAACTTCAAGGACGTAAGGGAAGTTCGTTTTGAAAAGATCAAGCATCTCCGCTTATCAAAGCGGAGTTCACGATACATGTCACATTGGCGTTACACTTTGATCAAAGACAAACTTGTTCGTCTCTCAGAGGAGGAAGGTTTCCTTTTTCGAGAGGTTGCGAACGAGTTCAGGTCTCAGAGGTGTAGCTTGTGTGGCTGGGTCCGTAAGAGTAACAGGAAAGGCAAGACGTTCAAATGTGGCAAATGTGGCTTTACCACTGATGCTGATTTGAATGCGGCTTCCAACTTGAAACTCGGTCTCTTTGAGATCCCATGGTGGGTACGGCTAAGTCAAATAAATCGCAAAGGGTTCTTTTGGACTTCTGATGGTTTGTTTGACGAAGGGCGGGAGTCTATAGTCCCCGCCACTATAAAAGACAATGAAAGTAAAAAATTACTACAGCATTGTTGACTATGAAGACGAATGTTTGTCAACGTTGTGGTAGAGATTGGGACACAGTTAAGAAATTTGCTCGTGGGATGTGCAAAAGTTGTTATAACTACCACCATCCTACAAAAAGGAGACAAGCGTTAGATGACGGTGCTCTTCAGGAAAGGTTCTGGAAAAAGGTGTCTGTCCTAAAGGAAGATGATTGTTGGTTGTGGCAGGCATCCTGTACCGGGAAGGGTTACGGTCAGTTTATGATGAATGGGAAACCCTGGATGGCACACAGAGTAGCTTGGGCTTTAACTCACTTGAAAGAACCGGGAAAATCCTGTGTTTTGCATTCCTGTGACACACCTGGCTGTTGCAATCCTAAACATCTTAGACTAGGCACACATAAACAAAATTCTGAGGACATGGTCAGGAAACGGCGGCATGCTCTCCACAAGGCAACGGACTACGCCCGAGATGCCACCTCGCTTTTACGACTGGTTTTGGAGGAGAGCATTTCTTCAGGGTTGCGAGCGGAAGTACTCTACCCCTGGACCTTCAGGATGGCATCCACGAGGGCCAGCTTTCCACCAGGGATCTTGCAGGCCCCGACGATCCTCAGGTGGTGGGCGGCGTACTTCCGCAGGGTCTTGAGGCTCTCCTCCAAGAGCTGGAAGTTGTCGCAGCCGTCCAGCCGGGCGTACTCGGCCTCATCCAGCCGGTGGTTCTTCGCATCGATCTTCTTCTCGGCCTTCTTGACCTTGCGGCTCTTCTTGACCGCCGAACCCTTGGACATCGTCGCCATCGTGGAGGAGGGGAGCTGGTGGGCGTGGTGTCCAATCACCTTGTACTTGCACACCCGCATCTTCATCTGGTCGACGTCATGGGGGATGCACACAACGTCCGCCGGGTCCACCTTGCAGATCACGATGCGGCTTCCGTCCCCGGCGTGAAAGGTGCTGGCATAGCCCAGCGCCCCGACGTGGTAGCCGATGTGGCACGCCTTCGTCGGGTCGTCCGAGATCTTGTTACGGGGCATCTCGTGTTCGGACCCGATGGTGTTCGCCACCGTGCGGCTGTGGTGATCCATGTAGTCCCGCCGCACCGACTTGTACGCCAGGAAGCAGCCGTCCTGGTCGATGGGGATGCCCTCGTGCTTCAGGAACCCGAAGAGCTGGGTCACGGAACTCCAGGACGGGTTCGCCTGGAGGCGCTCCCAGAACTTCATCAGGTAGGTCGGGTCGCTGCCCTGGGTGGCGGCTTCGAGGATCCGCTGGTTCAGGTTGGTGGGGACCGCCTCACCCTTGCAGTAGACGCTGCCGCCCTTCACCGTGAAGTTGCCCTTGGCCCAGGACTCCACGCCCTTGGCCACCGTCAGGTAGCCGGGCACGGCATCCCAATCCTCTGCCATCAGGGCATCCCGCAGGCCCGTGAAGTTCAGGGAGTCCTTGGACACGGTGATGGGCTTGCCCTCCACCATGACCGTGACGCTCTCTTTCGTAACCGTGTAAACGTAGCTCATAGGTTCCTCCTCCGTTGTGACACTCTAACTACTCTGCTGGCTCGCCAGATGATCCCGGTCTACCATACGAATGTAATCGAACCACAGTTTGGCCTGCTTTCCCCGGAGTTTGTAGATGCCCCGGTGGGCAACGAACAGGGGATAGGTGTCCTTCATTTCCTGCGTTGCTATGTCAGCCTTGTAGGGAACACTGTTCTCCCCCAGTGTTTGCAGCAGACTGTTCAGGGTGTTCCTGTTGTCCACCTTGAGGCGACGGGCCTTGGCGTAGTGGCGGAAGTACTTGTAGAGGAGATGCCAGCCGCCCAGTTCCTGGTGCAGGAGGGCCAGGAACTCATCAGTGTTTCTTATCACGGAGCGGAAGTCCCAGTCGCAGTCGCTGAACACGTCGGCCCAGCGGAGGGTCTGGAGGATCTTCTTCCGCTCAGGGGTGAGTTGCGAGCGGAAGAATCCGACCCGCCATTCCCGGTAGGATGTGCCCTTGAGGGTGTCGGGGGCCACGGGGTTCTTTTCCGTGCTCTTGTACCCGTACACGGGAGGCATCTCGATGCCCAGGCCCTTGGCCAGATCTCTGTCTTGGCTGTAGAGGGTGTAGAAGTCCTCGTTGCCTACCTCCTGGAATTTTTCCATGACGATGTACACGTCAACATCGGTCGGTTCCCGTTTTTTGATCTTCCAGTTGTCGGACCAAGGATGCCGGAAGCAGCGGGTGTCCTCCTTCAGGGCGAAGGCCTTGACCTGATGTTTCTTGTTGGGGATCCGTATCGACCCCGTCTGGGTGTATTGCTCCGCCCAGGTGTAGTTGGACAGGTTCTCGATGGGGATGCCCGTCAGTTTGGCCTTTTCTAGGACTGCGTCCAGTTCCTTGCGGACTGCGTCCAAGTCGGTACCCTTGGGCACCTTAATGACGAAGTCGTGGTAGTCCAGGTAAAAGCCAGCCAGTGGTCGGCGGTCATCCTGGATTACGAGCTTGGTGTAGCCGTTCACTGGGAGGCCTATTCCCCGGTCCCCCATCATGATGGTGAACAGGTCGGGGGCCTCTTCCTGCTTGTACAGGGCCACCGAGGTGGCTGCGAACTCCTTGAAGGAGTCGGGGACTGGGAGCTTTAGGGAGTGTTTGACGTTGCTGATCTTGATGCGTCGCTCCCAGTGGTTGGCCTTCCTGCTCCGCAGGGTCTTGAGCATGTCCTCAACGTAGTCTTCCTGGAGGAGCTGGAATTTGCGGATGAGGGCCTTCTTCGTACTGTCCGAGTACTTCAGTTCCTCCCGGTTGGCGGAAACCTGAACGTCCCCGATGGCGAAGAAGAGCGCCCCGCTGGTCCTGTGCAGGATGCTGTAGGAAACGTCTGCATCGGCGGGAAGTTGGTCGACGTTGATGCGGTAGGGCACGCAACCCATGATGGCGACCCAGCCCTGGCGTCCTGAACCCGAGTAGTAGCCGTGGGTGCCAACCGTTTTCTCCAACGTGGGGAGGGTGCAGTTGATCTCAGGGAGCGGGGTGAAGTAGGGGAACAGGCGCTGGGCCTTGGTCTCGAACTCAGCGACGTCTTGGGGTTGCACCGGGATCTGGATCTCCACTCCGGTCTCGTCCCCGCAGATTTCCTCGTAGAGGCGTTTCATTTCGCCTGCGTTCGTGGCGTCCAGCACCGCAACGTACACCCGCTTCACACCACCGTGCCAGGAGGTGACAGTGAAGCTGTCCGAGTAGGCGAAGCCTGACTTGGAACCGATGCCAAGCATCCCGACCGCATTGTCCGAGTCCCGCTTGGTGCTCTCGCCGTACTGGGTGTAGATGCGGAACACGTCGTCGTCGGACATCCCCAACCCGTAGTCACGGATGATCAGGTTGGGTTCCATTACGGTGGGCAACGTCACCTTAATGGGGACGTCGGGCTTCCCAGCGTCCCGGTGGGCGTCCCAGGCGTTGGAGGCATACTCCCGCAGGACCGCCAGTACCTTATCGGTGTAGAGCGTGTCACGCAGGATCATCATGATGTGCGTCTGGTTCTCGAAGGAGATCCCGAAGGTTCCCTCGGCCTGGATGCCGCTGTCCTTCACCACTCTCGGGTCGGTGTTCGTCCTCATTTGGGACTTACCTCTTCAGGAAACGGGCGGCAGTTGCCCACCCAGATGAAAGGATGCGGATCTCTATTTTGGGACCTTGCCCGGACCCTGTGATGGAGATCCATTTTTTGTCTTTGGCATGCTGTGTGAAGACGCTGTTATCCATACACAGCGACATGGTTCTCGTCAGTGCCCGCTGGCACCAGTCCACCATCAGCTTCCTGGTGTACTGGTCAAGGAACTCTTGCTGGCCTTTGGTCATCGTCATCGCAACCTCCCTACACACAGTCTACTCTGGGGTCGGCTGAGATGATCCCTTTTTACCCCATACCGCCCGTGTAGTAAGCGGCAAGGACGCCGAGGTGTTCGGCCCAGTTCCGCTGGGACTTGCTCTTTTTGTATTTGTTCCAGGTGTCCCCCGCTTCTTTCAGCGTGGCCCTGGTCCCTTGGAGTTGGCTCATCGCCAAATCCAGTTCCTCTTCCGTGTGCAGAGTCGGCAGTACCAGTTCCATTCGCCACCCTACATTGGAAACCCACCGGATGCACCCGAGGTACGTTCGGTGGTCACGGAGTGAGATGTAAACGTAGATGGCAGTTGGGAGCGCTTCGGCACTCCCGTCACGCTGATACGGACGGGAAGTTACAGCGAACCCAAGAGCCTGTAGGGACTCTTTGATCTGTGGTCCGTGTGCTTTGGAAAGTCTGGTGGTTGTGGCCATCTGTTGCTCCTAGTCGAACTCGGTGAGTTCCACGCCCTTCTTTCCCTTCCGGGTCAGGTAGGCAGCACTGACGCTCTTGAGGATGACCCGGCCCAGTTCTGGGTGCGTCCGTTCCTCCGCTGTGGTCACTACGAGACCTTCCCTCATGTGAAGCTCCTGACCTGACACGGTCTCCCGTCCATTCGTGTGCTCCAGCATCAGGGCCTTGCTGAAAGGCCCCCGGTACAACACCGGCACCCGAGGCCACTCCAACAGTCCACAGAGCCGCTCCAGGTTGCGGTCATCTGAGAAGTCACCTCTGCTGGGTGCTCCCACGTAGATGGCGAACACCCGGAACCCCAGGGTCTCGTCCTGCCCTGGGTTGGCTCCGTACTTCAGATCCTGGATCCCGTAAATCTCACCCAAGACGTAGACGGCGAGACCCATCTCCCGAATCATGTGTCCGAAGATCTTAAGGATTCTGACTTTGGCCTGAACGTGTCGGGCCACCCTGATGTAGATGTTGTGGTCGTTCTCGGGGACGTCCTTAAAAGCCAACCCCTTGGCGAAGAGCCCCTTGGAAGATACCAACAGCCGTGGCTCATTCGCTGCGTCCTCGCCAGGGATCACTCCGAAACACGCCCCTGTGCCGTGGATCTTTTCGGAGAACACCACTGGCTCACCTTCGATGAGGACATCCGGCCAGCGCTTTACGTTCTCGATGTCGAAGTTCCAGGTGTGTTCCCGGCCAACGGGCCAGACCTGTCCTCCCAGGTGTGCTGGGATGGGTGGCACGTACTTGATGATGCCCAGGATCTCCGCAACGTCCTGGCCTTCCTTCCAGTCCGGTTCCGCTGGGTAGCAGATACCTTGTGAAAGCTGTCCCCTGAGTCGGATGGCCTTAACCCTGTTCCGGGCCTTACCCGAAAGCAGGGAGGAATCTTTCATGTTGAGACGTTCCAGGACAGGGTCGGGGAGGATCGCCGCCTCGGGAATGTACGCTACGAGGTCTCCGGCTCTGTACTGATCCATCAGGATGCAGCTTCGGTAGTCCCCGACGACGGCCAGTTCCATCCGGTCAGTGTTGGGGTGCTTCTCGACCGCCCGCAGGCGGGTGACAGTGACGGTGAAGGTACTCATTTGTGCCTCGGTGTCTTAGGTGGTTTATTGGCCAGCAGTCGGTCGTACTCAGCCCACATAGGTTCGGCCACGCCGGAAACCTTAAGGGCCTGTCGGAAGGTGTCCTTCTCCTTCCAGTACATGTGAAGGAGGTCCGGTCGGTGAGCGTGGCAGTTCCTGATATTGGCCAGCCTATCAGCCAGCTTGACGATGGACCCCCGCAGGTACACCCAGGGTTCCTTGTTCAGGTCTGCACGGCATCGGGCGTAGGTGTTCGTCTTCCGGGTTTTCCGGTTGTGTCCCGGTTCGTCCGTGCAGAAGCGGACCATCCGGGCGACGTTGACGCCGAACCTCTCCGCAACCTGTTCCTCGGTGACCTCGGTGTCCTCCACCACGTCGTGGAGGTATGCCGCTACCAGCATCTCCACCTCTCCGGCGGCTTCGGTGTAGCCGAACTCGTTCAGGATCACAACCACATCCACGAGGTGGGTGCTGTAGGACAAGTCCGCCCCGTAAGTCTGGTCGCCGTGTGCCTGTGTTGCAAACTCCAGGGCTTGTGTGAGTCGTTCACTCATACCTAGTCTACTCTGATCCTCCCCCAGATGATCCTCAGCAATTCTTCCAAACGGCACAGTCTTCATCCAGGCAGGCCACAAATCCGTGGCCCTTGATGTTGATGTAGGAATGACAGCCTTCTTCCCCATACTGTATCCGGTCCCGTTTGGTCCCCGGCGGGGCATAGGGGAGGGTGTCCCAGTCGGGTACTTGCTCATGGAGATGGAGGACCGCTGGGGCCTTGTGCCCTTCGCCCATCGCAAGCATGTACGGTGCGTTCAAGGTGGCCTTCCCTGCCAGGGTGTTCACCTCAAGGTTCTCCACATCCACTCGGGTCACCACAGCGTCGGCGCTGGTGAAGTCCGGCATCTTGTGCCGAGGGGAACAGAGCCACAGGCCGGGCTGGATGTTCACAGCAATAGCCCCGAAGGTATGCTGGTGTTCCCCCTCCTTGATCGTCAGGAATCGATCTCGATAGAGGTCCGCAATTTTGTCGAACAGGTACTTCGCCCAGTGGAGTTTTTCCTCGGAAACCTCAACGGGATGGATGCCCCCAACGACTGTCGAGTAGTACTCGTCGGTCAGCACCTGACTGACGGCGACGTTGAAGTCGTCCCACCTGTCCAGGTACGACACAACCGTCCGGTCGGGGTACACCAGATACTTGCAGTGGAGGTTCTTGAGGTCGTTGGCCACGACGAGGTTGCAGTGGGAATCCAGGAGAAGTCCGTAGGCGGCATCTATCATTTCCCCATAGGAAACACCCGAGCAGAGTTTGCACCCGACGAGGTTTAACTTGGGATTGGCCGGACGCATATCAGCCAGTACCCGTGGGGCCAGTGTGAACGGGATCTGGATAACAGCTCCTGCCTTGTACCCCTTGGTCGTCATCTTCCCCTTGACGGGTTCAGAGGGGATCCAGTTGACGACCGCAGCGGCGAGTATTGCGGCATCCATCTGGGGTGCCAGCATCTGACACTCCGCCCGGTAGGATTTGAACCCTCGGTGATAAAGCCGCCGGAAATCCCTGGTGTCCTGGTCTAACGGATCATGGGTCCTCATGTAATCCGGAAGCAGCATCGTGATCTGATGCCCCCCAAGGTGGAGACGGCGAGCGATGTTCCAGGCCCAGATTCCCCGCACCCGGTTGGAGATGATCTTGTTGTCGTCCAGGGGTGCGTGGACCGGACCTGCTGTGATCAGGATGTTGGCCATTGCCAGCCCCCTCCGTGTTGTGCCTTGTGGTTGCAGACGTACCGCAGGCTGTTGCCCTCGTTTTCTACGGCGAAGGTGAAATACTTGTCCATGGCCTTCTCGATCTCTTCACGGGTGTGGTGCCGGAAAATGGAGATGTCCCAGCGCCAACGCTTCATGTGGAATCTGTGGTCCCACGCCTTTGTCATCTGGAGATGCCCGATCCAGCGTCCCACCATCAGGGAAAAGCCCCTATAGGGTCGACCCGATGTGTCTTCGTGTTTCCGCATCTGCCACCTTGGAGCGTTCTCAAAGGTGTTGAAGACGAACCTGCCCCTTGGATGCAGACGATGCGCCACCTGATAGAAGAACGCCCCAAGGTCTTGGACGTAACCGAGCGCCTGACGGCACACGATCACGTCGAGGGGTTTCTTCACCGAAGGCCACAGTTTGTTGACGTCGAAGGGAACGGACATGATGTACTTCCCAAAGGTGTGGTCATCGACCCTGGGGCTTTTGTCCAACAGGACCACCGCAGGACCGGCGTAGCCCCGCCCTGTGGCCTCCGCCCGGCAGACCAGGGCGTGGCAGGCCACGGCTCCTGTACCGCCGCACAGGTCCAGCAGGGTGTCCTGGGTGGGGTCGTAGTGAACGAGCCGCAGGAGCTTGCCCGGATCCTTCAGCCAGGGGGCGTACAGGGCGTCGTACTCGGGGGTCGTGCAATCGAACATCAGCCCTTCCTGCGGTGGACACGGATGGCGAACCCCAGCGCACAAAATGCCCAGATCAGCCCCATGCTCACGGCACCCCAAAGGAAGGTGTCCCAGAAGGGTCTCGTCGGGCACGGGAGGCAGAAGAAACCGCCCGGCTCCACTTCGTTTACAACAAGGCCCAGTCTCAGCAGTCCGTCCATAGGGGTCACCTCCTGCCCTCATCTACTCACAACCGCCCTCGGATGATCTTCGCCACCCTCCAGTTTTTCCGAGACTGGCAGGGATCATCCCGGAACCGTGTGGAGTAGTGCAAGGTGAGGAGGGTTGAAATGCCGAACACTGAAAAGTCGCTGGTTATGCTGATGACGGGACGGGAACGCCCCTCGGCGCTGATGACCGATGGGTACAAGTTCTCGATGGCCCAGGCGGGCTTCCCCCTGCGGGAGGAGACCTTCTACTTCACGATGCGCCGGGGTGGGCCGCACTACATTCCTTTCAACATGCGTGAGGTCGTGGAGGCGATGCTCCCCGAGATGCCTACGGTGAAGGAGTCAGCCTTCCTGACGGCCAACGGGTATGGGCTGACCCAGGCGATGGAAGAGGCCCTGCGAGGCAAGGTCACGATGACCTGTGCCCCGAAGGGATCCTGGGTGCTGGCGAAGGAGCCGGTCCTCACCGTCACCGGGCCGAGCTTCCTGGTCTCCTGGCTGGAGCCGCTCGTGATCATGCTCAACTTCTCCATCCAGGTCGCCACGGCGATGAAGCAGGGGGTGCGTGAATTCAAAGCCTCCTGTGAGATGGAAGGCCAGATCATCAAGCTCGTGCAGGAGACGATGGGGATCGAAGGCGTCACTATCGATGTGCAGGCCGACGAGTACGAGGAGGGGGTTCGGGGTCAGATCCTCAAGATCCTCGGCAACGGCCTCGCCGCCACGGGCGGGATGACACAGGCGCACCGGGCCTTCGAGGTTGGGATGCGGGGGGCCACCTGTATGCAGCAGCATCGGATGGCCGTGCAGCAGTGTCGGGCCTACGGGATGAACAAGACCTCCAACGTCTTCCTCGCCTGGGAACTCTACATGATCCCGGTGGGGACGACGGGCCACGAGCACCAGGAACGGTGGGGTGAGGACATCAATGGTTTCCGGGCCATCCGGGACATGCGCTCCGAGCCGCCTTCCTACCTGTTCGACACCTATGACCCCATCAACTCGGGGATCCCCGCTGCGATTCAGGCAATGCGGGAGGATCTGGCCCGAAGGTGCTCCGTGCGCTGTGACTCCGGCAACCAGGTGGAGCAGTTTCGCCTGTTCTATCAGGCCGAGAAGGAACACGGTACCCAACCCAACTACATCTTCGAGGACGGCTACACCGACGAGCGCACCGTGCAGATGGAAGCGTTTTGCATGGGACACAGTGATGTGGACCCCGAGCGGCGGCTGTACGGATACGGAGGTTTCATCGTGTCCGTGCCCTCTCCCTCAGCATACAAGCGGAACAACGTCTCGGCGGTGTTCAAGCTGTGTTTCTCCAGCGGCCCCAGGAAGAAGTGGAGCGGAACGCCGGGCAAGGACTCCCTGGCGGGGATCCCCGTGATTTTTCGGTTGATTCCGTGCTGGGGAGAGGGTCTCGGAGATTTTCCGCTGGGGCTCGTTGGGCAGAGGGGTGAAGATGCTCCCGAGGGTTATGTCCTGTTGCACAATGTCCGCAACGAGGATTGGTTGGACTGGTGGGAGTCTCAGGTACACGGGGGGGTCCAGGTGGTCGGAATGAGCCCTGCGACCGAGGCCATCAGCAGAGAACTGGACCGCCAGAGAGATCGAATGATCATCGCAGCGGGCGGCTGAGTAGGAGAGGGTAGGATGTCAAGATGGCCAGACGGTTGCTTCTACACATTTGCTCCTGCGGGATGAGACATGCCCTCGGCAAAGCAGATCTGTTCATCGCCCAAGCGGACGAGGAGCACGGTGCCCCCGAACCCTGCGCCATGTGCTACAGGTGCAAAACAGTGATGAGCGTTACGTTACCCGAGGGGTGGCGGCGTTCATCCATCCCGGTCCTGAGGAAGTGGCTCCTGAGGCAGTCCATCCTCGTACTCAGCCAGTGGTTACAGCGGGGGATCCCCACAAACAGGAGAGAAACGTCATGCCCGTGACAGACGTACAGGCCCTGATCGACAACCGTGTCGCTGCCATCGAACAGTACCATCAGGACGCCCATGTCCCCCGTGCAGAACTGGACCTGAGCGGCGGACTCGACTCCGCTGTGATGGCTGGCCTCCTGACACTGGCGGTCGGCCCTGAGCGGTTGACCCTCGTTCACTCCCGCATCGACACCAACCCGAAGCAGACGGCCAGGGCGCAGGCGCTGGCCGATGGGCTGGGTGTTCCGATGGCCAATGGGGATTACACGAGGATCTGTGATCACCTGATCAAAGAAGCTGTCAATTCGTTGGTCAATGGGGTGAACAGGTTCAGCAATGGCCCTACCTCCGTAGCCCATTCCCCAGGGGAATCCTTTCGTAGGGAGATCCAGGAACGGATTAACAAAGATCCCACGATTATCGGCTCCATTCGTTCCTGCCTGCGGGCACCCATCGGACGTGCGTGCAACCGGCTGATGGGTGGGGGCATCCGTCACGGGACGGGGAACGAGTGCGAGGACCGCTTCCTGCGCTACTATCAAAAGGGTGGCGACGGCGAGGTGGACACCAATCCCCTGGCGATGCTGTCCAAGACCGAAGTGTTCCAGTTGGCCTGGGGCCTGGGAGAACGGTTCCCCAAAGCCCGACAGGCGTACATCGACACCATCAAGGCCAAGCCCTCGGCAGATCTCTGGGGGACCGGCGACGATCACAGCGATGAGACCGAGGTGAGACGGTGGCTCAAAGTACCCTTCACCTACGGAAGCATCGACCCGGAGACCGGGAGGGTCACATCTTTCGGCACCATCGAGCGGGTGTCCCGGTTCCTGGACAACAGCATGGGTGGCCACCCCGTCCGGTTCCCCCAGCAGATCCTGTTCGGGAACGCAGAGATCCACGACGGTCTCTGGCGGGAGATGGCGGACTTCTCCCAGGACGATGGGTTCTTCCCCTGGGAAGACTTCACCCCGGTAGAGGTGGTGAGCTTCCTGATGGCGGCACGCTATGCAGAGAAAACCACCCGACACAAACTCAATCCTAATATCCCCACGTTGGGGACTCGACAGGAACTCGTGGAGCAGGGGCTCCTGAGTAACGAACTCACACTGGAGGAAGAATCATGCGAGTAGATCTGTTAATTGTGGACCCCCAAAACGATTTTTGTGTGGCGGACGATGGCCATGGTAACAGGGGTGCCCTTGTCGTTCCTGGTGCGGATCAGGACATGGCCAGGGTTGCAGCCCTGATCCGCCGTATTGGCCACAAGCTGAACGACATCCACGTCACGCTTGACAGTCACCACGAGGTGGCCATCGAACGTCCAGCGTGGTGGAAACGGATCGGGGACGGGGCACATCCTGAACCTTTCACAATCCTGGGCATCCACCCAGACGGAAAGCGGATCGTCAAGTTTAACGCCGACGCCGCCGGTCTGCACCCGACCGACGAGGAGTACACCACGGCGATGCCCAGCTTCCTCCACCAGGGTGGGCCGACTGGAAAGGGCTCATTCGGGTACCTTCAGGCGCTCGCAGCTAATGGGCGCTACCCGCACGTCGTGTGGCCGATGCACTGCCTCATCGGGGATTGGGGACACAATGTGGTCCCGGAACTTCGGCAGGCACTGAAGGAGTGGTGCCTTCAGGGGCCGGGCACTGTGGAGTACGTGACCAAAGGAAGCAACCCCTGGACGGAACACTTCAGCGGCGTCAAGGCCGAGGTGCCTGATCCCACCGACCCAACTACCCAGATCAATACGGGTCTCATCCAGAGTTTGGAGGAGGCTGACATCATCGCCGTGACCGGGGAGGCCCTGTCCCACTGTGTTGCTTCAACGGTTACTGACGTTGGAAGTTGCTTTTCTGATCCCAAATACATCAAAAAACTGGTGCTCTTGACCGATGCCTCCTCTAATGTCGCTGGTTTCGAGTTTCTCGGAGACCAGTTCATACAGGAGATGACAGCCAAGGGAATGCAACTGTCAGATTCGGTTAGCTTTTTGGCGTAACTCCAAGGAAGGCCAGGCATTTTTGAAGAGTCGAGTCCAGATTATGTTTAGCTTCATAGTCCCACACGATCAGGATACCAAAGCCTCGGTTACGCAGGGCATCCAGTTTGTGTTGTTCATAATCTCTTGCCTCTTGAACAGTACGTGTGGGACGAAACAAACACCAACCAATCTCATCGGGAGTTTGATCTGCACTGGGGTGGAAACGAGACCCATTGTATTCGATAACTCTTTTCAAGTGGGACTGGACGAAATCATATTTGTAGTATTTCCCTTGGAACCACACATTGAATTCATGTGTTCGGGGGGAGAAATAGCATTTTCCTTGGAAAGCCTTTGGCAACAGATCAAAAAGTGCAGTGAAAAAACGTTGGGCTTCAATCGACGATCTACCACTCAGGAAGGCAAGGCTAGGTACCCCGTAACGATCCAGCAAAGTTTTTCTGTATCGGGCAAGAGAATCAGGGTTTTGCATGAAATGGTCAACTCCGTATTTAGCCCGAAAACTTGCTCGTTGCCGGGCTTTAATTTCCGGGTCCTGGTTGACACTCCGAACGCCATATCTTTTCAGGCACGTTTGTTCCCTTTTTTGTTTTACGCCGGGATTTTGGAGGGGGTTGTCGACTCCATAGTTACGTCTAAATGTTTCTCTCTGTTTGGCCAGGACTTTGGGGTCTCTCATTGTTTTCTGACTACGAGACGAAATCCCTTCTCGAATACAAAGGCGGCAATGACCACCCCCTTTGTGTTTGAAAATCCTGAAGTTAGTCTCAGCAGTTTGTCTCCCACACGAACATTGATACGTCAACCGTTGATTACATCCGGTGTAGGTGTCTGTAATCAAGATGCATCCGTGTTCCGCAAAAAAGTCCCGGACCTCCTTCAGAGTGAAAGCCACTTTCCGCTTATGGGAGCAAGCTGGTTTACCTTTTCGGAGACGTTGTTTCAAGCCGTCCAAACTGATCTGAGCAATCTTTCCGCAGGAGCATTTGTACTCTATTGGAAGGTTGGCCTTTCTGTAAGTCGAGATGAGAAGAAACTTCTGCCGTGCAAAGAAAGCCACAATCTCATCCTGTGTCCAAGTTCTCCCTCGCATTTTTGTACCTCTGTGGCCAATTTAGATCGGAATAGACTCAACGGTTTCTTTACCACGATTGTCTCCGGACAGTCAAATCAAGGAGAGGACGATGCCTAAGTTTGCAGACATGAACCAGGATCTGGAAAAGCACACCATCGGAGGCACCCACTTCGGGTTCTCCGCCGCCAAGATCGGCAACCTCGGGGCGACCGAGTACACCCTGGCCACCCTTGTGGTCGACGTCAGCGGATCGGTCGGCTCGTACCGTCAGGAGATGGAAGGGGCCATCAAGATCTGCGTCCAGGCTTGCCGGAAGTCCGACCGGGCAGACAACCTGATGCTCCGGGTGCTCCTGTTCGACACGAACATCCAGGAGTTCCACGGCTTCAAGCCGCTGCCCGACTGCAACGAGGCGGACTACGACGGGTGCCTGCCTTACGGCCACACAACGGCGCTGTTCGACGCCTCCTTCTCGGCGGTCAAGGCGATGACGCAGTACGGAGCCGACCTGACGAAGATCGACTACGCCGTTAACGGTGCCCTGTTCGTCATCACGGACGGGATGGACAACGCTTCCAAGGCGACCTGCAAAATGGTGGCCGAGGCCATCGAGGACGCCCGCACCAGCGAGGCGCTGGAGTCCCTCATGCCGGTGCTCATCGGCGTGAACACCGACACAGGGGGCTTGAACCAGTGGCTGGAGACCTTCAAGAACGACGCCGGGTTCCAGCAGTACGTCGCCATCGGTGACGCCACCGAGGGTGCCCTGGCCAAGCTGGGCGGGTTCATCTCGCAGAGCATCAGCAGCCAGAGCCAGGCGTTGAATAGCGGGGGGCCGTCCAAGTCCCTTTCCTTTTGAGAACCCCGTCTCTTACCCGTTCGGGGATCATCTGAGTCTCGTCCTGAGTAGACAAGGTGAGGGCAGATGACCCCGAGGAGGTTTAGATGAGTTGGACGGCCTACGATAACCTCAAAAGGCGGATACGCAGACACGTGGGAAACCTCTCTGAGGAACAAGCTGCGGTGCTGAGTCTACAGTTTGAAGCGGAGAGCGATCCCACGGATCAGATGACGGCTTTGTTGGGGCACGACGGATGGTGGCCCCCGGAAGCGACGAGGTACATGCGACACCGAGTCGTCGTACACGGAACCCCCCACCGCAACAGGTGTTACCAGCAGCAATTGAACTTGCTCACCCGAGCCTTCCAGCCAGAGAAGGATGCGGTGATCCGGGTGCTGGACTTCGATTTCAGTTTTCCCGGTGCCTCTCATCAGTGGTGCCCGGCTGGTTCCCGCCCCACCCCCGAGAAAGTCCGAGGACAGATTTCCCCTCTGCGCTGTGACGTGGAAATGACCCCGGCGCATCTGCATGATGGGTCCGAGGATACCCCCGAAGTTTGGCTTGTCCCTGATCCTACTCCTTCGCTGGAACCAGGGGGTAACAAAGTCCGTCACGTTTACTGGTTTGCATACCGGGAGGAGGCCAATCGTTTCAGTGCCCGCTTTGGCCTCGAATCCAGAGCGTATTTCATCACCCACTGTGAGATTGTTCGTGCAGGAGGTACTCCACATGCCTGACTCCAAACACCCGATGCAACCGATGTTCCTCGATGAGGATGGTCGACCCCGGTTTAAGGCGAACAGCCTCGTCCGGTATATGCTGGACGCCGGGGGGCTGGACCTGAGCGGTCTGAGGATGCTTCCGAACATCCCCCAGGAGGATTGGGAGCAATTTTACCAACTCATTGGGTATCCCCTGTCCGGTTTTGAGGAACTGAGCTTCGTCGGTGAAGACGCCATCATGGAGGCCCGGAAGTTAGCGGACGACCTCAAGGTAAGGAAGGGGCCGGACGGGGCCGTGGACCGTAGCGATGTGTCCTCCGACGACCTTCGTGCCGAGTTCCTGAAGCTGGGTGTACAGATCACCCTAAATCTCCACCCAATGACCATCTATATGCAGTGCAACACCATGCGCTTCATCTGGAAGGAACTTCGGCGCAGGGGTGGAGCCGAAGAGGACCCCAGTTGGGAGGACATCCAGGAAGCCACCAACAAGGCCCACGGGCTGGGGGTCTGATGTTGACAGCACCCAATCGGGAGATCCGGTATCAGTTTGTCCGGCGAGCGAATGCTCTCCTCGTTCGGGCACAGGCAAAGGAACAGGGGCTGATGCCCGAGATGGATGCGCTGGATGCTGACTACAAGGCGCAGGCTGCTGCGGGGTGGAAGGACTGGGAAGAGGAGACCCTTCTCCATCTGAAAATGCTTCGCATCCACGTGGGGAGGGTCTCCTAATGCACGCTGACTACTACTTCACCATCGGGAAAACCCACGAGGTTTGTGAGGACTACGCCCGTGCCGGGGTCATCCCGAACGGGCGGGTCTACGGCATCGTGGCCGATGGCTGCTCCTCTTCCCCGGATACGGACTTCGGTGCTCGTTTCCTGACGATGGAAGCCCTGAGCCAGATTTCGTGGGACGCCCCGCAGTTTTCGCCTCAGTGGCTCGTGGAAACCACCCGGAGTCAGGTGTTGCCTCCGCTTGCGATGGAATGCCTGGATGCCACCCTCCTCGTTGCCTACGAGATGGACGGTGTCGTTCATGTGGCAGTCACAGGCGACGGGGTTGTCGCAGGTCTCAAGCGTGATGGCAGTCTGGTCATCTGGGACATCGACTACGAGGGACGCCCCGGTTACATCTCCTACCTCCTCGACCGATCCCGGTGGGACCGCTATGTGAAACTTGGCTGGGCCAACCGGGTGGTCACCCGGATCGAGAACGGGCAGATGGAGATGGCCGAAACGACCACAGAGGCCGTTACCAGGGAGATCCTTGATTGGCGACTCGAACTAGACGTCGCTGAGTATCAGGCGGTCTTCCTCATGTCCGATGGTGTCCACTCCTTTCAAAAGCAGCCTCCCGGTCAGGGGATGGAGCCGATCCCCATGCCCGAGGTGGTCGCACAGATCACTGGCATCAAAAACGCTGCGGGGTCCTTCCTCCGACGACGGTGCAATGCGTTCGAGAAGCGCTTCTGCCTGAAGAACCACTGGCATCACGACGACGATCTCGGCGTGGCCGCAATCTGGACGGGGGACGTATGCAGCCAGCAAGAATAGATGAAACACGAGGGTGCTGGTGTGACCACAACGGGGTTACCTACCCCATCCCGGACATCTTGTACGTGGAGGATCCAGAACACCGCATGGATGGTGCCTGGACCGTCAAGGTGATGATCGAACCTGTTGTTGTGATGAAATCCAAGGTGATCTGGATTGAGACGGCAAATCCACACCACGCCTGGGACATCTGCTTGGCTCTGCGTCAGGCCCGGACGAACTTGGCCGTCGAGCGGAGCAAAGGATCCCTCTGGGGTCCGGTGTCCTCCGTGAACGGTGACACATGAGGAAGGACCAAAGGAAACCGTGTGGGTTCGCTCAGAGGGAAGCCCTGGGGAAGTCCTACGACGACGATCCTCGGTGGAGGAAGGTCAACAAGTTGCGTGATGAGGGGAAGAACAGCGAGGCCAACGGTCTGGTTATGCAGATCAGGATGTCATGGGGGCTAGAGTGAGCGCAGACTACTATGCCAGGACGTACCTGGGTTTTGAGGTGGCGGAAAAGGAACTGTGGATCCCTGAGGAGGAGGCCCTGAAGATGTGTCCCCGGCACCACAAAACGCCTGCCGTGATGGAGGGTGACTTCTGCCCCTTCTGCGGTAACCGTCTGAGGGTGCTCCAGGACAACAAGATGTCTCCAGCGATAAAGATTCTCTACGAGCGCTGTCGGGAAGACGAGGATGAGGGGGACTTCTGGGAAGATCTCTGTAATGATGGGGTTGGGGCGGAGCACATCCTTTTTCATCACCTGGATGCAGTTCAGGACAGCGAACCGGACCCTTTTCCTGATGAGGGATTGACCGGGATCGCCATCCTTCTCCGTGAGGTCGGAGAAAACAATCCCTACGACGAGGCTACCGCCCCGGTGACCATGGCAACGATGCAACGTCTGGTCATGATGTTCCAGGAACTCTCCATCGCCATGTTCGGTGAGGAACGGGAAGTCAAACTGTACCCCACATTCTATTGCAGCGTGTGAGGCACAAGATGAAAACCATCGGATTCTTCAAGACGCACACCGCTGAGGAGGCCCTGGCCTGGGTCAAGCCCATGACCGAGGCCGAAAAAGTCGCCTGCATACGGTACCTCAAAGCAGGGACCGTTGAGAAGAGCTACCGTGGGGTGGCCCGCTGCCGGGTATGTCGGACGATGCTGGGAAGCACGGACAACCTGACACCCAATGGCAACTGGAGGTACCCCGGCAAATGGGAGCATTACATCGAGGAACACGACGTCCGACCACCTGATGAGGAGTTCATCCGGGATGCCCTCACCTGGGCACTGAAGCAGGGGATCGTGATCCAGATGAACCTGACTGAGTACCGACCCCGGAGATTGGAGAACCTTGGCATTACCGATCTTGAGAGCCACATCACAGGATGGGCCTACATCGTCGTTCCGGGGCATGATGGTAGGGAATGTCCTCCCTTGTCCGTTGAACGAAGAAACAACAGCATTCGCTGTTATATGGAGACCCATCCGGTCTCGAAGGATCCCAAATGAGGGTCTACGTCAAAGGCACTGGCCAAAAACTTGACCTGACGCAGAAGGACTACGTGGGGGCGGGGGGCGAGGGCACTGTTTACACTCGTGGCGGGGTCGCCTACAAGGTTTACCACGACGCCGGTCATATGCTCCCCATGGGGAAGATCCAGGCGCTGGGGGCCATACAGGACCCCTTCGTCGTCAATCCGCTGAAGGTCCTGGTGGACAAAGCGGGGAAGCCCATCGGGTACACCACGAAATACGTCCCGAAGGCTTGGACCCTCTGTCAGCTTTTCCCCCCCGTGTTCAGGAAGCGGGAAGGCATCACCCCGGACACAACGAAGGGGCTTGTCCGCAAACTCCAGGACCGGGTGGTCAACACCCACAAGGCTGGAATCCTCGTCGTGGATATGAACGAGATGAACTACCTCGTCACGAAGGGCAACCACGACCTCTACGGCATCGACGTGGACAGCTACCAGACCTCGCAGTACCCGACCCTCGCCATCATGGAGTCCATCCGGGACTGGACGGTGAAGCAGCACCAGTGGACGGAACTCTCGGACTGGTTCTCCTTCGCAATCCTGAGCTTCCAGATGTTCGTGGGTATCCACCCGTTCAAGGGCCGATACAAAGGGTCCAAGACCCAATTCAAAGTCAAGCTCCCGACCGACGCTGCTGACGATCCCTTCGCCGTGACCCGGCGTCGGATGCAGGGCAACATCTCCGTGTTCCACCCTGAGGTGGGTGTGCCCGGTGCGGCCCTGCCCTTTGACAGTATCCCTGGGGCGTACCGGGCGTGGTACGAGGCGCTCTTCGTGAAGGGTCAGCGCTGTATGCCGCCGACCGACTTCGGTGCCACCATGATCGTGGTGCCCATCATCAAAACGGTGAGGGGTACGGCAACGCTCGACATCGTGCAGATCGGATCCTACGAGGGTTCGGTCATCGGTGTGTGGGGGGATGGTTCCAAGATGGTTGTGTCGACGGACGAAGGGATCTGGTTGGGCAGCAGCCGTGTGGGCATCACCCTGAAGGACCATCCCAAGGTGTGGGCACACTGCGGATTCAGTCCCCGGCAGAGCCGAGCGGTGGCCATCGGGGCAGATCCCTACAGCAAGGTACCCATCCTGGTAAACCTAACCGACCGGACGCAGATCCCCTTCTCTCTCCAGGTGGAAAGCTTCTCCTCCTATGACGGACGGCTCTATGTGCGGACGACCGACCGGGTCCACGAGATCCTGCTCACGGATGCCGGAAGCCAGGTCATCGCATCCACCAGGGAGGTGGCGCAGACACTGCCCCACGCTACCAAGCTCTATCCGGGTGTGGTTGTGCAAAAACTCCTCGGGGCGACCTTCGTGTCCCTCCTCATCCGTTCCGGGGCCGCACAGCAGGTACAGATCAAGGAACTGGACCCCTACCGGATCATTGACGCTCGGTTCGACCGGGGCGTGTTGATGGTGATCGGGGAGAAGAAGGGCCAGTACGACCGGCTGGTGTTCCGCTTTGACGGGGCAGGCGTGTACGACGTTCGGATCGTTGCCGGGATCGCCATGGGCACCCTGAACTTCGTGACCCTGGACTCCGGCATCTGCATCTGCCTCAACGAGGATGACAAGCTGGAGATGTTCTCGTCCCGGAAGGGGTCGTCAGCGATGAAGTATGTAGAGGACCCGGCACTGTCCAGTGATATGCAACTCTCCCGGCAGGGGGGTACAGTACTCTTCAGCCAGGGCAACAAGGTCTACACGATGAGGATGAAATGACGAACACACAGTGGCCACCCCCATTTGAATGCTCCTTAGATGAGCGGACAAGACTGTGGAAAGCACATAGGGATGAGACCCAATCTCAGCAAAGGAAGGCACCACCATCAGTCAAAACAGAAAGCCCGGAAGAGGACAAACCGGACAGGTGGTGGAGGCCCAGCGAACACTTTGACGATTGGATCTACAAAAAAGTTCGAGTCATCAAAGAACTGGGCATCCCTGTTGGCACGCTGGGAGTAGTGATAGACTGGGACGACGGGATGCCAATGGTGTGGTTCACGGAAAAGGCAGCACAGAACCTGACCCGAGAGGACATTACTGCTGCTTGGGACAGCCCCGAGCCCCCGGAGGTGGTTTTCAACTTCCCTCTTGACCATCTGGAGAAAGTAACATGAGCCGGGATTCACGAGACGAGAACTGGACGACTGACAGGGATGGACACTCCTGGATGACTGGAAGCGATGGAGAGTACCTATGGGACTCTGAGGGGCACCGAGTCCCCGGTCCAGCAAGGAAAATCTCTAAGCCTGGAGACTTTACTGAGTTCGATTCATCCCAAGGACACTGCGGTTTGTGTGGCAGCCTCCACTGCCGTGGTGGCTGTTTCAAATAGTGGGGGTTTCAGCAAAGCGTGCTGAGGAGCAAAGCGATGGGACGTAAAGTCGCAAATCCTGAGGAGGGAAAGACCTACTGGGTGTTGGTTGGGCACCCCTCCAAGATAGTGTGCCTGCCAATGGCTGTCACCGTGGTGCCCACCTCTCATGGTCATTCGGTCTCCTATGTTGGGCGGGATCCGTGGAGCGGGAAAAAGTTCACGGACAAGTATTGTCCGGTTCAGGCTCTTTACCGCACGGAACGGGCGGCTCTGCGAGTGGCAATGAAAGAGACGACCCAAGTCCTGTCCCAGGTCTCTAGGGCGATTGCTGATGGGCAGAAGATGGAGTGCTTCTACCGGGAACAGCACCAGGCACAGAAAGAGCGTTGGAATCAGATTGTACCCGAAAAGTTCCAAGTGGAGTAAACCATGAAGAAGGAAGACATACGCCTAGTCAAACATTTTGCTGCACAAAGTCTTGACGATATCAATCGAGGGCTGACCAACCGGGGCATAGATGCCGATGCTGTCATCACCCTCACCCGTTCAGAACAGCAAGTCACGGAAACGACTACTGCTGGAGCCAGTGTGCGTCAGGCCATTTGGTTCGATGTGTATTATAGGGCACTACCAGGGGAGGTGGCCAAATGAAAAGGGAAGATCTCGTACCCGGCCTGACCGTATGGTTACACGTCTATGGGACGGTGACGAAGACAATTGTGTCCCAGGCACAGGGGAGAAACGCTTCTGGTGTGTACGTCGCCAAAGGAGAAGGTTCACGATACGTGGGGATGTGGGATCTTAAGAATTTGCATCCTACCCGAAAGGATGCCGTAGCTGCGGCAGAACCCTGGATCAACGAGAAGTTGAGGAAAGCCAGGGCACGGGTTGAGCGGCTGGAGAAGATGGAGGCCAACCTGAAACGGACGGCCTACTTCTGGGAATGTGATGATGAGGCCCATGAGAATGATCTGGTACGGGTCCAGGTCGGAACCGACGACACCATTGTCGCTCGGGTCCGCCAGGGGAAGACGCACTGGATCTGGAATGTGGGTAAGGTCAGGGGGAAGACGGAGAGGCAGTATGCGGCGCAGTACGCTGCAGACGAGATTCTCCTGAAGGATAACTGGACGTTGATGGGACTGAAGAAGGGATTCCCGAACTAAGGAGACCGTATGGGCTGGTTACAGGACTGGATGACACGACGGGCCTACGTGGGTATCAACAACCCACCACCGGGTGCGCCCCCCTCTCAGCGGGTTCGTTCCAAACCCCAAATGATGGCAGTCTACAAGGCGTACCTGGAACAGGGACGAAAATGACACCATCGACACACCCACTGACGGCTGCGAAGTTCTTGGAGCTGTCTGCGGACATTGCCTACCGACTGTCAGGGCGTGCCTTTGACCCTCGGACCTTGTTGAGCCTGATCCTAGAGGGTGCCGTCAGCGTTCCCGTTGCCGAGGACGTTCTGGCCCAGGCCATCTCCGTCGTGTGTACTGGCTACGGGGACCAGCGAAGAAAGCTGGGACCGATGGCTGTGGTACATCCCATCAGGGTTGCCGCCATCCTGTCCCGTGTGACCCGAGACCCTACAATGATGGATCTGCTCGGGGCAATTCTCCATGATAGGGATGAGGACTTGACCCAAGATCTGATAGGGGACGAACGATGGGCTGCAATGTCCACCGAGATGGATGCCCTCACAGCGAGCTTGGACACGAGCCACAGTTGGTATCTGGGGGAGCGAATCGCCCTCCTTACATGCGAAGATGGAGGGAACTACTGTGCCTACCTGATGGACCTGATGGAACACAGTGCCTCGATGCCCGACCTCATCAGGGTCAAACTGGCCGATCGACTGGACAACACTCTGGACGTTGGGGTGACTCAACATGGGATTCCAGGCAGCGGTGTTTTCAGTGCCATTTTCAATGTGATGTTCCTGCCGGGCTTTCAGGGGTTCCCCGTGCCCGTCTCCTACGTTCCCCTCAGCACCATCGAGGGAGCACAGATCCTGGCGAACCTTTTCAAGAACGCCGAGTTCCTTTCCCTGCTCCGATCTGGCAAGGCAGCGATGACGGGCACCACACATCGTCTGTACGACGCTCTCATCAGGGGCAGCACCGTGATCACCCAAAACCTCATCCAGGACACCATCACGACATCCCTGTCCGTCCCCGAGCAAAGGGAAGCGGTTGAGGAGGTGCTGGCCTACTGCCAGTCCGGTGGACTGACCGAGGTGCGTGAGGGTGGTGCTCATCAACTGGATGGGATCTTTCTGGATCTTTATGGAGCAAAGTCCGGGCGGAAGGATCGACTCCGTCAGATCTTTGCAGACAAGCAATACCTGGCTCGGATCGGGATGGTTTTCTTGGCTGTGTTTTCCTCCTTCATGTCCGACCCCGCCTACACGATCCGGGGGGTTGACCGGAACGGTCTACACCCCGTGGGATCATCTCAACCAGACCCTGAGTAGACAGGGTAGGAGGTGGCACAATGCCCAAGGACAAAGGGCCTAATGATGAATGACGCACTGGGTGACAGGATGAAGCAGTACGAGGGCCTGGAGTGCAACCGGCGCTTCATGCCCTTGCTTCCGATCATGGCACGTCTGGATGGACGAGCGTTCCACTCGTTCTGCAAGGGATTGGAGCGGCCCTTTGACACACGATTCAAGGACCTGATGGTGGCGGTGACCCATTTCCTGGTCCGGAAGACCGGGGCGCTCATCGGCTACCGACAGTCCGACGAGATTTCGCTCGTCTTCTACAGCCCGGACACCAAAAGTCAGGTGTTCTTCGACGGACGCATCACGAAGATGACCAGCATGCTGGCAGCGATGGCATCGGTAGAGTTCAACTGGCTGCTGCCCGACTACCTCCCGAAGAAGGCCCACCTGTCCCCCACGTTCGATTGCCGGGTGTGGCAAGTGCCTACGTTGGAGGAAGCAGCCAATTGTTTCCTCTGGCGGGAACGGGACGCCACCCGGAACAGCATCCTGTCCGCAGGGCAGGCCGAGTTCTCCCACAAAGAGATGCAGGGCCTGTCCACCAGTGTGATCCAGGATAGGCTCCACGAACTCAGGGGTGTCAACTGGAACGACTACCCGGCATGGGCGAAGCGGGGTACCTGGGTGCGACGGGTCCATGTGCAGCGCCCCTTCACAACAAGTGAGATCGACAAACTGCCTGCCAAACACGAAGCCCGGTCCAATCCGGGACTGATCGTGGAGAGGGCAGAGGTTCAAGTGATTGACATGCCCAGCTTCGGGTCGGTGGTGAACCGAGCAGATGTGATCTTCCACGAAGCCGACCCGGTGCTGAACACAGAGGAGACCGAATGATGAAGTATCTGTTACTGATCCTGGTTCTGGCCGCAATGCTGTTCCTCGGGTGTGGAACCACCACATCATCCTGCGTGGCACAGTGCCGGGTCACGGCGGAGGAACTCTGCAAGGAGGGGGACCAGAAGTGCATCCAAAAGGTGCTGGATGGTTGCTTCCCCGTCTGCAACGGCAATGCGAGCAGCGCCAGCGGGTGCCCGTGTCCATCCGAAAACGAGGATGACGAGTCCAAGTCATCCAGGGAATCCCCGTGAGACGGCTGCTGACAGCGGCTGTCCTGGTTGCGGTGGCCCTCCTGGCTCAAGGTTGTGTAGGGAACTGCATCCAGCAGTGTGGCCCTACGGTCAAGGAGACCTGTGGCACCGACACCGAGTGTGTCAAGGAAGCGTTAAGAGCCTGTTTCGAGGCGTGCGGGGAGGGGTTATGAGCCGCCGACACAACCTGATGGTGGAGCAACTGGCGACCCACATTCTGCGTGAGTGCGGGGCAGGACGAGGGTTACCATCGTGGACCCCTGAGGAGATCCTGGAAGCAGCGGATGTAGATCCCACGCAGTACACCGAACTATGGCAGGAGGCCCTGGCGATGATGGCCAAGGGTCACGTCTACCAGTACGCCAAGGCGGATCACACAGTGGACGCCGTCGTGTTCCACATGCGGCCCCAGGAGGCCGGTGGACCGCAGTTCCTGGCCGTTCGGCGGGGACGCACGGGTGACCCTCACGAGGATGAGTGGGCGCTTCCAGGGGGCTTCATGGACCCCGGAGAGCGCCTCGTCACATCCGTGAGGCGGGAACTGAAGGAAGAGACCGGCTTGGACGTGCCGGAAAATCGGTTCGACCAGATCAAAACCCATGATGAACCCGACCGGGATCCTCGTGGTCGTGTCCTGTCCACCAGCTTCGGAGTCGTGGTGACCGACAGGGAGGCTGCAACCACCACGGGTGCGGAGGAAAAGGCCGAGTCCCCCGAGTGCCGCTGGTGGCCTCTGTCCTCCTCGCCCAAGCTGGCCTTCGATCACAGCCTGATCCTTCATAATGCTTGGGCAGTCCTGATGCTGAAGGGAGTGCTGGAATGAGGGTCGGCATTTACGGTGGTGCCTTCGACCCCCCGCATATCAGTCACGTCCTGGCTGTGACCGAGGTGATGGCCACGGCAAACGTGGATCTAATGTGGGTTGTCCCCTGCTGGAAACATGCCTTCGGGAAGGAGATGACGGACTTTGACACTCGGGTGGAGATGTGCCGCCGTGCCTTCAGCATTTTCAAGTTCGTGACGGTGCCCACCTTCGAGAAGGAACTGAAGACCAAGTACACAGTGGACCTCCTGCGGTTCCTCAAAGAGACCCACCCCCACCACGAGTTCGTGCTGGTGATTGGCGAGGACGAGAGAGATGCCCTCGACCGCTGGAAGGAGCCAGAGGTGGTTCGGGAGTTGGCGGAGATCCATGTCCTGGGGCGTGCCCCCGACGCCGTGGGGGCTGCAGCCACCGATCCAATCAAGCTCCCTGGCATCTCCAGCACAGGAATCCGAACGACGTTGGCATTGATTAAACCGGAGCACCGGGAAAAGATGGTCCGGGGCCGGGTGCCCTACGACGTGTTCAGATACATTGAACAGAACGGGCTATACCCACCACAGGAAAGGTGACGAGATGAAAACAACATTGGTACTGGTGACCCTCTCCTTATTTTTTCTCGGATGTAAAGGGGACAGGCCCCCCGAGAAGAAGGATACGGCTACGGCAACGCCACCCACGGCGTGCGTAGAGTTCAATCAAGCCACCTCGACCGAAAGCGGTTGGCCCCAGATGTGCCGGATCTTGTGGTGTACCAGAAATGCAAGTCACAGGAATGGGCTGGCAGGCATGGCCGTTCTGTACTGTACGCCCGGTGAGAAACCCCCGGAAGGGACACCTGTGACGGGGATGAGAGGAAACACCAAGTGACTTTCACCCCCCGTCAACGGTGGCTCCTCCTCGGGGGTTGTCTCGTATTCGGTCCTACAAGGAAAGCCGTGCATCTGGCGGCGACCGCCTATTGCCGTTGGTTGAAGATGCTCTCCCCCAACACCGACCCTGACCCGGAAATGGTGCTTGAGGGGTGGTGGCACGGCGTGCCCGACCACGGGGGATTATCTCCTCGAACCCTCAGACGAGTAGAGAGGATGACGGGACTCAACGTCATGGAACCAGACCCCTGGGATCCCCCCAAGGAAGGAGACACGTTATGAGACGGAAATTGAAATACACGCTCGAAGAGATGTGCGCTCTCCTGAAGGAGCAGGGCACACCCTATACGGTGGAGGACGGTCAGGTAATGATGGAGGGCAAGGCCATGCCCTTGGAGTCCCCCGTCATCAAGCTCGACCGCCGGAACAAGAAGCTGGTCCGGCAACTCCAGGCGAAACTGGAGGAGTACAAAGGACGTTTCTTCGGGCGACAGGAAAAAGCCCGGCCTTTTGCCGCCCCTGAGACCGTCGAACATCATCACTCATACTACAAGCGGCTCATCCTTCAGACATTGCTGGAAAAGGGCAAAGTTGTCGCATGGTCCCTGTCCCGAGAGATAGAGAAGAAGAGGGGTGTGCTATTCCCCAAGGACTTCACCTCGGCGTCCTTCGTCATCGAGTCCTACATCACCGGGGACTCCACAGGGATCACCGGCAGCACAGGGTTGCCCGATGTCAGTGGTGACTAGGTGGTCTTGCCCCCCGGTGCCTCCTGACCCACGGGTCGGTTGGTTGCTGTACGTTTACGAGGAGGGTGGTGAAGAGGCCCTCTGGCAGATGTGGCTGCACCTTATGGATCCTGACCGACTGTGTCCGGCCCTGCGAAACGACCCCCCACCCGAGGAACCTCCTGCCGCCGAGCCGGTGTTTCTTCCGGGCCTTCATCTCATGGGCGAACCCTTTCAACTGGACTATCTGAATCTATTTTGAGACAGTTGGATCATCTCAGGAACTCCCTGAGTAGACGTTGTGCAGAGCAAGGTTGCCTGCGCCGAGTGAAGAAAGTTCGGGCGGATTGAAAAAAGGTGTTGACAAGGAAGCCCCGGCTTCGGTATAGATAAAAACGTCGAGGCTAACCTCGGCTCTGAAGTAGCATCCTTGAGAAGGGATGCAGAGGATTTATACGGCATGTCCAGGCAGAAACAAAACCGATTCAAACGCCCAGCGGTGAGAGCCGCTGCCGTGTGTCGGTCTGTCGGACAGCCCATGGGTATCCCGACCGACGCATCCCATGTACGTGGGAATGACAAGGGCGGCGATCCCAAGGGGGTGCCCGGCCTCTAACTTCAGGTAAAACCTGCAAGTAACTGAGAGCCGGACACCCCGAAAGGGTGTTCGGCTTTCGGCGTTTAAGGGCTTCACGAAGCCCGTCCCTCGGAAACGGGGGAGGATCTTTGACAACTGAATAACCAAGCGACGGCAGAGGGTGCCCAACCCTGCCGTCGAGTTTCTTTTTCAATATCAGCCATAGCTCAAGTTGGCAGAGCACTCCTGACTTAAGGTGATGGATCCCGGTTCGATTCCGGGTGGTTGTTCTACGGGGATGTAGCGCAATGTAGCGCAACGGGGGTTGCGGGATCATACCTTGTCGTTCCCGTCAATAGACCTTCTATATGTGCAGTATGGTCACAGTAGGAGGTTCAAATGCAGAGCAAACAGCATCTCAAGGATGATGCCATTCGTCTGAGGACTGAAAAACGGTACTCCTTAGACGAGATTGCATCTGAGTTAGATGTTTCCAAGGGCACAGCTAGTATGATGCTCAGGGGTTGCCCTTTGACAAAGGAAGAGATCCTCGAACGTCACCGTAGTTCCGTAGCCCTCGGCAGACGAAAGAAGTGTGAGGACCAGCCACTCTCCAAGTTCTGTATCAAAGTCCCCTGGAAAAAGCTGACCCGTTTGCAGAAGGCCAAATTGTCGGAGGCTGCGGCCCTATACCGACTGATTCTTCATGGGTTTTGTCCGTTCGGATCAATGTTTGATGGGGACAAGTCAGATTGGTTGGTTGATGTTCCCGGCGGAACACCCCTGCGGGTCCAGGTCAAATCTAGCAAGAAAGGAGAATATGGTAGCCCTCTGTTCGTACTTCAATGTTCAAACGGAAGACGAAAGGTCCGACCCTATTTAGACGGTGAGCTAGACATCTTCGTAGGGTACGACTACGAGACCGACACATGCTACGTATGGAAATGGCAAGAGATTTCCCATTTGGCATCCTCAGTGTCCGCCACTGAGGATGCCAAGGAACGTTGGGACAAGTTGAAAACAGGGGGTGGATCGGATTGAGTCCCCTCACTCCCGCCACAGGTCAAAGGTTCCCCACCACAGACCTGGCGTTGTTGGACTGGGCCTGGGATGCCTCCCTCACAACAGGTACGTTAAGCCTGGGGTACGAAACTGTTCTCCTGACCCCTGTTCTTTGGGCCGGTACGTGAAGGGAACGTTCCGTGTCTATGGTGTGCGTAGCTCAGTTGGCAGAGCATCGGGTTGTGGTCTCGAAGGTCGCCGGTTCAAACCCGGTCGCACACCCCACGGGTACCTAGCTTAATTGGTAAAGCCGCAGGCCGTTAACCTGTTGACTGGGGGTTCAAGTCCCTCGGTACCCGCCATCCTCTCCAGCTAACCAGGGATCGCTCCTGTTGTCCGTGCGGCCAGGGGGTGGGTCCGAGTCCCACGGGGAGGGCCGAGAGTCCCCCTATCACCCTTCCTTCATTAGGAGGTGTGTGATGGACTTTCTCCTCGGACAGGTGCCCACAGGCATTGACCCGGTGCAATGGCACTCCTGGTGCCCCAACGATGTAGCATGGCACATCATCGCCTCAGTGATCGCAGGTGGCGCAGCCATTATCACCTTCGGGTTTTCCAGGCGGATCCGTTATCTGGTGGACGCCAAGGCCATCTCAAAGGTGTGGGAATTGTGGGGTGCCGTCATCCTGGCCGCTTGTTGTGGTGCCCTGGGGGCGTTGGCCGGTGCAGCTTTCTGGCACTGGAGCGGCGGACTCTTGGCGGGTGTTGCAGGATCCGGGGGGTCGCCCTTTGTGATCTACCTCCTGATGAAATTGACTGGTCGCCTCTTTCCAAACGGGGCGTCTGTGGTGCAGCCCTCAAGATCGCATGTTCCTCCCCAGGAGCCTTTGGAGTAGTACCTTCGTGGAGGTACACATGAGCCATGTCACAGTAGAAGGGACGGTAGCGGCTGCAACAGCCAAGGCGGTCCTCATCAACATCGACCTCATCGACGGGAACGACAGCTTCGCCGGGGAGGAGCTTTGGATTCCACGAGCCTGCGTAGATGACGAGGCCGAAGACGTGTCCAAGGGGGACGAGGTAGAGCTTGAGGTCGAGGTGTCCTTTCTTCGTAGAGAGGGCTACGTAGAATAGTCAGCCCACTACGGAGAAGGGAAGGATCAGGATGCGGCTGAAAAGAGGGGCCTCCAGAACGGTACTGCTCGCCAGGGGCTACGCCATCAAAGTTCCCAACACACGGGAGTGGCGTCTGTTCCTTTCGGGACTCCTGGGAAACATGCAGGAACGGGCCTTCAGCCGGACTGGGTGGAAGGAACTTTGTCCGGTACTTTGGTCAGACCCTTGGGGGTTCGTGGTGGTGATGCCTGAGTGTGAACCTCTGGCAAAGAACCTGGATGACAAAAGCTACCAGAACTTTGTAACTCGGGCAGTTGGGAGGGTGCCTGTTGAACATAAGCGGTCGAGCTTCGGCTACCTGAACGGAAAGCTGGTAGCAGTGGACTACGGCAGTTGATTAATCAGGATGTAGCGCAGTTTGGTAGCGCATCTGCTTTGGGAGCAGAAAGTCGCTGGTTCGATCCCAGTCATCCTGACTAAACAAGTTCGAATGGGGCCAGCCTGAGACGCTCTGCGACTCAGAAGGAGACCGAAACGGGCTCGTGCTGGGGTTGCATCAGGGAAGGGCAATGCAGCGGTTCAGGTATGACTGTAGTCACTGACGTCAACGTGGGGCAGGTCCTTCCTCTGACAGGCCCTACAACGCCTCCTGTAGGCGTTTGTTTCCCCATAGATATCCGAGACCGGGAGTTGAATGTGGCCGCACTCCAGGACCTCGTAGGGGATCTTACAGGTGGTCTCCAGGTCATGGGAATGTGGAAACCCTGGTGGGAACACAGCACGGGCCAGGATCTTTTTGAGTGGTCCTTTTTTTGCCATCCGGCACCTCCTACCCTTTAGTGGGAGGACGTGACAGTTACAGGGGTGTAGCTCAGTGGATTAGAGCACGGCGTTTATTTGTAGAAACCCCCACACCATGGTATGGTACCTTGGTGTGGAGGTACTGAATGGTGGATGCTATACAGGAAGCAAGACGCTTGCGAAAAGCAGGACATTCCCTTGGGGAAATATGTTCTATTTTGAGCCGATCCAAGAGTACCGTGTACTCTTGGATAAAGGAATTGCCCGTACCAGAGGTGGACGGGGTAACTATCCGAAAACGTGCTCAACAGGAATGGCAAAGAAAAGGGTGCAGAGACACACAGAAACGCCATAGAATTGCTCGGGAAGCAGCACATCGTAAGGGATGGGAGGAGGCTCCAGTAATACTCAGAGATCCTCTTATGCGGGATTTTGTGGTGCTCTATCTAGGGGAGGGTACTAGAAAGGGGGACAACCAATTATGTGTTACCAACACAGACCCAGCCCTATTGTCCCTGGCATGGTGGGGCATACAGAAAACAACATCGAAAAGTATCACGGTACGGGTTTTTTGCAGGGAATATGAACGTTCTGCCGTGACCTCCTTTTGGTCCCTACATTTTGGCGTGTCTCCTGAAGGTATCAAAATAGTTCTCAAAAAAGGTCCAGAAGGTAAAAACAGAGCGGCCTATGGGGTGGTTCAATTAGTAGCTTACGATACTTTGGCCAAGGCACGACTACGTGGTTGGATGGATTGGCTAAAAGCACAATGGGGTGATTCGTCTAACGGATAGGACACAGGCCTACGAAGCCTGTAATACAGGTTCGAGTCCTGTATCGCCCACTACAGACCACAATATTGAAAGTTCAAATCTTTGCATCCTCGCATCTGTAGGTTAGGGGTGTCTTCAAAAAGGGTGCCTTGACTCTCTAGCTCCAAGGTTAATTTTTTTACGTTTAAACAGGGATCAGGAAAGGCTTCGGACCTTCTATCCGGTCCTGTCACCCCCGCTGAATGTTAAGTATCGGGATGTAGCGCAGCTTGGTAGCGCCTCTGACTGGGGGTCAGAAAGTCGCTGGTTCGAATCCAGTCATCCCGACTATTATCTGGTGTTGATGGCTGAACAGGCGGGGGATTCCTTGGAACCTGTTGGGACTTCCCCTATTAAATAGGACCACCTGGCGGGGACATCCCAATGGACGAATACAGCGGCCCCCCACACAAAGGCTTTGAGTCCCCTTTCCTTTGTTTCAGTTGGTTTTTCCAGTGTGAGAATGTCGGGGGAGACACGCCGAAGATCTCTGAAATGGTCATCACTCATTAGGATGAGGTCTACCCGCTGGCCCTGTTCTTCCAAACGATTAAAAGCATCAGCGAGTTCAGCCGAAGAAAGAGCTACCAATGCGGAGGTTAATCCAATTCCCTTGGTTCCGGGTAGGTTTTTGAGAAAAGCTTCGGCCCGGTCACATGTTTTCAATCTGGTTTCATCCACAGGGATCTCCGACATTGTTCAGAGCACCATACCACTCAAATCGGGGTGTAGCGCAGTCTGGTTAGCGCATCACGTTCGGGACGTGAAAGTCGTCGGTTCGAATCCGGCCACCCCGACTATGCTGGCCAGCAGAAAAGCTGGAGGAACGCCTTTGCTCATCAAGACGGAGCCAGGTGAATCGGTTGGCCCTGTTGTGGAGGGTACCATCTACCGGGGTCTAGGGGGTTCGAATCCCTCCCTTCAGTCCATGGGATCGTGGCGCAATTGGTAGCGCAGCAGACTCTTAATCCGTTGGTTGAAGGTTCAACTCCTTCCGGTCCCACCAATCTCTTGGCCTGTAGCTCAGTTGGTATGAGCGTTCGCCTGATAAGCGAAAGGTCGGCGGTTCGACCCCGCCCAGGCCAACCTCAGGGCGGTTAGCTCAGTTGGTAGAGCCTTCGACCGATAATCGAAAGGTCAGTGGTTCGAATCCACTACTGCCCACGGATGTCTCGACGGAGCGCCCGTTGTCCTTGGTACTAAGGACTCATCCCCAGCTACGTTAAGGCAGGGGTCCGTTACGGTCCATTGGGGGAGTCTGGAGTCCCCGCTTCCCTGTCACGGAAGAGATCACGAGTTCAAATCTCGTATGGACCGCCATGTGGTCTTCCTGTCCCGTTAGGGTAGAGTAAGGAACAGGAGGGACCTAATGAAGAGCACATCAGCCCAGCTACAACAGCAGCTTCGACCCTACTTTCCTCAAGAGACTGTGGAGTTCTATCCTCTAGGGGGTGGACGACCTGGGCATCGGGTGGTGGTCGTGTCTAAACAGTTTGAGGGGCTGACGAAAACCCAACGGGACACGCTAGTCCGATGTCATTTGCCCGCTTTTGGGGGGCCGACAGCATTGTGGACGCCTGCGGAGGTTAAAGATCATGTACTCCAAGATGGCACTCTTACTGCTGTGGCTAGGAGGACATCATGCTGAAGACGCTTGATACCAGGAACCCCCACGACTCTTTGCTCATCTTCGACCGCTTTGTTGTCGATCCTGGCCTACCCAAGTTCGTGAAGGAACGGGAGGTTGATGATGACGACAATGGTGATGACCAGGAGGGGTTCGGGGACAACACCACCCCCATCAGGGGGGAAATGCGGAGGACACGCCGTCCCCCGGAGATCTGGCAGTCCGACAGCGGCTCCTTCACCCTGACATCGGATAACCCCATCGGCATCATGAACAGTCTCCAGGAAACCAAGAAGACCCTTTTCGTGCGGCTCCTGATCCGGTGGACAAAGCTCTGGGCTACGAAGCCTCCTCCTGAGGAGCCCCCGAAACCAATCACCCTGGTGTTCGATCAGGTGCTCACGGACCCAGAGGAAATCAAAGTCTGGACGGAGCGGGATGGACAGCTTGAGAAGATGCTGGAGCAGGCTTCCTTGACAGGACAGCAATCCCTGCTGGAGAAGCTGAAGGCCGAGAAGGGTCTGCACCAGACCGAGAACGCCCTGTTCGCTGCGGGCCGGAAGAAGCTCATCACGGAGCCCCAACTCCTCAAGTTCGTTAAGGGCTGTGAGAAGGGCCTGTGTTTGGACTGGGTCCGGCATTTTACCCGGCCCATCCCCGACGAGGTGGTGGCCGAGAAGGTCCGGTGTGACGAACTCGGGATCTTCGACAACTACGTGGTCCTTCACTACGACCCAATGGGCAAGTCCGCTGAGATGTCCCAGGTCGAGGTGGAGGAGGAGATGGCCCGACGTCGTGATCCCATCCTGTTCGGTGTGTTCCGGGGATCCCGGAAGCTCTACTTTGTAGGGGACTGGAAGGACGACCTGTGTGACCTGACCCTCCAGGAGATCGTGGACAAGCTGGGCGAACCCCTTGAGATGACCTGAGTGATGACGCCGACGTACCATGTCCTGGAAGATCCCGACATTGCTCATCGTTACTACACGGGAACCGACAAGGGGCCGAGTGAGTTCCGGTCAGCATGGGAGGGGCATGGGCACCCAACCCTGCGAAGAGCGTGGAGGGACCACTGCGGGGGCTGGCCTCGGTGGCTGTTCTTCAGGGCACCTGACGGATGTCACGCCTTGTGGGCGTTCGGGAAACAGAAAGCCTCTCCGGGTGAAAAGGTTGACATTCAGGTCCTGTCCGTAGTTGCACGAAAAAGGGAAAAGAACGAGAGTATCGGCCCGTAGCTCAGTTGGTAGAGTGCCGTTTCGACATAGCGGATGTCGCTGGTCCGAGTCCAGCCGGGCCGACTACGCCCCTGTATCGGGCCTGTCTTCTAAACAGGTACACCGTAATTGGATGATGTGGGTTCGACTCCCACCAGGGGCGCTATCGAAACAGACCGATTGCTTCTCCGCCTCTGCTACGGTATCATAACGGCAAGGGGGTAGCATGAACAACATTGAGAGTGGGAAATTAGGGTACGCCAAAACACAGGAAGCGATGGAGGCGTGCAGGAAACGGCAACATTCTGAAGCGGTGGCGAAGTTTACAGGACTTCAAAAATGTTGTGCCCACTGTGGATTGCTTTTACCTTATGAAAAGCGGAGTAACAGTTTTTGTTCTCGTTCGTGTTCTGCCAGCCATGCAAACACATCCAATCCTAAGCGCAAACGCAAAGAACGCTTCTGCAAGGACTGCGGAAAAAGCTTTGTTTTTGTGGGCACCCAGCGCACTAAGTTCTGTCCCGGATGCCAGCAAAGGCGTAAAAAAGCAAAAGAGAATCTAAAACACATGACTCTGGCTGAATGCTCCTCCCGGCCATCCGTAGCTAACAAACATCCTTCCTGGAGATGGGCTTACGTCAGAGTATTGAATCGTCGATGGAACGCTCATCTCATAACTTCCTGCGCCGTCTGTGGTTACAGTAGACATGTTGAACTTTGTCACCGCAAAGCAATTTCTTCCTTCCCCGAGACAGCCACATTGGCAGAGGTAAATGCCGAATCAAACAATGTTGCTTTATGTCCTACACATCATTGGGAATTCGATCATGGGTTCCTTGTTCTGTGACTGTGCTACCGCTAATCCTCCTATGCCTCAGCTTCTGTGAACAGAGGAGGATGCGATGTCTTACAACGTTGTAGATCAGTTCAAGCAGGGACTCCAGTACCACTTTGATCCCGATGCCGGGGGAGCGACGGACGTTTACGTAGTCCCTCCTGCGAGAGCGAATCCTGACGGGGTCGAAGACGGTTCGTCCTTACACCCCTATACAAACCTTCAGGATGCGGTTGATGCTCTTCCCGCTTACAATGCTGCGGACTTAACCACCTTTACAGGAACCATTTGGGCCTTGGGTGGGATTTATGATCCAGGAGCGTCTGTACCCCTCACCATTTCACGGGGTGGAGCCACGATCATTAACTGTCATGGGAGTGTCTATTTTGGAGAGACGGCATGGTTGCCCCTTTTCATTACAGCATTACAGACAGGGGTGCCACCGCCACCTCTGACCTACACCTGTGATATCATCGTCGGAGACGCCGTCAGTCCGGCTCCAGCGGATCCCTGTACAGTGATTGTCCGCCCGGCGGTAACTGCTCCGCCGACTGACACGGACAGTATTTCAGGTGTCTTTGCTTTGCTTTCCGGATCCTTCATCTGTACTGGAAAGGTGTACTTCATTGGCACCAGCTATAATGGAGATGCTGGTCTCCTGTTGGAGAGCATGCTTTTTCCTAACCCTGCAGAGGTCCAAACGGGGATACGTTGTGCTGCCCTGTTCAAAGGTCCTCTGACCGTTTCCGGTAACGTGATACGGATGGAGTCGAGCGGTGTTTACGTGGGTCCAGCGGTTACCTCTTCCACCATTTTGCTGAAAGACTCAAACGTCCTCAACATCTACGGACCGTCCTTCCCTGTAGTGGGGAAGCATAAAGTCAATTTCTGGGATGAGTGTGTGGTCCACGGAGACATCATCTATGGAGCGGCAAAGCTCAGCATGCGGTCCTGTAGTGTAGTGGGTGATCAGATTGAGGTTGATCACATCAGGGCTAGGCACGTGCATATAGATTTGGCAGCCCCTAGCACCATCAAAAACACCTGTACGCTGTCAGACACCCGGCTGGAGGACTGTAGTGTGACGTCGTCGGGACCAGGGATCAGCTGGGTGCTTCCTGATGCTTTCAACCCCTACATCTATGTAGATGGGGTCAGCAATTATCTTTCCGATTGGACAACCCTCCCCGTCCCCAACAAAGTGCTGATGACCTGATTCTTCCTTTTGTCCCTGTAGCTCAGTTGAATAGAGCACTTGCTGAGGCCAAAAGGTCGCTGATTCGAGTCCAGTCATCCCGACTAGAACAAAAGCCACTTGTGTCTGAACCCCCTTACTGATAAACTGAACCCGTAAGGGGGGTTCAGATGGCTGCATCCAAACCAGAGTTGAAAGTTGAGTGTATCAGACTGCGTGTGGAGGAAAGACTCTCTTACCGGGAATTGCAGGAAAGACTGGGGGTCAGCAAAGGTTCGCTCTCCAGTTGGCTGAAGGGTTACCCTCTTACAGCGGAGGAAAAGAGAGAGTGCCTAAAACGGGCACATCCGGGAGCTTGGAACAAGGGAAGAAAAAAGGAGCGAGGGACCGAATCTGAGATTCACTCCCTTGTCAGAAGTAAGGGGCTTAATGGAGTCCAAGTGGCTAAGGTTTCAGAGACAGCAGTACTGTTACGACTCCTCATCCATGGTTTCAATCCTTTCGGGTCTGTCTTTGATGGGGATAAGACCGACTGGTTAGTAGAGGTCCCATCTACGGGGCAGGTACACAAAATACAGGTCAAAACCGCATGGAGGCCCAATAAGGGACACGGCCTGTCCACTGTGTCTCTTCATTTTGGAAGAGGGCGTAGGACTGGAGGTCGTTATCAGAAAGGTGACTTTGATTTCCTTGTGGGTTACGACCTGTTCACTGACATTTGCTATGTCTGGAATTGGGAGGAACTTACACACCTGACATCCGCTGTCACAATCTGTCCTGATGCTCAGGAAAGGTGGGACAAACTTGGGGGGTAGTGCAGCCTGGTAGCATGGCATCCTGAATTCAAATCCTGCTAGGGACGCTTTTGGATCATCGACAGACCTGACAGAGTAGTGTTTGTGTTGACAAAGGGCCGCTAGCTCAGTAGGTAGCAGCACGTGACTTTTAATCACGGGGTCACAGGTTCGATTCCTGTGCGGCCCACCGTGGTAGAGTGTCCTCATCAGGAGGCACACTATGGGAACCATCATAAAGAGTTTGTCCGTCCGGTTGTCCGTAGAGTACGTGATCGAGGTGGATGGGGTTCCCGAGCGGGTCGGTCAGGAGTACCGGGTCGATTCTGGATCCTTCCAACAGATGGTGAACCAGGAGATCATCGAGGTCAAGGATGGAGACGGGAAGGTTCTGTTCCTCTATTCCCACCCGGAACGCCACGTGACCCTGAAGGGCTCGTACAAAGGACTCGGACCGTCCACGGTGCCACCCGAGATTGTAGCGATGATCCGGGAGCAAGGTCTCCCGTGGTACGACTAGGTTCTGTATTGCCCCGTAGCTCAGTTGGTAGAGCGCCCCCATTTTAAGGGAAGCAAACACCGCTCCGCACCTCGGCACGGCAACGTGCCATCCAGTGGAGCATACAAGCTAGGGAGGTCACAGGTTCAAGTCCTGTCGGGGCAGCTTCAGTTTGCGGGTGTAGCTCAACGGTAGAGTCCTGCGTTGCCAACGCAGACGTTGTGGGTTCGAATCCCATCACCCGCTCTTTTCAGAAAAAAGTCAGTCTCAAGGAGGTTTGAACAGTCTCCAAAAATCTTGGGCGAAATTGGGCAAAAGGGATTACACGAGATGCATAGAGAAAACTTGACAGGGAGGATCGTACCCTGTACTCTTTGAACCATGAGGAAGGTTGCCCACGGCAGAGCTTGGTTCCCAGATCCAGCGTTGGATCGGATCCTCACTCTGATGAAAATCCAAGCCTCTGCTACCAGAGCGGCATATCAGCACACACGACGAACAGGCGACTTTGGAAATCAGGTCAAAAAAGCCATCAAGGGAAACTACATGGCTGGCCTAAACCAACGGTATGTTGGAGACGCTTGCGGCCTCGCTGCCCAAAAGAGAAACACCCCCTCGGTAATTTTCGGAGGCAAACCAGCTTGGAGAGACCTCCAAAAAGGCAAGATCTCCAAGGGGGAATGGCAACAGAGGCGTAACTCACAACTCTATTCCCGAGGAGACAAAACCAAGCGAGGGAATCCTAACATCCGTATAGTGGGTAACCGAATCCTCGTTAACGACCCTTCGGAACGAGGTCGTTGGATTGAGGGCAAGTTCTGGATGCCTGACAAGTTTGAGTTCAATCCAGACTGCTACGACGTGAGACTTATCTACCGTAAGGGTCAGATTGAGGTCAAGATTTCCTCAGAATTTGAAACCCCACAGATCGTAACGAAACCTGTTAGTCAGGGAACCATTGGTATCGACTGCAACCCTGACGGTCTTGCTATTGTTGAAACGAACTCTCAGGGACAGCTTGTTCACCATCACTATGAAAAGGAACAGAGGATTCGTTTCGCCAAATCCGAAAAACAGACCTATGACATTCGGCAACTTGCGGTTCGGGTCGTTTTGTTTGCCTTCTTAACAAAGAAGCCTCTTGTTCTTGAGGAACTACGTTTTCGGGCAGGTAAACAGAAGAACAAGAAGTTCAATCGTATGAGATCCAATTTCCTTCATCGTCAGATGCTGGAAGCAATCAAGTCTCGTGCTGTGAAGATGGGTGTCGAAGTTGTCGAGGTTAACCCAGCGTTTACTTCGGTGCTGGGAAAACTGAAGTATCAGGACATGTACTCTTTGAATGTTCACACTGCTGCTGCGCTAGTGATAGCTCGCAGGGGTATGGGTTATTTGGAGAGTCAACGTTTTACGGACAAGTTAACAGGTCGTGGGGGTTCTCGGGTAAACCTGGAAGGAAGATCCCGAAAGCATACTTTACGTCCGAGAGCTTGGTCGTGGTTGAGGGACGAGTTCCTGAGGCCGAAGAATAGTTGGGCTCACAGCCCTGCCATCGGTTCCTGTAATATTGCAGGCATGCATGGTAACCCAGGCGAGATTCCTGGGGGCGAATCGTACCCAATAACTGGTCGGGTACGTCACTCTGTTTCGGCAGAGCGTTAACGGCGGTGAAAGGACGCCAGGAAAGTTGAAAAACTTTCCGAAACCAGGATCATCTTGCGTTCGGTGGAGTAGTACAGGTATGATAGGGACAGCCCTGGACGGATTCACGGGTTCTTTGATAGTCAGTTTTACTTAGTATCGGGGGGTAGCTCAGTCTGGTAGAGCACTTTCATTTAGAGAAAGCCAAAAGCAACCCCGCTTCTCACCTCGGACCTTTACGGGTCCATCAAGGGAAGCATACACGCTGCCCAGGTTCGAATCCTGGCTCCCCGACTAAGGGCGCACAATCAGACGTGCTTACAAGGTATGATAGCTCAATTGGTAGAGCATCGGATTTACATTCCGAAGGTTAACGGTTCAATTCCGTTTCTTTCCACCAAACACAGCACGTCACCTCGTGCGTCCTTTATTTGCGGTACAGTTGTGGTCAAAAGGTGCATGCAACCTTTTCGGGTTCAATTCCTGACTTGCCGCTTCATGCAGTAATCCCGGCACAGGCGGGATGACGTGTTTGCCCACGTCTTCAGGTTCGACTCCTGACGTCTGCACCAAGGGCACCCATCCAGGCGAACATACAAGGATAGCTCATCTGGATAGAGCATCAGCCTGCAAAGCTGAAGGTGATCGGTTCGAATCCGATTCCACGATCTCGCAAGGGATTGTAAACAACGTTCGCCTACTCGGGTGCTTTTGGTACGAACTGCGGATGGGAGGAGGTAACTCCGGCTTTGAGCCAGGTTCAAATCCTGGCTTCGCACTTGAGGGCATCCATCAGAGTGAGCACACAAGGTAGCTCAATTGGTCGAGCATCAGACTCATAATCTGAAAGTTACTGGTTCAATTCCAGTCCGCAGTCCCCCGACCCGGCGGGAAGGGGAACTGGTAACACGCTCACTCACTCGGATGTCCTCTATTTGATATTCAGTTTGGACGTGCAGCCTGTCGAGCATACAAGCACCAACGGGGTCCGCCCTGTTACCATCGCAAGTTCCGCTCGGCTCCTCGCACGTTCAGTTACACCCGAAAGGGGAGGGCAACCTCCCCTTTTGTCGTCTCACTGTGATCATCAGGAGAGACTGCCGAGTAGACCAATGTGAACGGGGGAGCAGATGTTTTGCATCAGCTCTCGAATTAGAGGTGTTCGTTTGATCACATGGAACACAACCTGTAATGTCTATTGTGTGCCGGGTAGTCGGAGGCAGTTGATGGGCATAAAAATTTGTACAGGTTGTGGGGGTGCCTTCCCCCTTGATGAATTCCGAGTCAAGGTAAAAGCAAAGGGATACAGGATCTCCAAGTGTCAGGAGTGTGACAGGATGTACCGGGCGCAGCGGTATGCTCGTCAGGATAAAGCCCAGTACAGACGGGAGCAACAACGTCTGCTGGACGCTCGCAGGCAAGCCGTGACCGCTGGATTAATTGTGGAACCGAGCACCAGGGTTTGTCCTGATTGTCAGAGAGAGCTTCCGATTAGCACCTTTGCTTTCAAAAACGAGTCGCTGTTGCGTCGCCTTTCTCGTTGTCGGGACTGCCAAAGGGAACACCGTTTACGACAATACCGAAAGGATCGGGTTCCTTACCTGAAGAACAACCGTCGTCAGAGAACCAAACTCCAAAAGATCGCAGCCCAGGCTAAAAATCAACCCTGTCAGGACTGTGGTTGTTCCTTTCCTGCCTGTGCCATGGACTTTGATCACAGAGACCCGAAAACCAAGGTGGCCAAAATTTCCAGCATGGTCTTTTGTGGGTCCAAGCAATTACTATTAGATGAGATAGCCAAGTGCGATGTGGTGTGTGCCATCTGTCATCGCCTTCGGACAAACAGACAAAGCAGGAGACACCATGAATGAGCAAGAAGCACGGATTGAGGGTCTTGGCCCGGCTGAACGAGCGATTCAGTCCCTGACCACTCATCTCGATCACCTTTATCATGGGAGGCCGGGGATGGTTTCCCCGGACACGACCTCCAAGGTCGGCGTCAAGTGGGAGCCGATCTCCTGGAAGCTAGAGGGTGACAAGGGCAAACAGGAGAAGGTCGTCTACCGCCTGACGAAGGTGGCTCGTAAATCCGTCAAGACCAAAATCGGCATCCTTCGGGACGACGGCAAGATCGTCAGCGGACGGAAGATCCTTGGTGAGTACCGCAAGCCGGGTCTGTTCCCGGAGGTAGTCACCTGGATGTACCAGCAGGTCGCAGAGGTGTGGAAGGCGGACAACGAGTTTGCCGCTCACTGGGCGTCCTGGGCCTTCCCCCGTGACCACCGGGACATGAAGGTCATCCTGGCGGCGTTCATGCTCTGCCAGAACCGTTTCGGGGAACCCGTAGCGGGTGAGCCGGATCTCTTGGATGATGACTACCGTGCGGTCGGGGAGGCCATGTGCCTGATCCGGGGCAAGCACGATTTCAACCCCAAGCTCCTGCTCCGGCTCGGTGACGTGCTGGCTGTGCCGGGGGTAGCACAGATCAACAGGGATCTCGGCTTCGGCCACTCCGCTCGGAAGCCGTTCTACGGGCGCTACCTGAAGCTCGTGACAAAGTGGCTTCGGTACCGTGAGGAGAACATCAAGCTCCTGAATGGTCTCGTCCGTGCGGGTTTCCGTACTTCCGTGATCCGGCTCGCCCAGCGGGTCGGGTACAAGCCGACGTCCCCGCAGTTCTTCGAGATCCTGCGGTGGAAGCAGGAACAGGCCAAGGACGGTCGTCGGACCATTGCCATTGGTGCGAAGGTCAAGAAGGCTGACACCTGGGAGGGTTTGTCCGAACGGCAGATCTGCAACCGCATCGCCAAGGACAAGCCCAACTGGAAGCTGATCGTTGGAAAGCTTCCGCCCCCGCTTCCGAAGGATACTGACAAACCGTATCCCAAAGGATACCTCGGGGGTCTCACCCGTGCCATTGTTGCGGCGGCTGTCCTGAACGGTTGCATGTCCAATGCCGACCTGATCATCCTGACGCCGACGCTGGAGGACATGGAACTCCTGAAGCTGCCCGACATCCAGGCCAAGCACGATAAGGCCCTGGCGGCTGCGGACAACCAGCGTGCCACCAACATCGCTCGCCGTGTGCGGAAGACCGAGACCGTGGAGAAACTCCAGGGTGCAGCGGACACGGCCACGAAGAAGGCGATGGAGGAAGTCACCAGGGGCCTGCGGGTCTACGTCATTGTGGACAAGTCCGGTTCCATGCAGGGTGCCATCCAGGCGGCGAAGGGCTACCTTAAGAAGTTCCTCGGGGGCTTCCCGCTGGATCGCCTGCACGTTTCGGTGTTCAACACCATCGGTATGGAGATCACCATCAAGGCGGCTTCTGCCGGGGCAGTGGAACAGGCGTTCCGGGGGCATCAGGCAGCGGGTGGGACGTGCCACGCCACTGGGGTGGATGTGCTGCTGAAGAGCCACAAGCCCGGCCCGGAGGAGGACGCACTGTTCCTCTTCGTGGGTGACGAGGGTGAGTACCCCAGCGACCGGGTCATCAACGTTTGCGACCGGCATGGTGTCCGTCCGGTGGCCATAGGCCTTCTGAAGGTGAAGGGCATGATGGGCCATAACGGTACCTACGTTCAGGACACGGCCACCAGGATGGGGATCCCCTGCTTCCAGATCGAGGAAGCGCTGTTCAACACGGATGACCCCTACGCCGTGACCCGGACCCTGCGGAACTTGATCTCCACCACGCCGGTGGGGACGACGAAGCAGGATGCCCCGGTGAAGCATCGGAAGTCCCTGCTCCAGGAAATTCTTGAGACCTCATTGCTCCAGAAGCCCTTCTGGGCCTAGTTCGGTTTTCTTGTTATAATCCCTCCCTGATGACAAACACCTGGGAGGGACTTGGGGATGAAACTGATGACTGCTGCTGAGTATAGGGAGATGTTGGCTACGGAGTTTCCTTCTGAGGAGGCTCTGAAGAAGTATCTCCAGGAACACCCCAAGGCAGACAGGCACAGGCATACAGTTAAGAGTCCTTCTGGTGGCGGGGGTGGTAAGGTTCCTGAAGAGAAGCCCAAAAGGTTTCCGGGTAAAGGAGACGTCGCAGGACTGTACAACAAAAACCCTACCCTTAAAAAGCTTTTCGAAAAAGTGCCTTCCATGGCGAGTTTTAGGGCGCATCTCCCTGTGTCTAGGAGGATCGTGCATAGTCTCATAAACAAACATGACCATGGTCAGTTGGTGAAGATCTTTGAGGAAGCCAAGGACGCTGAAACTAAGGCCGGGAAGATCCTCGGTAAACTCGACCGACAAAAGCACCCAGAAGCAAGGGAACTTTCGCGCAAGGAATGGAACAAAGCGTACACCACTGTGAGGAAGGAGGAGAGCAAAGCGACAGAAGTTAGGAAGCTCCTGGGATGGGCAGTTGCAGAGAGTGCACCTCGGAAGCCCTAGCTAAGGCCAAGGTCGTTAACTCCCACAAGGACTCTTGTCAGGAAAGCCCTCAGAGGATCCCCTGTGACATACTAGGGGATCATCCACTGACAGTTTAGAGTAGATGACCCATGGGAGGTTCCCCATGGGGTGGCAGGACTTACTTTCAGAGAACGAGAAGCGGGTACTCCCCTGGCTCGGGGAACGCCGATTGGCGTACAAGGACCAGATCTGGCGTATCGCCGGTCGGCTCCCCGAGGAGTTTGGATGGTACACCTTCGAGATCTCCGGGGGTCGAACTGCCCGGCTCATCAAGGCAGCTGACCCTGACTTCGAGTTCGAGCAAGGACACAAGGTCATCCGAGGCTACCTCGCTGGGGAACGACTGATTCCTGACGGTGTTCGGGTGGACCCGGATCCCGATAAAATGATCGATCAGACCATCTCCGTACTCCTCGTGGAACAGGGGCTGGACAGGTTTGCCAGGGCGGTCGTGATCCCCCTCTCCACTGAGACGGGGAACGCCCACGTTTACATACGACAGGAGTTCCCTGTCGGTCCTGAGATGGAGGTCGAAGTGGCCTACCAGGATCGATTAGACTCCGTGGCGCATGTGGCCGGAGTGACACCCGCCTTGGATCTCGCTTTCCGGTGGCTCTCCTTCCAGCGTGTCGAAGCCGAACGCCGGGAGGCTGAAGCGGCTGCACGGAGGGCTGAGGAGGAGAAGAAGACCATTGCGGAGGAGAAGCTCCGACAGGCCATGAAGGATGCCAGTACGGGTGCCGGACGCAGGGCACTGGCAGCAGTGGACTTCAGCGCCGCCTGCAGGGCCGCACTGGGTGTTTCGGGCGCAACCCTACTGGATGCCCGCCCTCACAACAACGGGGCCTGGATGGTTGTCCAGTATCGTTACCTGCACAGGCGGCTGGAATGTGTTGTGGAGAAGCGAACCCTGCGAATCGTTGACTCGGGTGTTTGCTTGAACGACCACCACGGTGAGAAGGGGGACAACTATTTCACGCTAGAATCGCTCCCAGCGATTATTAATGACGCGATGCTCCAGGGGCGGCTGGTAGTTTACAGACACGCTCCGGGAGATGTAAACAATCAGCGGGGTGCCATTCCCCAGGCGCATCTGCCTGGGGGCCAAGATCCTGACCGTTATGACGACGAGGACGATGACTGGTAGGAGACTACAATGATCGAAGTTGCATTAGTTTTTGACAAGGACGGAAAGACGCTCCTTTGGCATCTCCCGCCTGGACGCACAGGGGGAAGCATCCCGGACTCCTTCGACCTCTGGCAATTCCTCTGGGACAACCGGAAGAATCTCGGGGGGCTGGCGCATACGCACCCGTGGAGGGGAGAAGCGTGGCCGTCCCATACGGACACAACCACCTTCACCGCCTTGGAGAAGGGCCTTGGTCAAAGACTCCTTTGGCCGATTATCACCCTCACCGAGGTCAAGTACTTCATGCGGCACGTGGTGACGGACGAATACGTAGTGGTGCGCCCCCAAAAGATCCCGCCCCGAATCGAACATGAGCTTGAGATCGAGGAGTTGCTGAGACTCTCAGGATCATCCTAGAGTGCCCCCGAGTAGTATAGTGGTACAGCCCGAGGATCAACCTCGTGGACAAACAGGAGGATCAGATGAATGCACGAGTGAACATTACGTGGGACGGTCAGAACGGTGACCTCCCGGACCCGGTTCTTTACGATGCCACGGATCAGGAAATCCGGGGCTGGGTCGAGGAGGCCGTGAGGGACGGATCGGTGCCCGGCATCAATGCCGACCCTGACATCGACCTCAAGGATTTCGTGGTGAACCGCTTTCCGGCCAACGACGAGATCCCGGACAACAAGATCATCGTGCGTCCCAAGGCCCCGCTCGGAGCCTAGATGGCCGGGGACACGGGGGCGAGGCTAGATCAGCGGTGGGAAGACGGCGTCCCTCATCACCCCTTCTCGGAAGCGGTGGTGAGGGCCATGTCCAAAATCGACGGCGAGGCTGGCCTTCCTGTTGACATCAAGATGGGTGGCGACGGGGACATTGGTGAAACGATGATGTTCCTGTTGGACGTGTGGATCGAAAAGAACGGAGGTAAATGCCCATGTTGTGGAAAAAAATAGTGGCAGAGCTGAGTGGGTTACATTGCCACAAGTGGGTGCGGTCCCAACCCCCGCATATCACGGACATCTTCCCGCCCCCTGGCTCGCCGGAAATCACTCGAAGGTGTTCGGTGTGTGGCAAGGTGCAGAAATGGCTGCCGGGATACGGGGGATCCGAGGCCGGATGCTGGTTGAGGGTACCATGACCATCGTCATTGTAGGAGCAGGAGCGCTGGGAAGCCACATCATCCTGTTCGGGCGTAACTGGGAACACACGATCCGAGTGGTGGACTTCGACCGGGTGGAGATGAAAAATACCCAGGCACAGTTCCACACCCGGATGGGGTCTGGCCGGAACAAGGTGCAGGCCCTTCAACAGGCGATGCAAGGGATGTGGGGGCGGAGCCTGGAGATCATTCCGCACAAGCTCACCACGGACAACGTCCGGGAAGTGATGCGGGACGCCGAACTCGTCATAGACTGTACGGACAACATCGAGGCCCGTCTGGTCATCCAGGGGTACGTCCGAGAGCACGGCATCCCGTGCCTCCACGGTGGCCTCTCCGCCGAGGGGCTGTTCGGACGAATCATGTGGGACGAGTACTTCGTTCCCGATGCTGAGGGGGAGCCGGGACAGGCCACCTGTGAGAACGGCGACGCCCTGCCCTTCATCGGGATGGTCGGGGCACAGATGGCGATGGTCATCCAGTTGTTCCTGGAGACGGGTGAGAAGCGCAGCCTCCAGTTGACGGCAACGGGGGTTGTCAGGTTGACCTAGAAAGGATGATCATTTCTTTGGCTTTTAGAGTAGGGTAGACATGGATGGGGGACTGACAAACCTTAGATGCTGAGTGTGGGGCGGAGGTTTGACTCTTAAAAAGGAACCCACCAGTACCCGGTGGTCACGAGCCTGAGGCAAGGCACCTTGAGGGTGTCCTAGAAGGGTGCCGAAGGTATACGAACCACTAGACCCCTGGGATGCGCCTGAGCAACCCTCCGGGTGACGGGATTTGAAAAGATCAGGCTGTAATCGGGATCCTGCCCCTAAATACAAGGAGCACCCGAATGGTTCAAGGTCTCCGAGGGCACACTCTCCCGGAGACCGTATGGGGCCTTAGCTCAGTTGGGAGAGCGCCGCTTTTGCAAGGCGGAGGTCACGAGTTCGATTCTCGTAGGCTCCACTATGGAGGTCAAAATGAGCGAAAACAATTTCACATCGGAAAACACGATCACCTTCAGTGTTGGCGAGGAGGAAGTCCTGCGTCTGACCACCGGGGGCTTCCTGTACAAAGGTGAAACCATCAAGGACGCAGGAGAAGCACACCGGGTCTTTTTGGCAGTCTTTTCCAAGATGAAGGCTTCGTTTGAATAATGCGGGCATAGCTCAGTTGGTAGAGCATCTGGTTCCCATCCAGAAGGCCACGGGTCCGAGTCCCGTTGCCCGCTCCATGTGTGCGGGGGTACATAGCAAGGCGAGGCACGAGTGTTCCATAGCCTGGGATCAAGAGAGGTTCCCGCATGCAGGTGTTTTCTTCCCCTCTCTCCCACTCCGAATCTCTCTTGCCGGTGAGAGATAAAGCACTCGAAACCGGCTTTTTTGCGAGGTGGCGCAGTGGTAGCTCAGAAGACTCATAACCCGGAGGTCGGCGGTTCGATCCCGTCCCCCGCTACTAGATTGGGTTTGGTCAGGACTCCTGAGGAAATCGTCAGGCACCTCATCAAACCTTATTGGCCGATGTTCAGGGGCTGTAGCTCAGTTGGGAGAGCGTTGCCTTCGCAAGGCAAAAGTCAGGGGTTCGATTCCCCTCAGCTCCACCCATTGTCAGGCGAACGGAGTAGTATACTCTGTTGCGGGTTTACGACGGTTGGGAGGACGAGATGAAAAAGGAACAGATTACGATTGCTGAATGGGACGGGGTACGAGATACCCAGAAGGACAGTAACATAGCGTTGCTGCACGAAGCTGAAACGCAGCCGTTGCGACTCAGCTTTTCCTCCAGCACCAAGGCGCTGTACAAGGTCACGGCCTTGTACGCAATTCGGAAAAGACTGAACGCTCAGGTCCGTATGATGAAACAGGGGGCTGTGATTGTGCTGGGACCGGGGGTTTACCCCGAACCTTTGCTCACTGTTTAAGGAGCATCCTAAGGATACTTTGAAACGGGGCTCCTGAGTGGGGAAAGAACGGTCTGGTCCTATTCTCTGTCCGGGGGTGTCGTCAAGTGGTTAAGACACAGGGCTTTGGTCCCTGTATCGCAGGTTCGAATCCTGCCGCCCCTGCCTCATTAAAATAAGAAGTTCAACAAAGATCCTGTTAGATGTTGCCGGTGTCCTTGTTTTCAGCTAGGGTATCGGTGGGTGCAACACAGGGGTGTAGTTCAGTGGTAGAACGCCAGACTCTGAATCTGGATGCCGGAGGTTCAAATCCTTCCACCCCTGCTTTGGTGAGATAGCTCAGTTGGTAGAGCCCACCCCTCATAAGGGTGTTGTCGGCGGTTCGATCCCGCCTCTCACCACCAAGGCGACATAGCAAAATTGGTAATGCACCAGATTGCAAATCTGGCATGCCTCGGTTCGAATCCGGGTGTCGCCTCTACAGAGCAGCAGGGATACCCACCTCAGCACATCGGGCCTGGAACTCCAGGTTCAATCGCAGCCTCGCCAGAACAAACTCAGGGGTCGCTTCCGTGATCGTGATGTCCTTCGGCTGGGGGCCAGGGTCTCCGGGCCGGTAGTGGATGAAGACCTTACAGCGACCCCGTAGGTCCTTCTCAACTCCTGCACGCTGTGTATACTCCACGTCCCACATCACCAAGTCATCCGTGAAGGTCTCTCTCAGATAATCAACAAGCTGGTCCATTGTGTCCTCCTTAGGATCGGGATTACGGCCAGGCTCAGAGTCTCTTTAGTAAAAGCGCCCAAATCTGATGCTGAAAAAACACCAGATGGAAACCTCTTGGGCCTAAACTTTTCCTGATCATCAGTGCCCTCCTTTGAGTAGACGACTGTAGGGAGGACCTTGCCATGTTTATATTTTGTCGCAGATGCGGTTGGGAGCAGGACGACTTCTGGACGAAGGACTACAATCCACTCAGAAGCCTTCTCCACTGGGAAGATGCCCTGTCCAAACTGGACGCTCCGTTTCCCCGAGAGGGGAACGAACCACAGCGGACGTACCGGGACGTAGTCGTGGAAGCTTGTGAACGGGCTGCTCGGATCATCCGTACACAGCAATACCTGACCAAGGAGGAAACTCCTCAGGCATGTCCCGTTTGTGGTGGTTTTGTTGACGTGGATTAGATGTGATTATGGCTTGTCCGCTATGCAACCGGGAGATGCCTCCAGAACTGATGGAGAAGCACCACCTGAAAACCCGTAGGGTAGACAAGATCAACACGGATCGGATCTGCCGGGAATGTCACCGGAATATACATCTTCTGTTTTCGAACACGGACATCCGAGACACAAAGCAACAGCTAGATACTCTGGAGGGACTTTTGGCAAATGACAGAGTCCAGAAAGCTCTGTCATTTATCCGTAAGGTTGCTCCAGGGACAAGTGTTCGTCTAAGGGAGTCTCGTAATCGAAAACGATAGGGGAAGAACAGGGTGAAGAAAAAGGTGCAAATGTGGTGTGCTGAGTGTGGAGAACCCTACTGGGTGCTTCCGTCTAGAGCAAAAGGCCCTGCGACCCGGCTCTATTGTAGTTCCGTTTGTGGCCGTCTCGGTGGGGGTCGGAAACGATCCCTCTGGGGAAAGGAACATCGGAAGTCCGATGCCTACGGAAAGGCTCAAAGCAAAAGGACACAAAAATCCTGGCTGGATCCAGAAAAACGAGCAAACCATGAAAGGGCCATGCAAACACCAGAGTACCGAGAACTCCGATCAAAAAACATGAAACGAATCACCTCAACAGACTCCTGGAAAAAAGCAGTACAGGATTATGCTCGCTCAGATCGGTGCAAGGAAATTTTAGCTAGACGGCGGAAACCTAAGTGGCCCAACTGGACTGTTTACACAGATCCAAAAGGTGTAAAGCACAAATTCCGATCCTCTTGGGAAAAACTAGGAGCCGAGACGCTAGACTCACTGTATTGGAAGTGGCAGTATGAGCCCAGGCGGTTCACACTAGTCGGGGGGCGTACATACCTGCCGGATTTTCGTGTCTGGGCTCCCTTTGGGATGTTTTATTTAGAGATACACCGAATACAGAGGGTAAGACCTGGAGATGAAAAAAAGGTGGCCTTGCTGAAACAAATCGTAAGGGAAGGGCTTCTGGACGCTCCCCTGGTGCTACTGGATGAGATTGACATTGCGGACCTGCGAAGGCTGCAACGGATGTCCTCTCGGAAAAAACAAAGCTCTCAACAAGGATGAACAACAACGATCCGTTACCCGAGGTAAACATGGTTATCAGCAAAATCAAAGTGGGGATGATCTTCAGTCCCAACCCCAACATGTTCGAACCACTAGAGCGGTGGCAAATGGAAGCGAACCCTCTGCTCTGGAGGATTGATGAGATCCTGGAGTTTGACTGTGAGACCGGAAAGCTCTTGGCCCACGCATCCCTCCTGAACTCCTCGGACCTGACGGTGTACAGGAAGTTCCCTGACACACGGCACGTTTTTGATCTCCGCAGCGGGGAGTGGTTGCAGCGACACTTCACCTTGAAGGAGTCCCTAGCGTGACACAGGTACTCTGGCGCATCGGTGTGGACGAGGTCGGGCGAGGTTGTCTCGCTGGGGACGTCTACACGGCGGGTGTCCTATCCCCTATCGGGCTAGAGCCTGTGTCAGGGGTCACCGACAGCAAGAAGATGACGTACAGGAAGCGAACCATTGCTGCAGCGGAACTTCAGGGCCACCCTGAGATCCGCTGGGTCATCGCCACGAGGTCTGTCAACGACATCAACCAGCGGGGGATCGTTAAAACCGTCACCGAGTGTTTCAGGGAATGCGTGGAGCGTCTCCTCGTGGATCCCCCAGGTCCGGTGTCCGACATCATCGTGGACGGTTCCGATGTTCTGTGGCCCCCCAACTACTATGGCTCCGTCCCATCCCGCTTCATCGCCAAGGCCGATCTCAACTTCTGGCAGGTAAGCGCTGCCTCCGTCATCGCCAAGACCAACCGTGACAACTACATGGAGAGGTTGGGTGAGGCTTGTCCGGGGTATGGTTGGGAACGGAACAAGGGTTACGGCACCAAGGAACATTTGATCGGTTTGAAGGAGTTGGGGTTGACCCCACACCACCGAACCAAGTTCAGCCGGACCGCCTTGCGGAACTTGCAGCCCGTGCGCCCACCGCCTCCCGATGGAGTAGACATGGGTGCGATTCTAGAGGTGGTGGCTGAACCGATGAGGAAAAAGCGGGAGACCGACTCTCAGTTCGATCTTCCTGACATGGGGGACTTGCTGTGAGGTACATCGGTGCCAAGCCCAAGTTGCTACGGTGGCTCTTTAGGCACATCAACAGGCACGCCCAAGCAATGGGGATGGATCCTTCAGGGATCGTTTTCCTGGACGCCTGCACGGGAACAGCCTCGGTAGCGGTCCAGGCAATGAAGGAAGGGTACAAGGTCATCGCCAACGACCTGCTGTGTTTCGCTTCCCACGTGGCTCGGGCGCAGTTGTGCTTCCCAGCCGCCCGATTGCCTGAGGCCCGGTTGATGATCGATCTGCTCAACAGGCTGAACCCGATGGAGGGACACTTCTTCCGTCAGTACAGCAGCCCCGTGGATGAACCCTACAGGCCAGGGAAACGCCGGTACCTCACCAGTGCCAACGCCCAACAGATCGATGCAGCCCGGACCTTCATCCAAGGGGTAAAGGACCCGGTAATGCAGAGCTACCTCTACTACTGCCTGATCCTGGGGATCGGTAGAGTAGACAACACCACAGGGAACCATGCTGCTTTCCTGAAGGGTTGGAGACCCGAAGCCAAGAGGGGCTTCACCATGAGCGCCCCCATCGTGTACGGGGAGGCTTCTGCGGTGGTGTTCAACAGGGACGTTCTGGAACTGCTGGATGACCCTGAGTTCCGTCAAAGTCATGCGGAGGACATCCTCTACATCGATCCACCCTATGTGCCCAGGGAGTATGCTCCCAACTACCACCTCTACGAAGCCGCTGTGTCGGCCACAGACCCCGTTGTGAAGGGCATTACAGGTCTCCCCGAGGACTATGCCCGGAGTACCTTCTGCCGCCCTGTCGAGGCCGTTGCGGAGTTCCTGGAGAAGATTGTACGACGGACGAGGGCACGGCTCATTGCCATCAGCTACAGTTCGGACAGCACGGTGCCCCTCCAGCGGATGATGGCAGCGATGTTCCACGGGGGCTGCGAGACCGTGGAGGTGCAGGCCGAGCCCTATCAGCGGTACAAGTCGGACAGTTCCGAGGAGCGAGACTACAGGCAGGAACTCCTTCAGGAGTTCCTGATCATTGGGCACAAGACCGCACCCGACGATCTTGATGCGTTCTTTTAAGGAGTTACCGATGCGTATAGTGATAGCGATAGGTTCAGCGGTTCTAGACTACCCGTGGGAAGAGAACGAGGCAGTGTTGCTCCTCGGGGGGATCGAGAACATGCCTGGGCACGTTGCGGTAGCCACGAAGGACGGTAAGGTTCACTGGGGCTTTGACGCAGACAGCTTCAGGGAACCGACAGAGGATGAAATTTGAGGGCGGTTAGCTCAGTTGGTAGAACGTCGGTATCACAAGCCGAAGGTCACTGGTTCAAGTCCAGTACCGCCCACCGGAGGGTTTTTACATGAAAGAAAAGCAATTCAAAAGCTGTTTCCTTTTCTTTCAGGATTTCCTGGAGCGCAAAAGAACAGGCCATGAACTTCTATCAAAGGATGCGGAGCCCCTCACTGGATTGGGTTCGAAGACAGTACAACACAGGAATGGGTAACCATCCACGTTATGGAAATCAAATCGGGTCTCTCCTCTTTACCCTTTTGCGGTAATGTGCCTGAGGGACAATGGACAGAACTGGGCCTAAACCTGATGGAACTGCGGGAACAGCTACGGACAAGGGAAACGAGAGCCCGCTTCTTCCAAAACAGTGCCACCCGGCATTAGGGGAGACAGGGAGATGATGAAAGTACAGTTTTACCGACCTGCTGGTACAGTAACGGAACAGGACATCGGAAAAGACCTGTTGCTCGATGGTTTTCGTGAGGGTGCTGTTTTAGGGATTGAGCAGCAATCCGATGATCAGGTTTTGGTTTTCGGGGAAATTCGAAGACCAAACATGTCCGTTTCTCGGGTCTTGTTGGAAAAGGTCTTGAAGAGATTAGAAATCGGGGGCTGAATGAAACTGAAAGAGAGATTCACGTTTTTCTGGTCGGGCGTCTTTTCGCAGTGGCATCCATCACCCTTCGTGATCGATGGGGTGACGTACAATTGTGCGGAGCAGTATATGATGGCGGAGAAGGCCCGATTGTTCAGGGACACCACGAGGGAAGCCATGATCATGACCAGCTCGGATCCCAGTGACCAGAAGCGGTTCGGCAGACAGGTCGTAGGCTTTGACGTCACTAAGTGGGGGGCCGTTGCCAAGGACGTTGTGTACCAGGGAAGCTACGCCAAGTTCACACAGAACCCGGATCTTCTGGCGCACCTTGTGGCCACGGCGGGATCCACCTTGGTTGAGGCCAGCCCTCACGACAAGGTCTGGGGAATAGGTTTGCGGAAGGACGACAAGCGGGCCAAGGATCGTGGCCAGTGGTTGGGCACGAATTGGTTGGGCGAAGTGCTTACGAAGCTCAGGGAAAACCTCCTTGTGCCGGAGTAGTGATGGCCACCACTACTCCGCCAAAGTTTTACATGCCTGTGGTGCTTGTCCCTTGGCCTTTGGACAGTCCACCGATGATCAGTTCCGATGGTGTTCCCGATGAGGAACAACCTGTGGCCTTCATTCCTGTTTACACGAAACGAGAACATGCCGAAACAAACTGGCCAGGTAAACCTTTGTGGAATCTCATCTACGGGGGCGTCCCCCAGGAGGAGCAACACTAAGCGGGAGTAATTCAGTGGTAGAATATCAGCCTTCCAAGCTGATGGTCGCCGGTTCGAATCCGGTCTCCCGCTCCAAGAAGGAGGTGCCCGATGACGTTTAGAGAACGGATGCAGGACTGGAAGGACTGGGACCTTGCCGAACATGCACTGGGGTTAAGTCTCGGTTTGTTCCGGGAAGAGGACAACTTCCCGACCACCCTGAAGCACGTCTTCTGGAGTGCCAACAGGGTCGGGGACGCCCTGAGCGACATGCTCGGCATGATGGTGACCTTCGGAGCCTTGAAGAGGCGGGACGAGCCGGACATCCAGTACCAGTGGAACCCTGACTTTAACGGATCGTGGGAAGGGCCTGATGTGACCTTCGAGTACCCGGACGAGACACAGTACAGAGGCTGGTCTGGTCTTTGGGAGAGCTTCCTGGAGGCCAAGGGAAATCCTAGCGTCTGGAAGACCATCCCTAGTGATGATCCCAACACCCGAAGGATCGGGTTCCGTACTCTGGGCTTCGACGGGGCGGTAGTCCACCACTACATGCTCCCCATTGCCTCTCTCCGCCCCGAGTGGGTGAAGGACCACCAGGAGCACAGTCAACTGTTGTGTAGCCCGGAGGGGCGAAGGACATTATTTTTCCACAAGAAGGATGATGACATCAGTGGGTCCTGATGTGCCCATAGCTCAACGGTCGAGCGCCTGACCTATAATCGGGTGATCCGGGTTCAATTCCCGGTGGGCATACTATGGAGGAACGCAATGGAAACTCACACACAGTGCAGACTCCGCCGATGCCAGACCGAAACGACTTCCTGGATACCCACCCGCTACGCCAACGTCGGAGCCTACGTCAAACTCAAAGGGTCGGATGGGTGGACGGACGGATGGGTGGTGCTGAAGACCGGGGGTACCCAACCCACAGAAGCCATCACCCCTCGATCAAGGGATCACCTGAGTCACCGAAAAGCCACAGATGTCTGATGGGATCATCTGAACCACCCCCTGAGTAGGCCTAGTAGGAGGTGCCATGATGGGGTTAATATGTGTATGTGACCATGCTGGCTTTAAGCTGTGCAGCCATTGTGAACACGTCGAGGAGCACGACTGCGCTCACAGCAACGAGCCTTTAGTTTGCTATGGCTATACCCACCAGAAGGGGTCTTTCGTGGCATACAAAGCTGTACGCTGTATTCCAGTCCCTCCTGCAACCACAGTTACTGGAGGTGCCTGATGGTCATCAACCCCCATCCTTGTACCAGCCTGGAGGCTGCGGGCCTGTACATCAAGGCCCACCCGGAACTGAAGGTCGGCCTGACCAGCGGGACGTTCGACCTGTTCCACGACTTCCATGAGCGGTATCTGGAGCGGTGTCTCCGGGCGCTGGGTTACGACGGGATCCTCATCGTGGGCGTGGACAGCGACGCCGAAGTGCGTCGGGTCAAGGGCAAAGGACGTCCCATCCAGAGCGAGTACCAGCGTCGGATGCTGTTGGAAGCCAACAAGAATCCCACCTTCACCTTCATCCAGGATGGTGTCGGGGACTTCCAAACGGTAGCCGAGGCTCTCCTGGGTATCCGAGGCGGTATGGTGTTCCGCAACGAAGCCTTCGAGGGTCATGAGGATCAGGTGGCCGTTGGGTCTGCTAAGGACAAAGTCAGGGTGGTCATCATCCCCGACATCAATGAACTGGACTCCACCTCGGCTTTGACGGACTGTATACAGGGGCGGACACCTGAGCCAGAGCCGGGTCCGAAGCCTGCCTTGAAGCCAGGGCAGACGGCTGGGGTGGATGTCTGTATCCGTTGTCATCAGCCCGTGTCCAAGGCAGAGGCAGATACGTGCAACGATGATGGGATGTCCCTCCAGCACATGGCTTCCTGCCCGCTCATCGTGTGCCCCGTGTGCCACGAGGCCATGAATCTCGGGGACTTGGCCAGATCATCGCACACGGATGAGCATTTCACCCACGTGGAGTGCCAGACCTAATAGGCGAGTAGTTCAGTGGCAGAAGTCCTCAGCAATTTTTGTCATAAAAAATTGACGTCGCAATCATTTGGGAGTAGAGTTCCCCTGTAAACGTTTCAGGGGGGTTCGACATGGTGGGTCGAAGGGGTGTTCAATATTGTTCGGACATTCGTAAAGCAGCGTTCAAGCTTAGGTATGATGGATTTTCTCTTAGAGAAATCGCAGAACAGCTAGACATTTCGAAAAGCACAGCTTCGTTGTGGTGTCGTGACGTTCCTATCGGGGCGCAGGGAAGTGATCGTTTAAAACTTTTACAGACAGTTTCAGATGCCGATCTGAAACTTCTCAATAATCGTCGCCTTCAGCATCTACGAAGGAAGCGATTGGAGTGGTACAAAAGGGGGTACCACTCCAACCCCACAAAAACAGACGCTCTTTGTGTTGGTCTGTATATGGGGGATGGGACCAAAAGGTCAGCATCAAGAAGACCCTCCTGGAGTTTTGCGAATTCAAATCGAGCTTATATACGACTTTTACTAGAGTGGGGGGTGCGGGCAGGACAGCCAAGTGACGCTTTCAAGCTTTTTGTGATGATTCCAGCAGCGAGTTTGAGATCAGACACAGAGGCCATTGGTTTCTGGGGTTCTGTTGGGGTTTCTTCCTCAAACATTTGGACATCAAGAATATCGCCTGTTTCCTCAAAACATGTTACAGAGCATCGGACTCCTTACGGAACCTGTACTCTAAGGTCAATCAAGAATGGGGTGTACCTGTTTGTTTTCTTTCTCGGACAGCAGGACTATATTCTAGGGGTTCCAGAACGGGATGATATATAGAGGATTAGCTCAGTTGGGAGAGCGTCGCTCCTACAAGGCGATGGTCGGGGGTTCAAATCCCCCATCCTCTACTAATTCCCGGCCTCGCCTACCACGGCCCTGTAGCTCAGTTGGATAGAGCAACTGCCTCCTAAGTAGTAGGTCGTCCGTTCGAATCGGACCAGGGTCGCTGATAACCGCAGACTTTCTTCGCCCGAGGACTTGCATAAAGAGCTTAAAAAGACGATCATCTCCTTTGTTCCCGGAGTAGACCTGGGTGAGCCCCTCAACATCTGAGGTGGACAGACAAGGAGAATGGACATGAAGAACGATCCTCGACTTCCGAATGTAGGTGCGGTGCTGGTTCGCCAGTACAAGGGCAACGAGATCAAGGCTACGGTCCTGGACGAGGGCTTCGAGTACGAGGGGACTGTGTTCAAGTCCCTCTCCAAGCTCGCCGCCCACGTGTGCGGCCAGAAGGCCGTGAACGGATTCGCCTTCTTCAAGCTCGGAGAATCCACCGTGAAGAAGCCCAGGAAGGCCAAGGCCCCCGCCGCCGAGCCGGTGGCTGAGACTGTCGTGGAGACCCCTGAGCCTGTGGCGGAAGCCGCCCCGGAACCGGCTCCCGAGCCGGTGACCGAAACCACCGAGCCGGTGGTGGACCCCGCCGCCGACCTTCTCAATCTCGACTAGGTTCCCTTCAGGACAACCTACGCACGGGATCATCTGCGCCGAGTTCAGAGTAGAGACTGTGCGGAGGTTGTCATGCGAGTAAATGGTGTCACAGTTACAGGGGCCTCGGCCAGCGGTGTCAGCACCTGTCTGGTCGTGCATCCCTACAAGGTCGTCCTGGACATAGGCCACTGCTCAAAGGAAGCCATGTCCTACCAGACGGTCCTGGTCACCCACGCACACATCGATCACATGGGCGGGGCCGTGCAGCACGCTGCCTCTCGGTCTTTGCAGGGACACTCGCCGTCTAGGTTCATTTGCAACCCCGAGGTTGGAGATCACCTGGAGGCGCTGCTGACCCTGTGGAACGAGATACAGGGTGGCTTCAAGTACGAGATTGTTCGGCTGGCTCCGGGGGATGCTCCGGTGTACGTAAGCAAAGGTTTGACCGTCAGTGCTTTCCACACGGCCCACCGTGTCCCGTCCCAGGGTTACGTCCTGTACGAGACCCGGTCCAAACTGAGGGCCGAATACGTCGGCATGCTGGGGGTCGAGATAGGTGCCCTGCGAAAGAGCGGGGTCGAGGTGTCTGACAAGGTCGTCACGCCAGTCCTGGCATACACGGGGGATACCCTGCCTGAGGCCCTGGCACACCCCGACGTGCAGCGGGCCAAGTTCCTGATTGCGGAGTGTACCTTCGTGAACGGAGAAGCCCCTGTGCCTCACGCCCGGAAGCACGGGCACACGCACCTGGATGAACTGGCCCCGATGCTGGAGAAGATGACCTTCGAGCATGTGCTGTTGGTTCATTTCTCCTTGCGTCACAGCCGGAGGGACATAGAAAAGGCCGTTGCCAAGTTGCCAGCGAGCGTCCGTGATCGGATGTCCTTGCTGCTTGACGGTGACGGACCCGTCCGGGAGTGGTAAACTAGAAACGCTTGGCTATCCAGTGTAGACAACGAGATGAAAAGGTGTAGATCGAGTTTTGAGAGGCCATCATGGAAGTCTTAGTCTTAAGTCACAGCTACATGCCGCTTACCCGAGTGTCTTGGCACCGGGCCTTCAACATGGTCATGACAGGCCGTGCCGAAGTCTTAGAGGAATATGAGGATCGGATCATCTCCTCATTCACATCTGATTGGCCCATGCCTTCAGTAATCCGGTTCGTACGGGCGGCGGTGGGGTACTTCAAGCGTGGCGTGCGGTTCAACCGGAAAAACATCTGGTTGCGTGACCGTGGGAAATGCCTGTATTGCGGTCAGCAGGTTTCGCTCCGGGAGTTTACCTTCGATCATGTTACTCCTCAATCGCAGGGGGGCAAAACGAACTGGAAGAACATCGTGGTGGCCTGCATGCCCTGCAACCAGCGGAAAAGGAACCGGACACCGCAACAGGCTGGGATGAGACTGCTCAACACACCTGTTCGTCCCAAGTCCCTCCCCACCACAGACCTCTCGACCATGTGGGGTGGGGACATGCCTGAAACGTGGCGGGATTACCTTGGCACGGTTAACTACTGGCACGGATCGTTACGTTAATGACCACATCATGACTGCTCCTGTGGTAGAGTTCATCGGGACTTACTACAGGAGCACCCCATGAGCATACGCCCCCAGGATGTCGTTTTGAAACGCCCCTCTCGTTGGGAGGGGTGGATGCCGACCATGAGCGGTATCGGCTTCCATCCTATCACCCCTCAGGTGTCCGAGGTCCGCCTTGACGACATCGCCCACGGCATCGCCTACAAGTTCCGGTACGGGGGCCACACGGAGCCTATCACCGTAGCGGAGCACTCCATCCTCGTGTCCAGAGTCATCGAGATTCTGTGGCCTGAGTCCAAGCAGATGATGGCGGGCCTACTTCACGACGCCTGTGAAGCCTACACCCACGACATCCAGGCTCCTGTCCGGCGGTTCATCCGGGTGCAGATCCCGGACGGTTCCATGATCACCTGGGGTGATATGGAACGCAATATCAATCAGGTCATCGCCAAGGCCTTGGGCATCGGCCAGGACTTCTATCAGGCTCCCGAGGTGAAGGCTGCAGACATTCTGACGCTGACGTTGGAGAAGTCCCAGATCCCTTCGCTCCTGCAATACGAGAGTTGGGGTCTCCCGCCGATCCCGTCAGAACTGTCTGAATTGAAGGTGGAGTTCCTGTCACCCGAGACGGCGAAGGATGCCTTCCTGGGCCGGTACTACGCTCTGCGGGGCATCAGTCCTTAGGGGGGATGGGCGGGGGGCAGTCAGGGACGAGTCCCACGAGTTCCTCTGCCACCGTGGTCAGGTATTTCGAAGCATCCAGCAAAGCAGTAACACCAACAGGAACAGCAGAGGGTGCAATCCCAGCGACGGGTTCACCGTTTGATGCTTCCTTCAGGTCCGAAGCCAAGCTCCGTAATCCAAGGATGGTTTCCACGAGATCTCGTTGTGTGATGTCAGCCGTCATTTTTGCTCCACCATCTCCTCGAAGGATGCGAGGGCTCCTAGAAGGGCCGGGTCTAGGGTTGCGTGCGTGCATAGCCCTGTCCTGTGGATGCTCACACCTCGGAGCGGACCAGTGTGTTTCAGGTGCTGATACTTGACGTGTTTGCACTGCCCCCAATCCGCTCGGGGATTGGCGAAGTCTCGATGTATACAGAGACCACAGGTCACGGGGATGGTGTAACCCACCTCACGCAGTCGTTGGAACTTGTTGGCATCAGGCATCGGGCGCCTCACATTCCAGGGCACAGAAGGACAACAACGCAGCATAACATCCTGACTGGCGAAAGCACGCCTGATAGGACGCCATGGTCTGATCGGCATCGGCGCAGGCGGGGCATGTGGCGTCCAGGTCCGCCGTAGCGGCAGTTCTCAGGATACACAGGCGCATACACTCCTGCGGGGTCATCTGCGGTTGTGGGGCCTCTGTGGGCGGAGGAACGGGCGTTGGCAGGGAATAGGTGGCGAAAAGAAACGCAGCGAAAATGAGGAGGACTGTTGCCCCCAGGATGATAAACCGACGTTTCATTGCCTCCTCCTGACTGTATAAGAGGGTTTCCCAAGATTCAGGACTACATATTTTCGACATCCGTTGCAGATGGGGGCTTTGCTGGCTCCGTCTAAAAGGTCCCATATTGAAACCGAAAAAGGGAACTGACCCCCCCAGCCACACTTGGTACATATGAAGACGTCCAGGTCGGGACAGGCCATCAAAGCACCATTACCTACGAGATTTTCCGGGACCTCTCCATTTGCGAAGAGCCTCGTGGCCGACTGCACTGCCCAGCAATAGACGCTGGTGTGATGTGTCTTGTAGAAGGAGAGCAGCACGTCCGGGCGAACGACCTTCCAACCGCTCGGGGTCTCGATGGATTCCACGTCCCCGTCGAACAGGTCCAGGGTGATGCGGAAGGGCGGATGATCTCCGTCCTCGACCTCATCCTCATACCTGCGGAAGTCCGGCCCGTCGTGTTGGGTGTTGACTTTCCTGAAGCCCAGGCCCGGAAGCATCCCCATCACGGTGGCGATATTCCTTTTGGGGATGTAGATGTCCACGTCTTTGTGGTCGTGGGCGTGCTTGTACTCGGAGTGGCCCTCGGGGGACAGGAAGTGCCACGCAAAGCCCCCGGACAGCACCACGTAGGGCTTGAGGGGTTCGATGGCCAGGAGGGTCCAATCGATCTTGTGCTGGGGCCACAACTCTCCGTAACGATCTGTGTTGTGTGGGTCAGGCATGGTTCACCTCTGCTTGAACCCGCCGCCTCGGCGGTCGAGAGACAGGATCATTTCCTGGCATTGTCGGAGCATCACGTCATGGTGCTCCAGGAGCTTGACCAAGACTTCCTGTGTCAGTTCGATCTCGGACCCGTTGGGGGCATAGGCGATGTTTGTGATGGGCCACCAATACTGAACGAGCACTTTCATTCGGTCTCCTTGTCGTCCTTGTCATCCTCGTACCGGATCAGGAAACCACAGGTGGAGCAGAAGCCATCACCACCGTCACAGCACCCGCTACGGTACTTATCCTCGTCATCATCCTCGAACGTACCCTCACACTGGTGAGGGATGTCGGGACGCCTGTGTCCTTCCTCGGTGTAGAAGAACTGGACCCGGAGGGCCAACTGGAGGAAGGCATCTTGCATGTCTGCTGCGCCACAGTCGAGGTCACAGTCGTGGCAGGAACCCCACCTGTTGTGGTCGTTCCAGCCCTCGTCTGGTTCGGGAACATTTTCCTCCAGGGAAATGTCTACCCACCCTCCTGCTTCCACCCAGATCCTGAAGTCCGTGTTCCTTTGGTCCTCATCCCAGGTACTGAACTTCTCGCCTTCGATCCCGTCCGTAGTCGGATCGACGTACACGAAATCGAAATGCAGGCAGTCATGGATGCTTCCCGTCTGGACTTCCTGCTCAACCCAATCGTCGTCGGGCTGGGGCCTCTCCCAGAAGGTGCTCTCCTCTGGTCTTTCGAATGTCATACCTTCGGGGGGGACCTTGATCGTGATGGGGTGCGTCCAGATGTTGTGGTCCTGGAGCCACGCCACGAGTTCACGCTGTTCCTCGGGGTCGGTCGGGGGCGGACCCCCATCCCGGTGGAACCGAGAAGTAACCCGAGACCATGCCTGGAAGATGTACGGGGTCGGGTCAATGAGGTCTTCGGGTATGTCCTCGTCCGACTTCCACGTCAGAGGGATCTCTGGGGTAGTCTCCAGACTCTGGTACAACTCCAAGTGAAGCATCGAGACGGCTTGTGTCTTGGGCAAATCGAGGGGGAGCACGGATCCCAAAAGTTCCCCCGCCACCACACCATCACCGACCATGAGACTGGACCGGACCAGGATCTCACCGTAAGTGAGCAGCCCCGAATCCCCCTCTACCAGCACCGCCTGTGTGTCTTGCCACAGGGGAGTCGCCGTGCCGTCTTCTGTGAAGGGGCCGATCCCACGGACCACCCCGGACTCCACCGCATGGACGGGTTGGCCAGCATGTGCCCGGATGTCTATCCCAGTGTGTCTTCCCTTGTCCCTTACGGCCCCGAAGGCTCCAGGCGCATCACCACGAGGGATCTCCCACGGAACGCAATCGGGAAGGGGCCAACTCCATTTAGTCATCATCACACCTAATCCTTGAACACGACCCGAGGGGTCCGGTCAACTAGATCAACACTTTCCAGAAGGACCGCCTGTTCATCCGTCATACATCCTGCCGTCCGAATCTGGAAGTGCCTATGGGGCTTATACGTCACAACCTCCTGGAAGAACTCGGGGAAGCGGTCTCCCAGCAGGGCTCTCAGTCCGACGATGTCAGCGTCCTTGCGAACGTTCAGGATGGACTCGTTCCGTATCACCAAGCAGTGGCCACCCTCGGGAGAATCACACCTCCATGCATCCTCTCCTGTGTGCCCGTGGGCTTCTTTACGAAGGCGTACCTTGATGGCGTCCAGGATCTTGTTGGCCCTTTTGGTCATCCACCAGAGCCGCTGCCCCAGCGCCACAAGGTCTTCCACGAGGAGGTTGTCCACCTCAGGGACAACCTCTTCGGTCTCGTTGAGAAGCGTCAGGGCCTGTTTGGCTGCTGTTATCCACCTCGTCATCGTCATGGAGCGTCCCTTCCAGTAGCTGCCTTGAAGCATCCCTTGTGGAACATTGCTGATCCCTTACCCGCCGCTGCCCCAGGCATGTGCGCCCATACGGTGGGGGTACCCTGCTCTATGAAGTTACCGCAGTGACGGCATCGGGTTTTCACCCGAGCGTTCACCGTATTGATCTTCGCTTTGGCAATCCAGGCATAAGTGGAGCCGCTGCCCGAGGGTGTTGTCGGGGCCGCAACCGACCCATCTGGCAGCACCACCTGACCGCCTGTAGCAGGCGAGGACATGCCCCCGGACACCCCAGGGTTGGCTGCGGCCTGGGCTGCGGCCTTCTCCCTGGAGGTTTTCGCTGCCTTGGCCACACCCGCTTTGATCTTGTTGATGTCAGCCATCCGCAGGGACATGGCGAAGCTGGAGAGTTGCGCCGCTGCCACCTTGGTGCAGGCACTCCTCAGGACGCAATCCTTACAGGTCGGAGCCTGATCAGAGTAGGCCCCGATGCAAGGGGTCTGTTTTACGGCCAGCCCTCGGAGGTAGGGGTCACGGGCGTAGACGTCAGCATCAGAGGCATTCGTCCCGACAGAGGCACTCACGCCCTGGGCAACCACTACGCTGGTGTCCGCTGCTACCACATCGTCCTCCGTGTCCGCCTCAGGGGCGACCGTGTCATCCCCTTTCAATTTGATGGATGCCTGCACACCCTCTGGGGTAAGCATCCACTTTCCTCTACCCGCACGGGCACCCAGTTGCTCTTTGCACAGGGCTTGAAAAGCGAATTGAACCCATCGTTCGACCCAAGGTTTCCCATTGTCCGCATCCCCATAGGCGTCAGGGTTGTCGATGTGCATCCGGGTGAACACGGGGGCGTAGGTGTCCTTAAAGGCTAACGCCTCGCCCGCCTTGTACCCGAGCATGTCACCCATAGTCAGGAGCAGTGGCTCACGGAAGTCTTTGGCACTCAGTGCTTTCGTTTTAGTCGGCATCAGTCAAACCCCAGCGTTCCAGCAAGATCCCCGCTCTTGACGTGCGATGTGTCCCCTTCGTCCAACATCCCGAGCTTAGGATCCATTATGTTTTTCGCCGCCTTCCGGTTTTCATCATCCGGCAGTCCATCCACCCAGCACCGTGCGGCCCATTTGAGCAGGCGTTTGTCTACCCGTTGTGAGACATCCATGATGTCTTCAGCATGGCTAAGGATACTGCACAGGCCACGATGAGAAAACTCGGCGTGCAGATCACCGTTCAGGATTGCTTCTCGCAGCTTCCTTGTCACATCCTTCATCTTAATGATGACGCTGGGGGCACGTTGGAGCAGGCGGGGGAATTTGGCCCTGATGATTTTTTCCTCATCCGTCCAGTCCAGCCAGTGGAACTGGTACTTGTGTTCAAAACGATCTAGCAGGGAGGCATCCAGGGGGTTGGCACTCACCATACGTCCCCGTTCGTCTCCCCCGCCTGATGTGTTAGCTGTGGCGACGATGCGGGTTCCGGGCATCACCCGGTAGGTTATTCCCGCCGGGCCGTCCACTCGTCCCTGGATGGAGTCGGTGATGAGCCGAAGGTGTTCGGCCTGTTCTCGGTCGGCACGGTCGAAGTCCGTAACGAGGATCAGATAGGGGATAACTCGCCCTGTGCTGGTCGTGTATCCGTCACGGAGCGCTTTGAGAACGTTGCCCTCCTCCCAGTAGGTGCCCTTTTCGTTAAACCCCCGACTGAAAAACCAAGCTTCGATGTCAGTCCCTGGTTTCACCTGTCGAATGAGGGCGGGCGTGCGGGTCAAGGCAGACCAAGCGTGGAACAGGGCGTCTTTACCAGATCCGGGCAGCCCCCAGATGTACATGCTGCGACCCTTCAACAGACTGATCAAGGCGTGTGACACATCCGCACCCAATTCCCCGTGTTCAGGAAGGATGTAGTTGGCGGGCATCGGAAGGCACACGGAGTCGGGAACGTCATGGTTAACAGTGAAATTTGCCCCCGCCAATGGTATCGTCAGACTGTCCGGCGCAGGGGGCGCTGTCCGCTTCATGTTCCTTATGGATGCCTGATATTTCTTCCAGAGCCGTTCCGACATCGTTTCGGCACCGGGGTACTTGGCAAGGTAGTCAGACACCGAGAGCCGGTGCTTTTCCACCAGATGGTCCCCGAGGTAATCCAACTCCTCGTGGCCACATTCCCGACAAGTGATCTTTTTGCTCGCCATTCGTCCTCCAGACGTCAGGGGTCATTTGCCCCGTACCTCATCTACTCCGGGGGGTCCACAGATGATCCCACGGACTTTCCAGGATCATCTTGTTGTTCCCTAGAGTAGATAAGGTGGAGGGGTTCAACCCACCCCCCAAAAAAGTTGGGTAAGCCTGGGCAAAGGAATCAAGTGCAGGACATCAAAGAAAAAGGCTTGACTTGGAGGAGTAGAATCGTGTACTCTTCGAAACATGAGGAAGGTATCCCACGGCAGAGCTTGGTTCCCGGATCCAGAAATGGATCGGATCCTTTCTCTTATGAAGGTTCAGTCCTCAGCGACACGAGCTGCTTACCAGTTCATGAGACGAACTGGGCATGTCGCTAATGAAGTCAAAAAAGCCATCAAGCCGAACTACATGGCTGACTTGAACCAACGGTATCTTGGGGACGCTTGTGGCCTCGCTGCCCAAAAGCGCAATACACCTTCGGTGATCTTCGGAGGCAAGAAAACCTGGAGAGACCTTCAAAGAGGCAAAATTTCTAAAGAGGATTGGGTACAAAAAAGGAACTCGCTCCTCTACTCCCGAGGAGACAAGTCTCATAGTGGAAATCCCAACATCCGTGTCGTAGGGGACAAGATCCTTGTCAACGATCCTTCTGAAAAGGGGAAATGGATCGAGGGTCGTTTTTGGATGCCTAAGAAGTTTGCGTTCAATCCCGACTGTTATGACGTGAGGCTTATCTACCGAAAAGGCCAAGTTGAGGTCAAGATCTCCTCAGAGTTCCCGACTCCTCGGATCGTAACGAAACCTGTCAGTCAGGGAGCCATAGGGATCGACTGTAATCCAGACGGTCTTGCAGTTGTTGAGACAAACGACCAAGGGCAGCTTGTTCATCATCACTATGAGAACGAGCAACGGATTAGGTTTGCTAGATCAAAGAAGCGAACTTACGACATCAGATTGTTAGCAGTTCAGGTAGTTCTGTTTGCTTTCTTAATAAAGAAACCTCTTGTTCTCGAAGCTCTGAAGTTCAGGGCAGGGAAGCAGAAGAACAAGAAGTTCAATCGGATGTCCCATAATTTCCTTCATCGTCAGATGCTCGATGCCATCAGGTCAAGAGCGACTAGGATGGGCGTCGAGGTAGTTGAGGTTAATCCTGCGTTCACATCCATTTTAGGTAAACTCAAATATCAGGATATGTACTCTCTGAATGTCCATACCGCTGCTGCGCTAGTGATAGCTCGGCGGGGTCAAGGGTTTTTAGAGAGTCAGCGGTTTACGGACAAGTTATTTGGTTTGGGGGGTTCTCGGGTAAAGCTGGAAGCAAGATCCCGTGAGCATACTCTTAGGCCGAAGGCTTGGTCGTGGTTGAGGGACGAGTTCCTGAAACCAAAGAATAGTCGGGCTCACAGCCCTACCTCTGGTTCCTGTAATGATGCAGGCAAAGGTGGTAACTTGGGTGAGATCCCCAAGGACGAATCGGGATCTATAACTGGTCGATCCCGTCACTCTTCGGAGTGCTTAAGGCGGTGAAAGGACGCCAGAGAAGTTAGACAAGTTTGTCCAACATCTCGAAACCAGGCGCACCTATGCAGATGCTGATTGGAGACACCAGAGAACTCATCCCGGCGCTGTCCGGGGCAAAACACCGAGCCGGGTACCGGGCGTCCGTCATCGGCATCCTGGGTAGGAACGCACCCCGTGTGTCCTCCCGTGGATCCCGGTTTTTCAACCTGGACCGTTGGACATCCCGCAAGATCATCAAAGAGATGTGCCGCTGGGCGGCGGACAATCCTGGTTGCGTTCCCACATCTGGGGATGTTGCCACCTGGGTGGCAACCGTCAACGCCACAATCGTGGAGCACAACAAGCGGGAAATCGTTATCGCCAACACCCCGGACGTGCTCCCGGTAAGGACAGCGATGGCCCTGACAGGTGGAGCCTACCACGAAGCCCTGCACTCCTTGTACAGCCTCACCCGCAACCTGACCACGAAGGAAATCGAAGAGGTCGTGCTTCCTCGCTGGGCCAAGGTCAAGGACTGGTCCCGCTACGTTATGGCCCTCCTTCAGTGGTCAAACCTGATAGAGGATGTCCGCATCGAACGTTGCGGGTGCCAGGAGTTCGACGGCATCTACATCAAAATGTGTGACCTCCAGGACTTCATCATAATGCAGGAGGCTCAGGGGGAAGACACTCTTCGGGGCCACGGGGGGAAGCCCTCTCCCCTGTCCGTTGTAGAGCGGACGTTCCGGGATGTGGGCCTGGGTTATAACACGGATATCCAACGGAATGCCATAGAGGGGTACCGCCTGACGAGTGCCGATGCCGTGAAACTGGTCCTGGAGGGACCGCTCGCTCCCTTCCTTCGGGAAGCACGGGGTCTCACAAAGGAAGACGGGCTGGGAAGCCTGCGCCTTGCGATGGACGTGCTGGCCAAGCTCGCTGAGTTGAGTGGTGACGACGAACAGGACAAACAATCGAAGAAGGGCCAGTGCGGGGACGGCGAAACCAAGTGCCCTCAGTGCGGAGCCTCCGCTGGTAAGCTGGTCGTGCGACCACAGTCGGACGGGCATGGCGGAAAGGTACCCGGAAAGGGTATCGTGACTTGCACCGTCTGTGGCCACCAGCAACTGGTGGATGTGGAAAAGAAAAAGCCCGTGGACAAGCCCCCAGCCAAGGCACTGGATCCAGCCGATCCCAAAGAGTCCCCCCGGTTCGAGGGATTCGATGAGGAGGAGGATAAAGCGGCTGGCGGTGGAGGGGCCGACGAGGGAGATGACGAGGGAGATGAACCCAATAAGGGCACTGGCAAGGGCAAAGCGGGGAAAGACGACCCTGGTACAAAGGACAAGGACGGGGACAACGCTGGGGGTGGTAAGGAAACCGATAAGGGTGACCCCTCGGGCGATGACACCCCTGGCAAAGGTACAACCGAAGGTGGGGGGGAGGATGACCCCTCTGATGACATGCCGCCCGAAGAGGGTACAACCCCGGAGGACGGAGATGCCGGTGGCGGAGAGGGTGATGCTGACCCCACAGACGGCACCCACAACGCTGACCCCAAAGATGGGGGCACCGACGCCGACGTAACTGCTCCGGGCGCTGGTGGGCACCTAGAGGGGCCAGAGGAACTAGAAGGAAATGACTGGTCAGACCTAACCCAACAAATCGCCGCCGAAGCCAACGAGGACCAGGGCCTCCTGGAGGCAGGAAGTGCCCTGGAGGCGAGCATCGGGGCTGTTCAGGCCAAGGAGGACAAGGCCGAAGCCGGTGAGAAGGTCTGGAAGCCCTATGCTCCCGAATCGGATCGGGTCAACATCGTGAAGCCCTCGGCACGGGGGAAAGCCGCTGACCTGACAGCAGCGAACAAGATACTGGAAACGGTCAAAGCTCAATCGGCCTATCTGCGGTCCAGGCTACGTACCTTGATCCAGGCGCAAGAACAGACCCGCACGGCTCATGGCCTCCCCCAGGGACGAAAACTCTCAGGACGGTTCCTGGTGGACTCCCGTGTGGCTTTGATGGGACATCAGCGTCCCACCAAGGCGTACTGCCGAAAGACGACACAACTCGACATGAGCATGGCCGCAGCCATTGTGGCAGACGAATCCGGGTCAATGTCCAATCAAAAGGTCACGGCCACCCGGATCTTTATGGCGATCACCGAACCCCTCGATGGGCTGGGTTGTCCGGTCCTGGCCCTCGGATTCAGGGACGGACGAACCAATGTCCGACAAGACGCCAAGGATACAGGTGACTACCACAGGACGGAGGGGGTCATCTACGACGTCTTTAAGGGCTGGAATGAGCGGTTCCAGAGCATCCGATGGCGCTTTGCCAACACCCGAGCTGCCGGAGGCACCCCAATGTCGGATGGCATCCAGTTCGCCCTGATGGGACTCAGCGCACGGAACGAAGCCCACCGTTTCCTGTTTGTGGTCACAGATGGTCAGCCCAACTGGGGCCACCGTGATGTTATCCGGCGGCAACTTCGTCTCGCCAAGGAGGCGGGCATTCACATCATCGGGGTGGGTATTGGCAAGGGGGCGGTCTATGTCAAGACGTTGTTCCCCGACCACGTCCACTCGAACACGGTGGGGCAGTTCCCCAAGCTCCTGATAGCCAAACTAAATGAGCTTGTGGACATCCGAATGGGACGGGGAAAGAGAGTGAAGAAATGACAAATCAGTCTGAGACAGCTCGAACTTGGATCATCGGGGTCCGGTTTGGAGTAGTTAGAGTGTAAACAACGGAGGTCCAACATGACACAGACGAAGATTGCAGTTCCCATTACCCCGGAAATCGCCCTCGCTCTTGAAGCGGGCATAAAGGACGCCCTGAAGACCGCCCTCGGAAAGGAGAACCCCCGTGACAAGGTCGACGGGGGCCAAACCCTCAAGGGGGTCTCCATCGACATGACCTTGGACATCGGCACGGTCACCATCGGCCACGACAGCGACAGGATGCCCACGGCGTCCATCCCCGTACTCGCCGCCCTGGGGCTGCTGGTGAAACGGATGGGAGCCACCCGTGAGGCAGCGCTCGATACGCTGAAGGAAGTCCTCATCGAAGCGATCTCGCTCGACAAAAAGGCAACGAAGGGCCTCCTGGCCGAAGCGGGTGTCGATGATGCCGTTGCCCAGGTCAAAGCCACTGTCATCGCCAAGCTGCCCCGCACCAAGGTGGCCAAGACTGTGACGGCGAAGGAGGCCAAGCTGACAATCACCGGGGTTTCCCAGGCGCAGTAGTGGAGACGACAATGGTTACCCAGAACCGGCATAAACCGGCAGAGGGCTCGGTAGTGAACGGAGACCATAAACTCCCGCCAACCCAAGAAGCTCCAAGTTCTTGGCGGCATTGAGGTCGGCATGTTCGGAATGCCCACAATGCACACACTTGAACTTGTCACCTCTCCGGTTTCGCCTGTCCCATTTACGGCATACTCGACAAAACTGCGAGGTTTTCCAGGGGCCTTTCCGTCTCAACCGGACCCCCTCTTCCTCACATTTCCGCTCAATGAGATCCGCCGTATAGGCATAAAGCCAATGAGACAACCGCCTATTAAACCGACGAGGAAACTTTCCCCGTGTACCACGCTTCACATGTTTCAAATCCTCGATGCACAACTCTTGGACACCAGCAAGGTCAAGAGACTTGAGGGCATGCCCAACCACCGATTTGATGTAGGTTCTTGTGTGCTTCCTGCGACGCCCAAACTGCTGGATAAGGGCATATGGTTCATCTGCGACCTGCTGACCATCGGAAAAGACAAGACCGGCCTTGTAGTTGGAATCCATCCCAAGGATCTTCCCGGTCTTGTTTTTTGGAGGTCTGGGCTTCTCCAGCAAGAGGTCTACGTAGAGATCGTCGCTTCTACGACCGAGCCGAATAGACTTACCGATCTTCCAGCCATCACCAAGCATCTTGTTGAGATGGGCTGTACTCTTCGTAGGAATGACCATTCTAGGGGCTCCAGAGCCGATCAGTTTTATAGCATAATCGAACGCCCCATCGAACTCCGAAATAGTTACAAAATGCGAGCACAGTGTAGCTGTGTGTCTACGAAGGCTAGGCTTCCTGTGCTTGTTGGCATGGGCAGATCGGACCGTTTCCTTCGCTTGCTTGGCAAGGGCTTGGGCAAGTCGGGTCGTGATCCCAAACCTGTCTCGTCCTCGATGCACTGTAGGGAGGTCTGCGAGCGTAGCCGAGAAGTCCTTTCGTTGCCAAAAAAGATCAACGAAGTACTGTGTGGTGTCGTGACACAATCGCAAAAAACCTACAAGTTCGTCCCGCTTTCCTGTGTTCAGATCGTTGATGAAGATGCGGCTGGATCGCCTCATAGTAGGGACAGAGAAGGTCTTGTGCGCTTTACGCATCTACTTTTCCAGTACCTGGATTGCCACCGACATACGAACTTGAAGTGGAGTTTCATCTCTCATACAGACACTTTCGGCCTAATTAGGCCGAAAGTCAAGGAGCTATGGTTATGCGAGTGATTTCATCCAAGAGCGTGGACTCAGATCTGGTTGTTGTCCAGTTCGAAAGAGCCACCCCGGAACCCGCACGGACCCCAACCGTTGAGGTTGTGTTCGATGTCCACTTCCCGAGTGGATTGGGAGCGACCTCGGTGGTGCTCACACACCTCTCCTCGACCCGCACCGATACCCGACAACCCGAGGAGTTGTCCAAGGAGGAGTTCCGCCTCGCCTATCAGGCAGCAGCAGAGCATCTCGCTGAGGACTGATCGAAAGGGGACACGCCCGACTAGGCGGTCTGAAGCAACTGATCCAACTGGTACAAGCCGACAGCGTCAGGATGGAAGAGGCAGCGCTCAACCGTTTGGCGTTCCTCGGAGGTCGGGTTTCGGATGAAGATCACCCGGCGGGCGGCACAGCCCCTAGCAGAAGCTGATGTCTTAATTGGAACCCAATGCATCTCACCATCAAAACCCCGAACCTCAAGCAAGGCTAATGGACTCCTCATCGTTTTCCTCCTGGTTTTCTCACGGAAAGTTCGACCCTGTTTCTAGCCCGATGTCGGATTTAAGTCAAGCTCTCTTCGGGCCAATCAAGGTGGAGCATAAAGTAATTACCTGAAAGGAGAAAGAAACGACATTATGTTTGCACAAAAAGGCATCCTGTTGTATGCTGCGTTCTGATAGGGGGATGTTAGATGACGATTCCTGAACACCTACAGAGAACGAATCCTGATGATATCATCGGAAAAAGACAGGGGAAGCTCCTTGTTCAGTCCTTTCTACGAACAGAACCATACATAAGCAGCACAGGCAAATTCTACAGGTACGATTACATCTATCGATGTCTTTGTGACTGTGGGAAAACGGTTGAGATTAAACGTGTTCGTCTTTTGAAGGACCCCTCCGTTAGATCTTGCGGTTGCCTCCAGGTCCAGAATTTGTCTAAACAGAAGAATCCTTACTGGAAAGGGTGCGGAGACATTAGCGGAACTATGTGGAGAGCCAAATGGCACAATGCAAAAATCAGAGGCTTTTCCTTTGACCTATCCATTGAACAGGCATGGACACAATTTGAGGAGCAGGAACGAAAATGTGCCTTGACCGGAACACCTCTGATCATTGCCCCAAAAACAAGTGGTGTTGGATCAGTGTCAAAAACAACGGCATCCTTGGATAGAACAAACAGCAGTCTCGGATACACCGTCGAGAACATCCAATGGGTACATCAGGACATAAACCAGATGAAGGGCACCTTCACAATGGACAGATTCTTGGAGATCTGTCGTGCTGTGACAGATCACGCCAATGGAGTTAGCAACCCCACCCCCAATTATGTGTCCGGGAACTACAAACCTAACCAAAATTGGCGGGGGTGTGGAGACATCAGTGGTTATCTTTGGGGCCAGATCAAAGGAAAAGCAGCAACCCGAAACATTTCCGTAAGTGTTTCCCATCAGGATGTGTGGGAACAGTTTTCCGGTCAAAACGGACGGTGTGCTTTGACCGGATGGGTACTAAATCCGAGAACCATCAAGGGTAGGCACAAAGAACGAACAGCATCGCTAGACCGCATTGACAACACAAAGGGATATGAGCCGGGTAACATCCAGTGGGTCCACAAAAAATTGAACCGAATGAAATACACCTTCAGAGTAAAAGACTTTGTGCTATGGTGTCAGAGGGTCACAGATTGGTCGAACCATGTTTGAGGTACCGGGATGTGGAGATGGCCCGTGAGGGAGACTCCACGTTGGTCTAGTTGCGTAGACTCCTTATATTCTGAGCATGGTAACTATGAGGGGGCACACATGAGTCTACGCAACGATATCGTCAGGTTGGCCAAAGAACACAAGCATCTGCAACCTTACCTCTTGCCCCTGTTACGGAAGACGGCAGGAGCGGGAGGGCGCTGGGCTGAGATCAAACAATATGACAGAGTGCCGTGGTTGCTCCTGACGACGACTTTCCACGACCCCATCGTAGTCGCTTCCGAACTGGAGGCTGCGCTCTTGAAGGACACCAGAGATTCTCAGAGGATCCTGCAAGGGATACGGCAGGCCGGAATCGAGGTCGACCCGAAGCCGATGCAGATACGAGGATCCTCCACCAGTGTCGAGGTGGTGGCCCAGATGAAGCTGCCCTCCCTACAGAAGGAAGAGATAGAGGATCGGGAGGCCCTGTCGAAACTGGTCAAAAAGATTTGGGGGAAAAAGCTCCAGGTTCTTCTGTTCTAGAGCAGCTTCAGGTTCCCGGTGACAGCATCTACTTGAACAGCCTCCGCAGGCCCAACAGCTAACGCAGTGTAAGTCGGGATACCATGGAACTCAGTCAGCCCGCTGTCCTGGATGAGAGCGTGAGGTAGTCCCAAATTCTGTGCCTCATCCCTCAGCCGAAGGAGTTCCTCCTCTGACGAGCACTGGAGCACGATCTTGGTGAACTGTCCGGTGACCCACGGGAGGACCGCCCCAGGCCAGTCCCATGACTCATCGGGGCCAAGTTCAAAGCGGCTGTCCCCAACCTCGTGCATGCGGTCGAAGAACACCTTCATGCTCGAATGAGCAGCTTGAGCTGCCATCTTCCCTTTCCGCATATTGAGATCGGTACGGAGCACGATCACCTGTTTGATGCTCATCCTGGTTGTCCTTTACTGGATGCCCCTTTGGAGGAAGCGGGGGGATTCGAACCCTCGGACGAGTTGCCCCGTCGCTGGCTTTCAAGGCCAGTGCCCTCAGCCACTAGGCGACGCTTCCAAGGGTGGAGGCCATAGTCGGCGCACCGACCTCCTCAGATCCGGTTTCCCTTCCCCCAGCAAAGGGAGTGTAGCCGACCCGGACACCCTGATCATACCACAAGTTATGGGTTATGTGAGAACGGAAGTTGCTCCTCCAGCTTTCTCACCCGGAGCTTGAGGTCTTTGTTCTCCTCCAGGAGGCGAGCAACGTCCTTGTTCGTTTGGCCTATTTGTAGGATCACGGACTTCTCTACCCCTGCCACTGCGGTTTTGACCACAGCCACGATCCGGGCGATCCGTTCCGACATTTTGTCGATCTCCCGTTCCAACTTGGTGTCGACGGCCCTCCGGGATATGCCTATGTTCGTGAGGACCATCGTGGAGTTCTGGGCCGCCACGATCTCCAATTCTTTGGCGACCTTGGTGTCAACCTCATCCATGGCCTCTTCAATGCACTCCTCCATGTAAGAGCGGACGGACAGGTCGACCTGGCTCTGGTCCACGGTCTTGTTAGGACCAAACCCGGCGTACTGACCACCCACACCCAGCAAGGCAAGGACAGCCGCTACGAGTGCGGCGATGTTCTTCACAGACTTGGTCGGGATGTTGATGGAGTCACAGGACTCAGGTTCGTTCTTGTTCAGCGCCATCAGTCACCCCCCAGAGCATCAACCTGCTCGTCCATGTACAGATCCAGGTCGTCGGGTTGTTCGCCCCACTCATCCAACTGAGGGTCGAAATCATCCAGATCATCAAGAGCGTCCAGATCATCAAGGGCCATCTGGACCTGTTGGAATTGCTCCTGGATGTTCTGGATGTCGGGGTCCGGCGGATCCCCTGGTTCCGGGGGCGGCGCACAAGGGATGACGATGACCACGGACACGGGAAGGGGTTCCTTTTGCGCCGCTGCTGGAGAACACACAAAGGAGAAACACAGCACTAAGAGAACAAGTCGTACCATAGGACACCCCCTACTCGGGGAAGACCTATAATGAGACTATGGCGGAGAGAGGGGGATTCGAACCCCCGGTGGATTTGCACCCACACTGCCTTTCGAGAGCAGCACCTTCAACCACTCGGACACCTCTCCGTATCAATACGCTGCCTATAACCACTCCTTTGTGCCTATCAGTTGGAGGTTTCCAGATGAGTACACTGAGAGCAAAGGTGGTTCGGTTGGCAAAGGCACACCCCGAGCTTCAGGAGCACCTTGTGCCCCTGCTGAAGAGGACCGCCAAAGGGATTGGCACTCGTTATGCTGTTCTCCGTAACCAGGGTGATACCATCCTGACTCTCGGGGAGTTGTTGTCTCACCGAGAGTCAGCCGATACCGTGAAAAAAGCAATCCTCCAAATAACCCGTGACGCTCCGGGGGTAGAACAAGAACTGCTGTCCGCTGAGGTAGGCGAGCGTAACACCAAGCGCTACCCCGTAATGGTGGAGGACGGCCTCGGGGTGACTGTAGCCATCGTCTTTCCGGCGGGTGTCACTGAGATGGATGTTGACATCATCAAAGACATCGTCAAAGCCGAGTGGGGCTGCCGCCTCGCCGTCAAGGGCCGTTTCTAGAGGGACTGACCTTCTTCCAGCCCACGTCCCCTCGAACCAGAACGTTCCTCCCATCCTCGTAATCCATGTAGGCAACACAACGGTCCTTGAAGTCCCTCACGAGGAACCTGTGGACGATGCGGCCATCTGCAGCCCACACAGAGAACCCGGCTTCCTTCGTCATGGACTCCGCACAGCCCTTGGCATTGCGGCTGTGAAGGATCGCCTGGAACGGGGCGATGAGGCCGTCGATCAAACCGGGGGTTTGCATCAGGTACGATGCGGCCTCATCGAAGGAGTCGAAGTTGGCACGGAACCTCCGGTTCCCATACTGATAGGCCCAAGCTTCAGTCTCGGGAACAGTCGGGACCGTCATCATGTGTGTGCCCCACCAGTCCTCGTTTTCCACACGAATACCGCTCATGCCACACCTCCGCAAATAGTCTCACTGAGATCTACTCCGAAGGAGGGCAACGTAGTGTCCCTGTCGGGATTTGAACCCGAGTTACTGGCATGAGAAACCAGTGTCCTAGACCTGGCTGGACGACAGGGACATAGAGCCGGAGGAGGGAGTCGAACCCTCGACTTGTTGCTTACCATGCAACTACTCTACCACTGAGTTACTCCGGCTGATTTAATCGAATCAAAACTAAGGGAGAAGAGAGCTTAGTTGCAGGGCTTGGCATCCTGGCAACTGGGGCAGGACTCTGCGGTACACTCCGGGGGGCAGAACTCTACGGTGTACCCGTGCGCCCCGAAGGTGTCCTGACAGCCTCCCTGTGGGCTTCTTCCGTCAGGGCACCCTCCCTGGTTAAGGGATCAGTGTAAACGCCCCAGAGCCCCGCCAGGGATTTGAACCCTACTCCCCGGTGTACAAGGCCGGTACATCGCCACAATGCTTGCGGGGCGGATCAAAAGTGTCCCTGACGGGATTTGAACCCGTGATACCGGCTTGAAAGGCCAGCGTGCTAACCGCTGCACTACAGGGACGTAACTAGAGACCGAGGATAGAGCGCCAGAAATCGTTGCTGACGACATCCCGGACATCCAGGCAATCTTCGGGGTTGGCTTCCGCCCTCGCCTTGGCGTCGGCCACCTGTTCCTCGGTGAACAGGAGGAAGCCCCCGTCTGCCAGTTTGAGCCGCAGGAACTCAGGATCGGCCCCAAACTTCCGATCCTTGTTCCGTACCAGTTCCAATGTCATAGGCCACCTCTCAGTTTAAGATTAAGAACCATTAGAGCCCGAGAGGGGATTCGAACCTCTACCTGCGGAGTACGAGACCACAATGCTACCTTTACACTACTCGGGCCGTGTTAGAAAGATTCTTTTCGGTCTGGTTCCGTTCCCACGATTTCTACCTGCAAACGTAGGTAGCTGCATGTTACAGTTACCACAAACCAGACGTAAGTTTTTTGGACGGGTGTTTAAAAAGTCACCATCAACGTGATCCAACACGAGGGGGATAGGTTCTCCCAGCCACTTTTGGAGACCACAAACAGAACACTTAACTCCATCTCGTTCCTGAACCCATCTACGCACAAACCGACACACACTGTGACCGTATGCTTTGATGCCTGTGATCTCTTCAGCCAACCAGGAGGACACATCACGCTGATACCTGAAATCGGTCTGGCACTGTCTATTGCAGAATTTCCGCCGTACAGGTTTGCCGCACGAGAGGCAAAAATGGGCCTTCCCATGACGACGTACCCCCTTGTTGTGAAAGGAAGCCCTACAAGAATGGTTGCAAAACAAGTTTGCCCGTTTTTCATATGGTATCCGTTTACCACATTGGGGACAGTACTTGTTTTCGGTTTCCCATTTTTGTTTTGCCCTGCGTGTGTCCTCGTTCCGGTGAGCTTGCATAGTGGATTTCGTTTTTTGGTACCCTAGTCGACCAGCTTCAGAACGAGTCATACCCATAATTTTGCCCTCCGTGCCTAGTGTACGGCGAGCACCCTGCAAATGCAAATGGGTGTGGGGTTCATTAGGTGATCCCGGCAAAGATCGAAGGGGTTACTCTGCCAACTGAGCTAACGGGGCGTAGTGCCCTTTCAGCCAATTCGGCCCATCGGGTAACCAACGTCGTTCCGTCATCGAACTCTACCGTGAAACCAGCACCGGATCCCTCCGTGATGGTCCCCTCCTTGTCGTCCAGAGCAACCCTAGCTCCCACATGGGCTTTGGGGTCAAAGGCGATCTCTACATCGATGAACATCAGCTACTATCCGTCTTCGTGCCGTTCAGGACTGCGGCAACAGCCTCCAGGGACTCGACCCAGATGCCCCCGTTCCTGGCGACCAGCTTGCCGACTTCCTTCAGCGAGTACAACTGCTTCCTCGTGAAGGTCTCGTCACCGTCCTCAGGGAGGAAGCAGAAGATCGTCTTTTCCGGGCGCTTGTTGGAATCGTCTGCCACCTCAGCGATGGAGTAGAACCCCTGCATCTTCGGCGTGATGACGTAGAGGCAAAAGGCGCAGGTCTCACGTTCCTCCAACTCCCGGAGCCGAGCCGCCTCGTCCCAATGGGGATTCACCGGGTTGAAGTAGGGGATCATTAACTGCGGGATCAGTTTCTCCCGCCACGATGTGCCCTTGGCACAGGTGCCACCCAGGAACACTCTCGGATTTGACATGTTGACCCCTACAGCGCAAAAAAGCCAATGAAATCAGGTACTTAGTGGAGGCGTTCGGAATTGAACCGAAGTCCTGAGAAGGGTCACTCGCTACATCTACACATGCGTTGGCCGGAGTGTTTGGGGTCACCCCCTCTCGCCAGTCAGGACATCACCCTTGCCAGAAGTGTCCATTAGGCATCCCACGTTTGTCTTGTCTCCCTCAGCCCTGTGGGTCAGGTCTTCAGGCAGCAGATCGAATAATCGGCGGAAGGGTCCGGGTCACAATCTTTCCAGGTCTTCCGGGCTGGGGTTTTTACGCAGCCATTGCAACAGGAGTGTTGGCAATTAAAAGTCGCCCCATTTGATCACAGCGGTTTGAGACATCCGCTGGCACGCAGTAACGGCTTCCAACTTCCCAGTCGAAACCAGTGCGCCCCCAAAAGTCAAAGAACACTCTGAAGCACCGAACGGGAATATCGACTGACTTCCTCACCGTTCCTTAAAACCTGCTAATGTAACAGGCATCAAGTTTGAAGCTGTGCCGATCCTTGGTAACCCAAGTGCCTCGGTAGTAAGCCTCCGGCCCAACGGTAAAGGCTCGGATGACGGTTGCTCTTGCCGTCCGAATCCCAAGGAACTGGTCCGTCGAAGACGGAATCGCTCTCTCAGCACTCGTTTTACGCCTCGTGGGTGATCGTTAGTACCAATGTGTTCACCCCCAGAACATCCGG